CGCGAGAGCACCCGGAGCGCAAGGCAACGGGCCCACGTGCACCGCTGGAATCCTGGCGGCCGCGCACCAGACCCTCTGCCTTATACAGACCCCTAGTTTCGTGCCTCGCCTACCGGCGCGGGGCGGGCTTGCGCCCGCCCCAGTGCGGTAAGCTCGCCACGTCGAGGGAACACAATTGGTGACGACTATGACGACCTGGAACAAGGCCGACTGGGAGATGAAGTTCGTCGCCGAGCTCGAGCGGCTCCGCCCCCACCTGGCCAACACCCGCGTCTCGTTTCGCTATGCCAACGGCGCCTGGCACCGCCAGGGCGTGAAGGGGGTCGAGCCGGCGATCGCCGCGCGCAACCTGAACACCGAGCTGTGCGCCGCCGACGCGAAGATCAAGCGACCGGGGAGCTGACCGCCAGAAACGACGAAGCCCGCTTGCGCGGGCTCCGAAGGGCCGCCCCACACCACTGGGGCACTGTCTAAGTGGTCCGGGGACCACCGTCAGGGACTCGAACCCTGTCCTTCCATCGATCTCGGCCAACGAGCGGGAGTCGCACCCGCCTGATCTTTACGCGCCCTCCCTGAGCGCGGTGATCATAGTTCCTTCAGGTGCTCGAGCTGCCGCGGGTCTGCCACGATGAACTCGGGCTTCGACGGCACGTCTGCCATGCGGACGAGCGCTTCCAACAAGCCCTCGATCGTCAGGGGAGGGGTGTGGCGACGCCGGCGCATCTTCGCGTAGAACGCGGCCCGCCGGGCACGCTTGCCCTTCGGGCCGCGGGTGTGCCAGCGGACTGAATTCGTCCAGGTGATCACGTCTCGCGGCTCGGTCACCAGGAAGTCGTCGGCATTGAAGGGCGCGTAGGGCGGGATGGACTTCGAAAAGAGCTCTACGGCCGCATCCGTGAAGCCGATGGCACCATTCACCTTCCAATCACCCGGGGCGAGGGTGATCGTCGACCCGTTGGCCAGCTTGACGATCTCGTCGTCGGGCGTGACCAGCACGCGCGGGTCCCAGGTCGACTCGGTAGCCGGCCGCACCAGGCCGTCCATGACGCTGTCGCAGCGGTTGATCAGCGAGTCCATATGGGGTGCACCTTGGCGAGCAAGCAGGTCAGAAACCACCACCCCAAGAGACCGCACGCGGTGCCCCACGCCGTGCCGATCACCGAAGAGAGTAGAAGGGGGAAGACGAACCATCCAATCGCGACCGAAGCCCACCAGCCAATGACCAGCACGACCCAAAGTGGCGCGAAAAACAGGTCGAGGAAGTCGGATATGGCCGCGAAGGACTTGTCGTCCAGCCAGGCGATCATGTCGTCGTCGCGGTAGTAGTTCTCTTCACTCACCAGGACCCCCAGTTGTTGTTGGCCGTGCGCTCCGCATCGGCGATGACCTCCTCGAGGTCGGCCTGCGCCTTGGCGATCGCCGCCTGGCGCTCCTCCTCGATCTGCTCGCTGTCGTCGATGCCCATCACGGCCCGGGTGAGCTTGTCGATGTTCAGCGTGGTGCCCGCCAGCACGTCTTCGAGGGTCGTGAGGGTGTCCATCGAGCGCACGAGTGCGTCGTGGTGCACGTCGCCCCAGCCGCGCACCAGGTCGCGCACCCGACCAACGTATGCGCCTTGCGACTCGGTGCGCCGCTTCTCGAACTGGCTGCCAGCCAGCAAGGCGCTGGTCAAGACCTCTTCCTGCTGGGTGTGGTTCAGCCTATCGAAGTTGACGGCACGCTCTCCGCCGGTGAGTAGCCAGCCGGTGCGCGTCTTGATCAGGTCAAGCGATCGCTGGACCGTCGATACCGCGACTGGAAGCGTGAATGTGCCCATCATCTCCCTCTCAAAGTCTCTTTTGGTGAGGGACTTCAGCCCGTCCCATACCTTGGGATCGATATTGGCAATTTCGTCCAGCCAGACCTTGCTGGGTTCGAACTTAGGTTCGGCCTTCGGTGCGGGCGCGCTCCCATGCGTGCGCACGTAGTCGTGCCACGAGGCGGCGAACGTCGACTTGCCAAACCTCCTCGCCGCGACCACCGCCGGCGCCCCTGCTCCGGAGCACATCGTGGAAGTCAACGCCCGACGCATCTCCTCGAGCCGATCGAGCGCTTGCCTTTCATCCGCTGAGATCTTCAGCGGGATGGTAGCCATGAGGGTGCGCCCTTATACATGGGCGCATTATAGTAAAGCGGTCAGTGCTGACTGACCTTTCGACCTAGTCGCGTTCGACGTGAAAGCCGATGGGCGAGCCCGGCGGGTCTTCGTCGTCATCGTTTCCGAACCGGCCGACCATGTGCTGCAGGGTGGCCAGCGCCAGCACGAACACGACGACGTTGCCGCTCACGAAGGTGATGGCAGCCGCTATCAGCAGGACCAGGACGTTGAAGATCAGCGAGTAGTGGATCGGTTGCACGGGTGCCATCCTGGAAAGTCAGTGATGGCTGATTGTCCGGCTACGCAGCGAGCCGCGTCAAACCCAGGCCGGCATAGTCGAAGTCGTTCACGATGCCCTCGACGAAGCCCGGCGTCGCCCGGATGATGGCCTGACGCTCGCGGGCGTGCGTCACCAGGTGCGTGTTGAAGTCGTCGTCGACGTCCACGATGAACGCGACGTTGGGCAGGCCGTTCTTCTTCTCGCGCAGCCCGCGGCCGATGCGCTGGCGCAGCCCCGTCTCGTCCTTCCCGCCGCCGGCGATCGCGATCATCCCGACGGCCGGGCAGTCGACGCCGACGTCCATGATGGTGGAGCCGATCAGCACGTCCAGCTCACCGGTGCCGAGCCGGGCGATCTCGCGGTCGCGCTCCTTCTGGTTGCTCTCGCCCCAGACGAACGCGGCCCGGACACCCACGCGCGTGAGCATGTCCCTCAGGATCTTCCCGTGGTCCTTCTGCTTCACCAGGGCCATGCCCGTCAGGCCGTAGCGCACCGCGCGTGCCAGCTCGGCGACGAGCAGCTTGTTCCGATACTCGTTCTCGACGATGCCGTAGCGGTAGGCGCCCTGCCAGGGCGTGGAGCGGTAGAGCCGCTTCGGGCGGTGCTGCTCGGGCACCTTCAAGAACTTGAAGTAGGGCCGCGCCAGGATGCCGCTGTCGATCAGCTGCTTTTCGGTGACGCGAATGCCGATCGGGCCGCCGCAGGCCATCAACCGCATGTTCGCTTCGGCATCGTCCTTCATGAAGGACGTCGCGGTCAGCGCCAGGCGGTAGGCGGCGTTCTTGCACGCATCCATCACCTCGAAGTAGCTGTCGCCGCTGGCCTCGTGCGCCTCTTCTGCGACGACGAACTCGAACATCTCGAGAACCTGGCGGGTCTTGGCGGCCGTCTCGGGATCGCGCAGCCGAGCGGCCAGCGTCTGCACCATGCCGACGCTGAATTGGGTAATGCGACGGCGCTTTTCGCCGTCCAGGGTGTATTCGATTCCCCATTCGCCGTCACCGAGCACCGCGACCGGGGCGCCCGTCAGCGCTTCCATCGCGCGGTGCATCTGATACATCAGAATGCCCCGCGTCGTCAGGAAGAGCGTGCGCCGGCCGATGCGGGTGTAGGCGAGCCGGGCGATGCGGCTCTTGCCGCCGCCGGTCGCGATCTGCGCGGTGATCTGCCCGTGGCGCACCAGCTGATCGACGGTGCGCATATGGAAGGCATAGCGCTCCGTCTCGGGGAAGTCGTCGACCTTGGGGCGCTCCGGGCCCAGCGGGGGCGGTAGGGGCTTTTTCACCAGCTGGATCTCGTAGCCCGCAGCGCGCAGCCCCTTGGTGACGTGCTGGACGAAGCCCGCGTGAAAGCGCGCGCTGTCGTAGTCGAAGAAGCTCGCGCGGCCATCCCAGCCCGACCCCGACGCCGAGTAGCCCGGCATGTGCTCGGCGCCCTCGACGCGGTAGCTCAGCAGGCGGTGTGCCTCGAGCAGCGCCGGCTTGTCGGCATCAAAGATTCGCGCGGTTGTCGCGTTCGCCGCTATTCGGAGGATCTTGGCCATTCGGTGTGCAAATTTGCCTTATGGATGGTTCGTCGGATACAGTCAGCCCTGACTTATTATCGCCTTACACGTAGCCCGATGACAACCCTTCGCGTGGTCGACATGCCCCCGGGCAGCTTGAGCCCCAACCCTTGGAACAGCAACGTGCTGTCGCCCGAGGCGGAAATCAAGCTCGAGAACAGCATCAAGAAGTTCGGCATCTATCGCCCGATCACGTGTCGTGAGCTGGCGGACGGCACGCTGCAGATCCTCGGTGGCGAGCACACCGCGCAGGCCGCGGTGCGTCTCGGAATTGAACTGGTGCCGGTCGCCAACCTCGGGCGCGTGCCCGACAAGAAGGCCAAGGCGCTCGGGCTGGCCGACAACGGCCGCTACGGCGAAGAAGACGTGCTCCGCCTGTCGGAGATCTTGAAGGACCTGGCGGGCGAGGACCTCGCCTCGTTCCTGCCCATGACCGACGAAGACGTCGCGTCGATGTTCGCAATCAGCAATATAGGTCTCGACGACCTCGACTTGCCCGCGGACGACGAAAGATCCGAGGATCTGCCTGACCTCTCGCGTGGCGCGCCCGAGACGCACACCCTGATGCGCTTCAAGGTGCCGCTCGAGTCGGCCGCCGCCATCAAGCGCGTCATCGACCACTTCATGAAGCGGTCGGGCTACGACCGCGACAAGGACGCGCTGGCCGGCGCCGGCATGGCGCTCGCCGACCTCTGCACCCAGATGGAGGCCGGCAAGTGAGCTTCAGCCTCTACGACGAAGGCGACGACTGGAAGTTCGGCTGCTGCAGCGTCTGCAACTACCGCGGCGCGGTGGACTGCGACCGCTGCGAGGACGCCGACTGCTTCGAGCTCGATCCGGAGGTCCTCGAGAACATGGACCCGGACCAGCAGCGCCAGATCAAGCGCCACATCCCGATTCGCGCCCTGGAGCCCGCATGAGCGACTTCACGCATGAATCGGTGCACCCCGATGCGTTCAAGCGCCTGGTCGGCGCGACCGTGACGGGGCTGGGTGCGCGCATCACCGAAGACAACCACGTCGAGATCCTGCTGATGACCGACCGCGGCAGGTGGCTCATCGCTGCCGACGAATCGGGCGAGCCCGACATCTACGAAATCACGGAGCACAAGCCCGAATGAAGCCGCTGAAGATCGAACTCTGGGACCCGAAGGACCTGATCCCCTACGAGCACAACTCGAAGAAGCACCCCGACGAGCAGATCGCCAAGATCGCCGAGTCGACGCAGAAGTTCGGCTGGGACCAGCCGATCGTCGTCGACAAGCACGGGGTCATCATCAAGGGCCACGGCCGGCGCCTGGCCGCGCTGAAGCTGGGCCTGGCCAAGGTGCCCGTGCTGATCCGTGCGGACCTCACGCCCGACCAGGTGAAGGCCGCGCGCCTGGCCGACAACCGTGCCGCGCTCTCCGACATCGACGCGAACATGCTGCGCATCGAGATGGCCGAGATCACGGGCATCGACGAGCTGCTGGGCGGCATCTTCGACGACAAGGAACTCGACTTCCTGACGGCCGACCTGGGCGAGATGAACTCCGGCGCGTTCGTCACCGACATGGACCTCGTGGTCTCCGAGCAGAAGGCAGACCTCGACGGCCGAATCGCCGAAGCAACCCAGAAGCGCGTCCCGGTGGCCAAGGCCATGGGCGTGAAGGACGTGCCGGCCACTGCCAGCCTGGCGCTTGCCGCCTTCATGGTGCGCATCGAAGCCGAGACCGGCCTGAAGGGCGGCGACGCGCTCGCGAAGTGGGCCGAGAAGGAAATCGCATGAGCGATTTGGCAGGTCCGGAGGCGCCCGTCAGTGCTGACTTTCGCGGTCTGCCGCGGCGCATCCACATCGGGCACTTCACGTTCCGGATCTACCTCCGGGACGAGACGGGCAACGCAATCCTGGCCGATGCCTGGGGCAACTGCGACTGCCAGAAGGCCGTCATCGACATCCACAAGGAAACGCCGGCCTGGCTGGCTGCCAACACGGTCCAGCACGAGATCACGCACGCGATCAACTTCGTCTACGGCATCACTGACGAGACGACCGAAGAGCAGTTCACCACGCAGCACACGAACGGCCTGATCGAAGTCCTGCTGAAGAACCCGCGCTACGCGACCTGGCTGGCCCGCCAGCTGCGCGCAATGCGAAAGGAAGCCTCCCATGACTGACCTCCTGCTCAAGGCCCGTCTCGGGCTCGCGCTGCTCATGCCCAAGTGGCTGATCCGCCTGTGCCTGATCAAGGCCATCGCGATCGCCTCGACCGGCCGCTGGAAGGGCGAGCTCACCGACATCCTCCAACCCCTCACTGCCGACGAGCTGCTCGCTCGCGTCATCGCATCATGAACCATCGAATCACCTCTAGCCCCTATTGGAACAACGAGACCGACACTCTCGTGTTGCCTTCGGCCGCGCAGGACCCAACGAAGCTGAAGCACCCCCTCCCTGACACGATCGGAGGCAGTATCGCGGCGATCCACACAGCACTGGCCACCTACGATGCCTCGAAGCTGAAGCACCCGGAGCGCTCGCGGACCTACATCTATGCCGATGGCACGACGTTCCGCGTCGACAACGTCACGCACGTCAAGGTCAGTGCCGGCGGTAACCACCGCCTGAAGACTGCTGGCGGCCACCTGCACATCGTCGTGCCTGGCTGGCGCGCGATCACGATCGACGCGGACGACTGGTCGTTCTGATGACCACCTACACCATCAGCAAGCGGTTCAAGACCCGCGTGCAGCGCTCCGACCGCGTGCTCGAGATCGCCGAGGCCTTCGGGATCGGGCTCGAGGACAAGGAATTCGTCGTCTTCGACGACCTGAAGCTCGAAGTCGAGAAGGGCGATGTCGTCTACATCACCGGCCAGTCGGGCGGGGGCAAGTCCGTGCTGCTGCGCGAGCTTTCCTCGCAGATGGCCGCTGAGGGCAAGTCGGTCGTGAACCTGGATCATGTCGAACTGCTCGACAAGCCGCTCATCGACCAGATCGGCACCGACACGAACGACGCGATCCGCATCCTGTCGATCGCCGGCATCAACGACGCCTACCTCTACGTGCGCCGGCCGAGCGAGCTGTCGGACGGCCAGCGCTACCGCTTCCGCCTGGCCAAGGCCATCGAGACCAAGGCCGACGTCTGGGTCGCCGACGAGTTCCTGGCCGTGCTGGACCGCACCGCGGCGCGCGTCATCGCCTTCAGCCTGCAGAAGACGGCACGGCGCGCCGGCGCGACTGTGATCGTCGCTACCACCCACACCGACATGGTAGACGACCTGGCGCCCACCATCTACATCGAGAAGCGCTTCCGCGAGAAGGTGCGCATCGAAGCGGGCGGCGAGCTGCGGAAGCTCCTGGACGCGGGCCCCGTGACGCGCGACCAGGCTTACAGCCTGATCCTGGCGAGCGTCTGATGATGAAAGCCTTCTTCATTGCCGCGGTGCTGGCCCTTGCCGGTTGTGCCGTCGAGCCCACGCGGCCGAACGGCATGCCGGCGCACCACGTCGACCCGCGCTACCTGGTCGGCTGCAAGGACCAAAAGATCACCGTGCTGATCGATGCCGATATGGCCGGCCGGCTCGAGCTTGCCATCGACCCTGACTTCTGCAGCGAGAAGGACATCTGATGATGAAGGTCTACCTCGCGGCCTGTCTGGTCATCCTACTGCTGGTGGTCTTCCTGGCCACTCTCGATGTCCCGCCGCTGCCCGCCGGCCCGACCGAGCAGGTGCCGGCTATCTCCATGCCCGAGATCGAGCAGCACCTGCGCCGGCGCGTCAACTGCGGCCCCGATATCGGCTCCCTCTTCAACGCAGACCTCTGCATTCAACAAGGACACCTCCGATGACTGTCGTCGCGTGGGATGGCAAGACCCTGGCGGCCGATCGCCAGCTGACGTGCGGCACGCGCCGCCAGACGACCCTGAAGGTCTTCAAGCTACCTGGGGCTGCCCTGATCGGCTGCAGCGGCTCTGGGCCGCTGATTGCGCTCTTCATGGCATGGTTCAACAACGGGGCTCTGCTCGACCAGTGGCCGAGCCAGCTGAAGGACGACGATGGTGGGTTTGCAGCCGTCGTGATCAAGCCGAACGACCCCGTCGTCTACACCTACTTCAACACGCCCGTTCCGAGCCAGTGCCGGGATCGCTACTACGTCATCGGCAGCGGTTCGGACTTCGCCTATGCGGCGATGCTGATGGGCAAGACGGCGGCCGAAGCGGTGGCGTTCACCAACGAGATCGACGTCTACTGCGGCGGCGGCGTGGACACGGTGAGCTTCGAGGACGAGGTGCCGGCATGACCTACGACGAGATCGTCGCGGCGTCGAAGGCCGAACCCCAGCTGATCCTCTTCTACGGCCAGGACTGCGCGCCCTGCGACCAGCTGAAGGCCTCGATGGCGGTGCTGCGCGTCGAGCGCCACATGGACGTGCACGAGCTGGCCGTTGCCGACCACCTGGCGGAGGCCCGCGCGCTCGGCCTGCGCTCGGTTCCCACGCTCGTGCTGCACGACGCCGGCGTGACCCGCCAGTCGAGCGGCGCAAAGTCCGTCTGGGAACTCGACGCGCTGCTGAAGAGCTGGGGCGTCTGATGGACTACGACCGCATCCAGGCCAGCATGCTTGCCATGATCGAAGAGGCAGAGCGACGCGAACCGCCTCTGGCGAAAAGCGCACTGCCGGGCCACATCTTCGCGCTCACCTTTCAAACGGTCGCGATCAACCCTGGCCGGCGCACCGGCAAGACCGAGTTCATTCAGCGCTGCCTGCAGAGCGATGCGAATGCGATCGCGGTCGTGCCGCTCTCGAGCTGGCGCTCGCAGGTCTATCGCTATCGTCGCAACGTCTTCACGCCCAACGAGCTGTCGAATCTGCGCGGCCGCAGGCTGAGCCGGGTGTTCATCGACGAGCCGAGCGCGGTGTTCAAGGCAATGTCCTGGCACAAGGTCCATGACGCGCTCTGGACGACCCGTCCGAGCCTCTACGTGCTCCTGGGGGAATGATGAACGAAGACCTCGTCATCGAGCGCCGCCAGGTGCCCAAGAACCACACGCTGAGCCTGCTGCAGGACATCCGCGTGGAGTGGGGCACCAAGGCCGACTGGGGCGCGCTGTGCGAGCTGCACTACAAGGGCCACACCCTGGCGGCTGGATCGCGCTTCATGCGCTGCGTGCTCGACACGGGCACCGGCGCGCCGCAGCTGATCGGCGTGATGGTCTTCGCCAACCCGCAGATCCTCGACAGCGGGCGCAACGAGGTCTTCCCGCGCCTGAAGCCCAACGTCAATGGCCGGGACAACCGCACGATCAACCAGTCGCGCGTGGCATGGATCAACAAGAACATGACCTGGAACAACCGCACGGTGCTCGACACCATGTATCGGTCGGCCGGGATCGCGTATCGCTTCAAGAATCTGGCTTACCGCCTCTACTGCTGCCGGCACAAGCTGCGCTATGTCGAGAGTCGCAGCTCGATGGGCCGCTTCAACCCCTTCAGTTCGCGCTCGGGCATGCGGTTCATCAAGCCCAAGGCCGCCAATGCGCTGGGCAAGGGCGTGCAATTCATGACCGCGAACTTCAAATCCGCGCCCTACGACGTGGTTGCGATCCGCGACGAGATCGAATCGACGCCACCCGAGCAGCAAGCGCTGCTGGTGCAGCGGCTTCGCGAGTTCTACTGGAAGAACTCGAGCATGGAGAAGAGCGGCGACAAGATGGACCTGGGCATGAGCCGGGTCAACGAGCTGCCGCTCGACTACATCCTCAAGCAGACCATGCAGCTGGTCTTCTCCGCGACGATCTACTGGATCTGGGAGAACCCCGACCGCGGCCGCACGCTGCCCGAGACGCTGCCAATCCTGGCCTTCGATCGCCAGGGCCTCTACGAACCCCTGAACCTGGAGGGTCTGGCATGCGCCGACTGACCGCCAACCAGGTCGAGCTGCTGAGCTTCGTGCGCGCGCCCGCGCCGGCCACGGCCGCCGACCACGGGCACATCGACTTCGACCAGATGCTGGACGCCATGTCCTGGCAGCCGTCGAAGCAGGCCGCCCACTTCTCGATCCGGGCGCTGCAGAAGCGCGGGCTGCTGGAAAAGCTCCCAGGCCTGCAGCTTCGACGTGGACGTCACCGGGTCTGCTTCCGGGTCACCGAGGCCGGCCTGAAGGCTCTGAACGGTTCCGTTCCGGAGCCCTCCGAACCGTCTCTGGTGGACCAAAGTCAGCCGGAACTTCCCGACCCGGGTGTCTCCCTGGAGGTGTTCGAAGACTGAAAAACACCCGCTTTTGGGGCTTTTTCTCGTCCCGGGGCTTCCTCTCGCTAACTCGTTGATTTCATTGAGAAAAACACGAAGTTAATGAAAAGTGGGTTTTCACAGTATTAAGACACTTTTAAAGACTAAGAACTAACAACCAATTAAGGCAAGTTAGTGATCACTAACATCGTTCGCAATCGTAAGTCAGCGCTGATTGACGATCTGGCAGTCCGGATCGACAATCGAGCCTGCTCTGCACCGATCTCCTCCGACCGGCCGCACCCGTTCGCGGGGCGGCCACTTTTTTGTCTGGAGGCCGCATGAGCGAGACCACCGACAAGAAGCCCGCGTCGAAGTCCCGGGTCGGCCAGAAGGGCTACGGCGGTCGCAAGAAAGGCTCCCGCTCCCTGACCCCGGCAGAGAAGGCCGCAGCAGCCGCTGCATGGCGCGCCGGCGAGGTCACCCTGGCCCAGCTCTCGGAGAAATACAAAAAGCGCCCTGAGACCTTCTCGCGGCTCTTCGGGAAGATGGGCATCAAGAAGGGCGAGGCTGCCGAAGAGGTCGGTCGCAAGGTGACCGCCCAGATCGAAGCGCGCGCAGTCACGGACGTCGAGCAAACGCTGCAGCAGATAGCCGAGACGAAGAAGACGTTCGTGGGCATGCACAACGCCCTGGCGCGTCTCGCGTTCACCGAGATCAAGAAGGCGGTCGAGGCCAAGGTGCCCCTGTCGCAGCTGCGCTTGGCCATGCAGACGCTCCAATCGGCCAGCGCGGTCATCAGCAAGTCCCGGGAGGAGATCTACACCCTCCTGCAGATCGAGAAGCACGACGACAACCTTGGCGATGACGACCTGCCGGAGCTGCTCGTGCGCGAGCTGACCGCCGGCGAGGTGAAGCAGCTGGCAGAGCAGGACGACGAAGAGAAGGCCCTCACCGACGAGCTCAATGCCGATGGCATGAACCTGGACGAGGCGCCGGAGTGAAGGTTCGGCCCCCAGAGGAGCTGGTCGGCACCGAGCTGGCCAGTTCGATCGCCGCTGCCACGGACGAGATCCGGGAGCAGTTTCGCGCGCCGAAGAACACGCTCTTCCTGCACCAGAAGCAGATGGAGGTCTACCAGACCCCGAAGCGCTTCCGGGTGGTGTGCGCCGGCCGCCGGTGGGGGAAGACGCAGCTCGCGAAGGTTTCGATCATCCGCTTCGCCCGGGTGAAGAAGCGGCTGATCTGGTATGTGGCGCCGAGCTACCGCATGGCGCGCCAGATCATGTGGCCGGAGCTGCTCGAGGCGATCCCCAAGCGCTGGATCTACAAGGTCAACGAGACCATGTTGACGATCCGGCTGATCAACGGCACGCGGATCGAGCTCAAGGGCGCCGACAACCCCGACGCGCTGCGCGGGGTGGGCATCCACTTCCTGGTGATGGACGAGGTCCAGGACATCCACCCCGAGGCCTGGACGAAGGTGCTGCGCCCGACGCTGGCATCGACCGGCGGCCACGCGCTCTTCATTGGCTCGCCGAAGTCCTACAACTTCCTCTACGACCTCTACCAGCTCGGCCAGCGCGACGACATGCCGGCGTGGGAGTCGTGGCAGTTTCCGACCATCACCTCGCCCTTCATCCCGAAGCACGAGATCGACGCCGCGCGCGGCGACATGGACGAGAAGAGCTTCCGGCAGGAGTTCGAGGCCTCGTTCGAGTCGATGTCCGGGCGCGTCTACTATCCCTTCGACCGGCACATCCACGCGGCCAAGCCGCGGCCGTTCAACCCGAACCTGCCGCTGCTCATCGGGCAAGACTTCAACATCGACCCGATGTCGGCCTGCGTCTTCCAGAGACAGGACAACGGCGAGATCTGGGCGGTCGACGAGATCAGCCTGCCGGCGTCGAACACCGACGAGATGTGCGACGAGCTGGAGCGCCGCTACTGGCGCTTCATCGACCGCATCACGAACTACCCCGACCCGGCCGGCGCGACGCGCGGGCACCAGCGGGGCGAGTCCGACATCGACATCATGCGGGAGCGCGGTTTCAAGCGGAACGTGTATCACAGGAAGCACCCGCCGGTGGCTGACCGCGTGAATGCCGTCAACCGCATGCTGAAGACTGCGGACGGCCAGATCCGCCTCTACGTCGACCCGCGCTGCAAGAAGCTGATCGAGTCCTTCGAGCAAACGCTCTACGTGCCCGGCGGCCGCGAGGTCGACAAGAGCGCCAGCATCGAGCACATGGCCGATGCTGCCGGCTACTTCATCCAATACGCATACCCGACCCGCAAGTTGGAGCTGTTGGGCGTCTCCCTGTGAGCGTTTTTGACAGTCAGGACTGACTTACCACATACTCCACGGACTTATATGGACGATCCACTCAAGCGGCTGATCGAACGGCGACATCCCGAATACGCGGCGATGAAGCCGCACTGGGACTTCGTGGGCGCGACCTACGAGGGCGGGCGCGCCTGGTTTGACGGCAACATCTTCCGCTACTTCAAGGAAGGCGACGAGGAATACGCCGACCGCGTGCTGCGCGCGCACCGGTTCAACCACACCCGCGAGGTCGTGGACCTGGTCGACAAATACCTCTTCAAGGTCGACATCACGCGGCGCGAAGACGACGCCCCGTCGTCGGTGAAGAACTTCTGGAAGAAGGCGACCCGCAACGGCCTGGACATGCAGGCCTACGTGCGCCGAATCTCGAACAAGACCTCGACCTACGGCCGGGTCTGGATCGTCGTCGATTCGAACGCACCGGCAGTGTCGGAGGGTGGCGCGAAGAAGGCCGACCTGCCGACCGTGGCTGACGAGAAGGCCGGCGCGGTGCAGATCTACTCCTACATCGTGCTGCCGCAGCAGGTGCTGGACATGAGCTATGCCGACGATGGCTCGCTCAACTGGATTCTGATCCACGAAGTCGCACGGGACGACCAGGACCCGATGGCCTCCAGCGGCACGCAGCTCAACCGCTTCCGTCTCTGGACGCGCGACGAGTGGAAGCTCTACGAGGTCAAGAAGGAAGGGCGCAAGCTCAAGGTCATGTTGCTCAACCAGGGCGTCCACGGCCTGGGCGAGGTTCCGGTCTTCCCCGCCGACCACACGACCAGCGACGAGCTCTACTGCTCCGAGGGGCTGATCGACGACATCGCCTACATGGACCGGGCGATCGCGAACTACCTCTCCAACCTCGACGCGATCATCCAGGACCAGACCTTCAGCCAGCTCGCGATGCCGGCACAGGGCCTGATGCCGGGCGACGAGGGCGAAGCGAAGATGAAGGAGGTCGGCACCAAGCGGATCTTCACCTACGACGGCTCGACCACGCACGCGCCGGAGTTCATCAGCCCGGACCCGAAACAGGCACAGCTCATTCTCTCGGCGATCGCCAAGATCACCTCGGGCATCTACCAGTCGGTGGGTCTTTCGGCCGAACGCAACAACAACGACGGCGGCACCTCGCAGGGCGACAGCGCGGCCTCGGGCGTCGCCAAGGCCTACGACTTCGAGCGCGTCAACTCGCTGCTCTCCAGCAAGGCCGCGAGCCTGCGCAAGACCGAAGAGCGCGTCGCGCGCCTGGTCGCGCTCTGGGCCGGCCAGTTGAACGAGTTCCTGCAGCACGAGGAGCACGTCGAATACCCCGACAACTTCGACGTGCGCGGCCTCTACGACGAGTTCGAGATCGCCGCCCGTCTGACCCTGCTGAACGCACCGGAAGCGGTGCGCCGGGCGCAGATGAAGCTGGTGATCAACAAGCTCTTCCCGCTCCTGCCCGAAGACGAGCTGAACGAGATGCTCGCTGACCTCAAAGACTGGCCGCCCGAGGACCTTCTGGCCCTCGGCGCGTCCGGCAAACCGACAGGCGCCGGCGGCCCCATCAAGGCTGCCAGCGCCCAGAAGACCGCCAAGGAATTGACGGCCTGACCCAGAGCGCGCCCAAGAGACCGCGGCGCATCAAGACCAACCACGGCCGAGCGACTGGCCACATAGGTGAGAAATGAACGGAAACCTCTCGATCTTCAAGCTCCTGCAATCGCTGCTGTTCTCGAACTTCCTGCGCACGCACATCGACGACCCCGAAGGTGGCGGCGGTGGCAACGTGGACGATCCGGACGCGCCGAGCGCTGAAGAGCTGGAAGCCACGCGCCTGGAACAGGAAGCTGCCGCTGCAAAGACGGCCGCCGACGAAGCCAAGGCACGGGCTGCTGCAGCCAAGAGCGGCGTCAAGCCGACCGATGGCGAGGCCAAGCTGCTTAAGGAGCAGATGAAGACCAAGGACGCGCTGAAGGCAGCGCAGGCGGCACTCGAGCAAGCGAACGCTCGGCTGGCCGACTATGACGGACTCGACGCCGCCACCGCGAAGAAGCTGAAGGCCGACGCTGCCGAGAAGGAGCGCAAGGAAGCCGAAGCGCGGGGCGAATACGACCGCATCCTGAAGCAGATGGCCGATCAGCACCAGGCTGAAAAGGACCGCCTGCAGAAGGAGCGGGACGACGAATCCAGCGAGAAGGCAGCGCTGCGCCAGCAGATCGCCGACCTGACGGTGGGCACGTCGTTCACGGGCTCCGAGTTCCTGAAGAAGGAAACCAACCTCACCCCGACCAAGGCACGTGTCATCTATGGCGCGCACTTCGAGTTCAAGGATGGGCATGTCGTCGGCTACGACAAGCCGGCGGGCGCGGCAGACCGCACCCCGCTGGTGGACTCGGCCGGCAACCCCCGCTCGTTCGAAGACGCGATGAAGGCAATCATCGAGGCAGATCCGGACCGCGACGCGATCCTGCTGTCGAAGGTGAAGCCCGGCGCCGGCAGTGGCTCGCAAGGTCGCCCGCCCAAGGAAATCGTGCAGGACCCGAGCACGATGTCCTCGATCCAGAAGATCTCCGCCGGACTGGCCAAGCTCAAGCAGTCCAAACCCTGACCCGCGCGCCGCGCTGCATCGACCGATAGCGGAATTTGCAGTGCAGAGGCGCGCCAAATAGAATCAGTCAGTCCTGACTTACGTCTGGCTGGTTCCCACCCTCTCAAGGAAGCATTCAATGGCATTGCTCAAGTCCGAAGCCCAGAAGCTGTCGCAAGACGACGTGGTGACTGGCATCATCGAAGAAATCATCACCGTCAACGAGATGTTCGAGACGCTGCCGTTCACGGGCGTCAACGGCAAGTCGTATCTCTACAAGCGCGAGAACACGCTCGCGTCGGCGACCTACCTCGATCCGAACGACACCGTCACGGAAGAGGCGTCGACCTTCACCCAGGTCACGACCTATCTGCGCATCCTCGCGGGTGACGTGGACGTGGACAAGTTCCTCGAAGAGACGATGTCCGACACCGAGGACCAGCTGGCCACCCAGATCGCCCTGAAGGCGAAGGGCATGGCTCGCGTGTTCCAGAACTCGGTCGTGAACGGCAACAACGGCACGAACGCCAAGGAATTCGACGGCATGACCGCAATGGTCACCGGCGGCCAGACCATCGTCGCCGGCACCAACGGCGCCGCGATGACCCTGACGATGCTCGACCAGCTCGTCGACCAGGTGCCGAACAAGCCCGACTTCCTCGTGATGCGCTCCGGCACCCGCCGGGCCTACATGAGCCTCGTGCGCGCGACCGGCGGCACGAACGCGGTGATGGTCCAGCTGCCGAACTTCGGCAAGCCGGTCCTGACCCACAACGGCGTGCCGATCCTGATCAACGACTTCCTGCCGGGCACGGAAACCACGGGTTCGAGCTCGGCGACGTGCTCGGTCTACGCGGTGCGCGCGAACGAGCTGGACGGTCTGCACGGCCTCTACGGCGGCAGCAAGGCCGGTATCCGCGTCGAGAACATCGGCACGGTCCAGAACAAGGACGCAACCCGCACCCGCCTGAAGTGGTATTGCGGCATGGCCCTGAAGAGCACGAAGTCGCTGGCTCGCCTGTCGGGTATCACCAACATTTAACCGTGTTGGTAAGTCAGACCTGACTTACGGTATAAGGGCGGGGGCACTTGTTGCCCCCGTTTTTCATCTTCATCCACACAGAGGACCCTCATGCCGAAAATCCGCATGATCCAGCCGGGCTACGAAGGCTTCAACGGCCAGTTCGGTATCCATGAATTCGTCGACGGCGTGTCCGTCGAGACCATCAGCCCGCTCGAAGCCACGGTGCTCGCCGGCCTGATCCAGTTCGAAACCGTGCCCGAGGTCGAGGGCGAAGTCCCCGTCAATCCGAGCTACGCGCAGAAGGTGCTCGACGAGCGCGACACGCAGCTCGCGGCCGGGTCGTTCCCGACGGCCGACGAGCAAGAAGTGGCGGTGGCCGAGTTCGGGCCGGCCGACACGAAGGTCTACACCGAAGCCGAGCTCGAAGCCATCGCCGACGCCGGCGGCATCAAGGCCGTGCGCAAGATCAGCGACCCGCTGGGCCTGAAGGCGACCTCGATCGCCGCGCTGATCGCCGGCATCCTGAAGCTGCAGCCGAAGCCCGAAGTGGCCGAGTCGGGCGCCGAGATCCTGTCCGAAGCCGAGCCGGAGCAGCCGAAGCCGCTCGACGTGCCGGTCGACACCTCGGAAGTCGAAGCACCGCCGGTGCCGGAAGACACCCCGGCCGAGACGCCGGCGCCCGAAGCACCCGCCGAAGGCGACGCGCAGGAGTAGGCCATGCTGATGGCGTTCTCGCCCGGCTCTGCCATCGGCGTCGACATCCCCCTCATCGACACAACGGGCAATCCGCTGGTGCCGGTGGGGTTGCGGTGGCGGCTGGTCGACGAGAGCGAAACCGAGCTGCAGGCCTGGACCGACATCGAGATCGACGCTGTGCCGCCGGTCTTGGTCTCGGTCACGGTCGATTCGACCCTCAACCTGCTGCCGGCCGGCGCCGCCCGCGGCATCCGCACCGTCTACCTGGAGGTCTCGACCGAGAACGGCGTCGTCGATCTCAGCTACTCGTTCATGCTGCAGGCGGTCACGACGCTGATCGTGCCGAGCAACAGCTTCGTGACCTACAACGAGGCCCTCCTGATCGGGGCGGACTTCTCGAACCTGACGGCCTGGGCCGCGGCGACGCGCCCGGCAGCCGAGACGGCGCTGATCGAAGCCCGCCGCCGGCTGGTGCGTCTGAACATCGACCCGAACATCCTCGACGCCCAGGACCGGCTGACGTCGGACGTGGTGGTCTCGATCACCTACCGGCTCGAAGACCTGACGCTCGACCAATTTCGCGGCCTCGAGTCGCACCTGGCGGTGCGTCTGAAGCGCGCGCAGATCATCGAGGCCAACGAGATCCTGAAGGGCGACCCGCTGCGCTCGGGCAACAGCGACGGCCTGTCCTCGCTCACCGTGGGCGAGAGCACGCAGTTCTATCGTGAGAGCCGCCCGGTGAACATGGGCCTCTGTCGCGATGCCTACATCGAGATCGCGCGCTTCGTGCGCGGCGTGAGGCTCGGCCGGCGATGAACGCGCCCGACCTCTTCGACCGCCTGGCCGACGAGACGGCCACGCACTACGAGGCCTACGTCGGGATGCTGGCTGGCAGCTACCACGCGGCCGTCGAGGGCCTGGCCGGCGGCGCGCTGCATGCGACCCATGTGGGTGCTGCCGTGGCATCGCGCGCCATCCGCGCGGTCTTCACGGCCATCGTGCTGCCTGGCGTGCATGCCGGCGTCGCCCGGGCTGCGAAGGAGGGCGCGATCGCCGCCGGCGCAGTCGACGTTCCGTCCGAGACCCGCCAGGTCTACCAGGAGGCGGCCACTGCCGCGCTCGGGCACTTTGCCCGGCACGACGCCAACACCGCCCAGCGGAAGATCCGCGAGCTTTCGATGCGCTACGAGCTGGCACGCCGCACGATGGCGCCGCCGGCGGCGCAGCTCGCCGCCACCGGCCAGCTGAAGACCGACGCCTTCTCGCTGCTCGACCGCGCCGGCCGCGCCTACAAGTCGGTCGACTTCGTCCGCCAGGCCATGCGTGGCTGGATGGTGCTCGCCTACGCCGACGGCTTCGTCGAGACGCTGATGCAAGACCACTTCCAGATCGTCGATGGTGACGAGACCACCGAGGTGTCGGTGCTGGGCGACGGCGAGCACAGCTGGGGAGCCCTGCGCGATTCCCTGCACCCGAACACCCGCGCGACGCTGCGCCCGGTCCCGAAGGAGGACTGATGCTGCGCCCGACGCTTTCGATGAGCATTCTGCGCAAGGTCGGCAACGACTTGCGCGGCCAGCCCAGGCTGTGCCCGATCGGCAGCGAGCTGTTCGCGCCGGTGAAGCTCGAGTTCAGCTCGACCCATTCCACGGTGCGCACCGACTCCTCCGGGTCGCGCGGCGCGGCCGACGAGGCAATGGGCAACGTCATCATTCTGTGCGTGCCGGCGACCAAGGTCCGCCTGGACGACCAGCTCGTGATCGATGGCCACCAGCTGCGCGTCACGAAGACCCACAAGCGCTACACGCCCACCGGCGTTCTCGACCACGTCCAGGTCTGGTGCGAACTATGGGCATGACCTGGAACTTCAATCCGGGCGCGCTCGAGGCATCGATCAGCCAGACCGGAGACCGCGCCGTCAAGGGCATGAGCGAGCGCATGCAGAGGGTGGCACTGAAGGTGCGCGACCTGGCACGTGCCTACGCCCCGCGCAAGACCGGCGCCCTCGAAGACGCGATCGACTACGAGAAGTTGCGCGACGGCGCGAACCGCAACTCCTTCGTCGTCTACGTCGACACCTCGCACCCCTCGGGCGACCACCTGGTGGGCGACTACGCCTTCATCATGGAAGAGGAGCTGCACCCCTTCGGCCGCAAAGCCCCGGGCGGCCGCTACTACAACCTCGGGCCGGGCTCGCGCGCCAAGGGCGGCGCCGTGGGTGGCAAGTTCCTCGAGCGGGCGGTCGCCGAGGGCATCGCCGGCCTGGGCGCGGGTCTCCTAGACGACGTGCGCCGGGCCGTGCGCGGCTCGAGCCTCATCAACACCGTGCTGCGGCCAACCCCGATCGGCGGAGCTGACGAATGAAACTCGACCCCCTGGTTGACCTTCTCGAGGCAGCCGACTGCGGCACCTCCGGCGAAACGATCTTCACCTACAAGATGCCGGTTGAATGCGTCGAAGGCATCCTGCTGCAGGACAGCTACTTCGGCACACCCATCGACTGGGATCTGCCGGGCTACCGGCGCGGCCAGTTCCGTCTCGTCACGCGCTCGCGCGACTGGGACGCCGGCAACGCGCTGGCGCAGGCCGCGAGCGATGCCTTGACGATGCAGCAGCCCGTTCAGCTGGACGGCATGCTGATGAAGCAGTGCCTGCCGCAGAACGACCCGCGCAGCTATCACCGCAGCGCCGGCAACTACTGGGAATTCGAGGTGGACTTCAACGCCACCCACGTGCTGACGCCCTGAATTTGGTCCTTTCCCTGGGCGGATAGTAGACTCAGTCAGTCCTGACTTACTAATCCGCTCACAGGAGAACAGATGACCTCTAGCACCAAGAACGTGAAGCTCGGCGTCTGCCAGGTCTTTTACGACAACCGCGACCAGGGCTACACCCAGGGTGGCGTGGAGGTCACCGTTTCGACGGACACCTACCAGGTCGTGATCGACCAGTTCGGCAAGACCCCGATCAACGAATACATCCAAGGCCGTCAGGTGTCCGTCAAGGTCCCGCTGGCCGAAACCACGCTGCGCACCCTGATCCAGACGATGCCGGGCGCCACGCTCGTGACCGACGGCGTCCAAGCCAGCGGCACGGTGACCGCGGCGTCGAACCCGACGGCTGCGAACAAGGTGACGGTCGCCGGCCAGGACTTCTCGTTCCAGGCGGGCAACCCGACCACGGTCTACCAGGTGAAGCTCGGCGCGACCACGGCCCTGTCCATGCAGGCGATGTGCGACGCGATCAACCTGTCGCCGGTGGCGAATACGCAGGGCGGCGTCTCGGCCTCGCTGAACACGGCCGGCACGGTCCTGACGATCGCCTGCGACGACCCGGGCACGGGTGGCAACACGATCACCCTGGGCGTGACCGGCTCCGGCCTGACGGCTTCGGGCGCGAACCTCGCGGGTGGCGTTGTCGAGACGAAGGCGCGCGTCGACGTGCCGACCGGCGTGGGCATCGACATGCTGACGATCGCCAAGCAGCTTCGTCTGCACCCGATCGCCAACGCCCCGACCGACTACTCCGAGGACTTCATCGTCTACAAGACGGCGACCCCGGGCGCGCTCAGCTTCGCCTACAAGACCGATGCCGAGCGGATCTACAACTGCGAGTTCAAGGCCTACCCGGACCCGACGAGCTCGAAGCTGTTCTCGATCGGCGATCCGCTCGCCGCCTGACGTAAGTCAGCTCTGACTCTGCGCCGGCCCTGTGTGGCCGGCGCACGTCCCACAACTCGCACCCCATTTATCGGCCTGGAGGCACCCCCATGAAGATCCTGAATCTCGACGCATTCGCTGCGCCCAAGCGCTCGTTCACCTTCGGTGGCAAGGACTACCTGATCCGCGACATCAGCGTCGACGACTTCATCCAGAACATGAACCTCGTCGAAGAGATCGAGGCCGCCGGCAAGACCGACCACGCCAAGGCGAAGGTCGAGCTGGCCAAGCAGATGGTCAAGAGCGCCGTGCCCGACCTGTCGGACGCAGTCCTGGCGACGATGGGCATCGAGCAGATCGGCGTGCTGATGCGCTTCATTCGTGGCGAGTTCGACCCCCAAGCGATTGCTGACGGCATTGCCGAAGGCATGCAACCGGAGGGCGACGCCGAAAAAAAGTCAGTCTGATCCAGGAGATCGACCTGGGCTACCTGATCGCCCGGGTCATGAGGGTCTACCACATGCCGCTGCGCGCGGTGCTGGACACCCCCATGAAGACCTTCTGGTTCCTCTCCGGTTCGGTGCGGCGCCTGCTCGCTGAAGAGCGGCGCGACCAGCTTGAGGTGCTCGTCAGCGCGAACCACGGCGAGTCTGCCGCCGCGCTCTTCACTCGCCTGGACGAGGAAGCACCCCAGGCCGTAACGCTGACCACGGCTGCTCAGATCGCCGCGACCAGCAAGCCTGACCCGGGAGCTGCGGACACGCTGCGCGCGCTCATGTAACCCATCACGACCACGACACCAGCATGAGCGGCCAAAACGACATCGTCATCAACCTGACCCTCGACAACAAGGACTTCGCGGTCCGGGTCAAGGATTCGTCGGGGTTGCTCAAGCAGATGGGGTCCGACCTGCAGAAGACCGCAGCGTCTGCCAAGTCGCTCGACAACAACTCGGTCTCGCTCGGGAAGCGCTTCCGGGACATGGTCGTCACCGCCGGCGGCCTGCGCTTCGCGTTGATGGACATCAACGATGTCTTCCTGCGGCTGCCGGCGTCGATCCTGAAGACCGCCGGTGAGCTGGAGCAGACGCAGGTGCTGCTCGCGGGTCTCTCGACCCAGGCCACGAAGTCTGCCCGCGAGATCGAGGCGGCCACCAACTTCAAGTTCATCACCGACCTGGCCAAGCGCGCGCCGTTCGAGGTCAGCGCGCTCAGCGATGCCTTCGTCAAGCTGAAGTCGGCCGGCATCGACCCGACGAAGGGCTCGCTGCAGACGCTCGTCAATTCGGTTGCGCAGTTCGGGGGCGACTCCGAGACGCTCAAGCGCGCGACCGTCGCGATTCAGCAGATGGCGGGCAAGGGCGTCGTCTCGATGGAAGAGCTTCGCCAGCAGCTCGGCGAGGCGGTGCCCACGGCAATGCAGGCCATGGCCACCGGCATGGGCCTCTCGATGGCCGACCTCACCAAGGCGGTCAGCAAGGGCACGGTCGAAGCGCAGGACGCCATCAACAAGATGTTCGTCGTGCTGGACCTGCAGAGCCGCGGCAGCGCCGACGAGCTGATGGGGACCTGGAAGGGCACGCTCGCTCAGCTGAAGACGGACTGGGACCTGGCCGCGCTCGACATCGGCAAGGCAGGCTTCTCCGACGCGGTGAAGGACGTCGCCAAGCAGCTGGGCGCGCTGCTCAACAACAACGAATTCAAGCGCTTCGCCGTCGACCTCGGACAAGACCTAGCATCGGTCGTGCGCGCCGGCGCCGATGTCGTGAAGTTCATGAGCGACTATGCCGACATCCTGAAGGTCGTCGCGACCGGGGTGTTGATCTACAAGGCATCGTCCAACTTCCTCGCCCCCTCGCTGGTTGCGCTGAAGCAGGGCGTCGGCGATCTGGTCGCGGTCTACAAGACGCAATCGGCCGCCGCAACCTCTGCGGCACTGGAAACCCAGCAGGCCGCGATCACCACCGTGCGCGCCAACCAGACGCGCCTGGAGTCCGAGCGCACGACCGCTGCCGGCATCGTTGCGAGCAAGCAGCAGGAGCTCGAGTTCCTTCGCGCGATCGGCGCGCAACAGATCGCCCAGGCCAATGCAATGGCGGCGGCCTACCAGGAAGCGGTGAACCGCGGGCAGGGCGTCAAGGGTGCCGCCTTCGGTGAGAAGGGCGTCATCAGCCAGGCCGCAGCGCGCGATCAGCTTGCCGCCATCGAGCAGGTCTCTGCTGCGAACACCCGGGCGCGCCTGCAAGTGCAAGCCGACATGGCCGCGGCCGCTGCTGCCCAGAAGGCTGCGGGGGCTGCAGCGGCCGAGCATGCCGCCCAGATCGTCAAGATCGAGGCCGCCGGCGTGAGTGCCGGCCGCGGCATCTCGGCGATGAAGACGGCCGCCGCCGGCGCCGCGCTCGCGTTCAACGCGCTGGGCGGCTGGCTGACCGTGCTGAACCTGGCGATCACCGCGGGCATCTACCTGTGGTCGACCTGGACATCCGAAGCCGACAAGGCAACGGCGGCGACTGAGCGTGCGAAGCGTGCCAAGCAGGGGCTCAGCAACGCAGCGGACGAAGCAGACGCGCAGAACACCGCTGACCAGGCGCGGGCTCGCAAGGCGGCCTCTCAGGCGGCGTTCGACCGCGAACAGGCACTGCTCGATGCCTCCAACGGCAAGAACCCCGGTATCGACGACAAGCGCCGGCAGCGCCTGGCAGCGATCAAGCAGTCGATGGACGAAGACCAGGCCACGATCGACAAGTTCCAGGCCGAGGCGCTCAGCCACAAGAAGGTCATCGCCGACCGGTCTGCGAAGGAAGAGGCCGACATCTACCTGCGCCAGGCCGACGACGAGGTCAAGGCCATCGAGAACGCCGCGGCCGTCAAGCGCTTCGCGCTGGACAAGACGTTCAAGGACGAGGATGCTGCCGCAGGCAACGACGACGCCAAGCGCAAGGCTGCCGCGCTCAAGCACGGCAACGCGATCAAGGGCCTCAGTTCCGACACATCGAAGCAGACGAAGGACCTTCTGCAGTCCAAGCTCGACGCGCTGGACCTGTCCGGCACGGGCGACAAGGCCAACGTTGCCGCTGCCGAGGCCGCCGGCCTGCAGCAGCGCTTCGACGACGTCCAGAACCGCCTGGACAACGTCGCGAAGGCCTTCGAGCCGAACAAGGTCCTGAACACCAAGGGCAACAAGGGCGACAAGACGCCGGTCGAGAGCAAGATCGATGCCTTCATCGGCAACCTGAAAGAGCAGCAGGCCAAGATGGAGGCCGAGCTCCCGAGCCTGCTCAGCACGTTCGGGAAGATCGATGCGGCCGCCGGCGCGATCGCCGAGGTGCAGGCCAAGTTCGAGAGCGGCGACTTCACCGAGCGCGTGAAGGGCGCCGACGGCTCGACGTCCAAGGTCAAGCCGTCTTCCGGCCAGCTCGACATCGCGAAGAAGCAGGCCGCCTACAACGCCCAGCTCTCTGAGGTTTTCACTGGCATCAAAGCGCTGTCGGACCGCGCGAATGACCTGGAGCCCGACTACCAGCACGCGCTCGCGGTGCTCGCCAATCCGCTCACGGCCGACCAGGACAAGCGTTCGAACCAGTTCGACGAGTTCATCGCCAAGCTGAAGCAGACGCCCGAAGCGCTGCAGGACGTCGCGAACAAGGTCGGGATTTCGTCCGATGCAGTGCTCAGCAAGCTGCAGGCCGGCTCGCGCAAGGCCGCGACGATCGACTATGCCGCAGGCTACAAGGACCTGGCAGACCAGGTTGACAAATACGGCACGCAGATCCTCGACACCGAGCGCGACCGCACGGCCGCGTCGATCGCGCTCGACAACAAGCTCTTCCAGATCCGGATGGATCACCTGCGGCAGCTCGCGATCGCGGCCGGCGCGTCGCCCGAGCAGCAACAGCAGCTCGAGGACCTGATCGCCAAGGCACAGTCCGATAAGGCCGTGCTCGACGCGCGCCAGCTCGAGACGCCGATGCAGAAGATGCTGCGCGACTGGCAGGACACCACCAAGCAGATGCAGGATGCCTCTGCCCAGTGGGGCCAGGAGACGATCGACACCTTCGTGAATGCGGCCAAGACCGGCAAGTTTGAATGGAAGAGCCTGATCGAGGACATCCTGGCGGGCTACCTGAAGATCCAGGCACAGAAGGCACTGGGGCCCGCGCTCGACTCGGGCTTCAGCGCGGCCGGCAGCTTCTTCACCAACCTCATGAGCAGCTTCGCCGGCGGCTTTGCCACGGGCGGCGTGCTGTCGTCGATGGGGTCTGTGCCGCTGAAGAAGTATGCGGCCGGCGGCATCGCCAACAGCCCGCAGATGGCGCTGATCGGGGAGGGCGACGACAACGAGGCCTACGTGCCGCTGCCCGACGGCCGGCGCATCCCGGTCGCGCTGCAGGGGGCGGGCGCCGCTGCTGCGCCCAACGTGCAGGTCAACGTCATCAACCAGTCTGGCACGCCCGTCTCGGCCCAGCAGAGCCAGCCGCGGTTCGACGGCAAGCAAATGATCCTCGACGTCGTGCTGTCGGCTGCGTCGACGCCCGGCACGTTCCGTGATCAGCTCCGACAAGTCAGTAAGTCCTAACCTATGTCCGATCCCAACTTTCCCATCCTGCATGACAACTGGCTGCCCGACAGCGCGCAGCACGGCGAGACCCCTGAGGACCCGACGCTGCGCTCCGACATCGAGGGTGGCTACGTCATCACGCGCCCCAAGCACACGCGCAAGCCGCGGCGCACCTGGAAGGGCGGCTACAAGGACCTCATCAGCCAGGACAAGACGCTGCTGGACGACTTCTGGGACGCGGTGACCGGCGCGGTCATCTTCAACTGGACGAACCCTGAGAGCAGCGTCGTCTACCAGGTTCGTTTCACCAAGCCGATCGAGTGGTCCTACACCGGCATCGGGCCGACGCGGCGCTGGAGTTGCTCGTTCGAAGTCATGCAAGCATAATCGGCGCCATAAGTCAGAGCTGACTTATGCCTTTATCCGTCGGAGATCGTAAGTCAGGACTGACTGAATGCCTCAATCCCTCTCCCTCGCCACTGCCATCGAGAAGAACCGGCTGTCTTCGGACGTGCCGTTCCTGCTCTTGGTGGACATCGAGGTGGTGGACCCCGCGACCGGTGTGATCGTGCAAGTGCTCCACGTCGCGCGAAACCCCGAGCAGGTTGTCTTCGGCGGGAACACCTACGAGGCGGGCACCTTCGACGTGTCGGTCACGACCTCGTCGGGCGAGCAGCCGGATGTGTCGCTCTCGGTCAACGACTACACCCAGACGCTGCAGTTCTACATGCAGGCCTATGGCGGCGGCGTGGGCTCTAACGTCACGCTCTACGTCGTCAACGGCAGCGCGCTCGACGACCCGCCCGAGGTGATGGAGTTCTTCCAGATCACCGGGGCCACGTCGCAGAACTACGTCTCGCAGTTCACGCTCGGCGCCGAGAACACGCTGATGCGCACCTTCCCGGCGCGCGCCCAGAACCGCGACTTCTGCAGCTGGCGCTACAAGAGCGCCGAGTGTGGCTACACGGGGTCGATGACCTCGTGCGACCTGACGCTGCAGGGCGACAACGGCTGCGCGGCACACGCCAACTCGATCAACTTCGGCGGCTTCCCCGGGCTGAACGCCAATGACGTTCGCTACGGCTGATCTACCGCCGTCGCACGGCGTCTGCCCGCCCTGGGCAGACCTGATCGGCGTTCCCTTCGAGAAGAAGGCACGCGGTCCGAAGTCGTTCGACTGCTTCGGCCTGGTCGCAGAGATGCGCCGGCGCGCTGGGCTCGTCACGCCCGACTACATCCATCCGGCCGACCTGCAGGTGATCGCTGACGCCATGGAGGCCGCCGAGCCCATGTGGACGCGGTGCAAGCCAGGGAAGGGCGCGCTCATCGCCATCCGCCTGCCGCTGGTGGGCGGCGGCCGCGTGACGCACGTCGCCTTTCAGGTCTCGCCCCACGACTTCATTCACACCTGGGAGGGCACACGCAGCGTCGTGAAGGAACGCCTCTCCGATTGGACCCACCGCATCGCGGGCTTCTACCGCTACGACCCGCAATGACCGCCCAGTTCACCCGCGTCGAGATCCTCGACAGCTTCAATCCGCAGGACCGTCGCATCAGCCAAGAGTCCTGGCGGGCCGGCCTATCCGTCGCTGACGTAGTCCCCATGCCGATGGGCATGACCTACGAGCTGATGGTCGCGGTCAACGGCAAGGTGCTCGAGCGCGAGGACCATGCGCTGACGATCATCGAGGCGGGCGACTTTGTGACCTCGACCCCGATCCCGCAGGGCGGCGGTGGGGGCGGTGCCAAGTCGATCCTGCGCATCGCCGCGATGATCGCGCTGGTGGTCGTTGCGCCGGAGCTGGGTGCTTTCTTGGGCCCGGGCATGTTCGGCGCCGGCGTGCTGGGGCTGAGCGCGGCCACCTGGACGGCCGGAATCATGATTGCCGGGACGATGGTGATCAATGCGTTGCTGCCGCCGGCCAAGCCGACGCAGGCCGCATCGAACAGCGATTCGTCCCCCACCTACGGCATCGACGGCGCCAAAAACACCTCGCTCGAGGGCGTGCCGACGCCGCTCTGCTACGGGCAGTTCCGCACCGGCGGCAACCTGATCGACAACTACGTCGTCAACGACGGCGACACGCAGTGGTTCTACGTCCTGATCAATGCCGGCGAGGGCCCGATCGCGGGCATCTCCGACATCCAGATCAACGACCAGCCGATCGAGAACTTCAAGGACTACGAAGTCCAGACACGGCTTGGCACGAGCGATCAGCAGCCGATCGACTGGTTTGCCACGACGATCACGCCCGAGTCGGTGCAGTCGCAGCTCACGACCGACTGGACGACCTTCACCACGACGAGCGAGGTCGACGCAGTTCGCCTCGATCTGGTTGCGCCCCAGTTCTTCAAGGCCAACGACGACGGCAGCTACAGCGATGTCTCGGTCACGCTGAAGGTGCAATACCGGCGCGCGGGCAGCACCGATGCGTTCGTCGACATGCCGATGCAGGGCACCGTCGCGGGCTACACCGAGCAGACCACCTGGATCACGATCCCGCAGCTCGACGAAAACGGCAACTTCGTCAGCAATGCCGTCTACGTGCCGGACGGCAGCGAGACGCGCATCGGGGACATCTGGCATGACCCCGAGGGCAACGTCGTCGGGACCGTGCATCAGGTTGCCATACCGAGCACTGGCGGCAGCGTCGTCATCAATGGCAACACCCGCAGCGCGCTGCGCCGCTCGCTCACCAGCGCCCCGCTGGCCGAGAGCGCCTACGACATCCGGATGTCGCGCACGACGCCCGCCTCGACGGACGACAAGACCTTCGACCAGATCGTCTGGACGGACTGCAACCAGATCATCAACGAGGCAGTTGCCTACCGCAACACCGCGCTGCTCGGCATCAAGATCCGCCTGTCGGACCAGCTGAGCTCGCAGCCGACGATCACCTACCTGCACGGCGGCAAGCTCGTGCCGGTCTACAACGCCGACACGCAGTCCTGGCTGTCGCAGGCTTCGAACAGCCCGGCCTGGATCTCGCTCGACATCCTGACGAACACCCGCTACGGCGGCGGCGCGGCGCGCTCGCGCTTCGACATCCCGCGCTGGAGCGACTGGGCGGACTACTGCGCGACCAGCGGACTGACCTTCGACGGCGTCTTCGATGTCCAGACCAACGTCTGGGATGCCAACCAGACCGTCATGCGCTGCGGCCACGCGCAGATCGTGCCAATGGGCACGCGCTACACCGTCACGGTCGAGAAGGCATCCGACCCGGTGATGATGTTCTCGGTCGCCAACATGGTCGACGGCTCGTTCAAGCAGAACTGGCTTTCGATGGGCGACCGCGCGAACCAGGTCGAAGTCACCTTCTTCGACAAGAACGACAGCTACAAGCCGCGAAAGCTGAAGGCGGTCGACACCTCGCCGGGCGCCCTTGCGCAGAGCGTGCGCGGCGCAGCGGTGACGCTGACCGGCGTGACCGACCTCGACCAGGCCTGGAAAGAGGCCTGGATTCTGCTGAACATCAACAAGTATCTCCAGCAGAGCGTCGAGTTCTCGGCCCCGATCGAAGCGCTTGCCTGCACGGTGGGCGATGTCGTCCTGGTGCAGCACGACATGCCGCAGTGGGGCTATGCCGGCCGGACCGATGCGGGTAGCACGACGAGCGTCATCCAGCTCGACCGCCCGATCACGATGGAGTTCGGGAAGACCTACCAGGCGATGATCAACGTGGATACGCTGCAGCGCTACCACGGCAGCGTCACCTCGGTGGTTGGGGGCATCCTCTTCCTGCAGGGCTACGACGGCGGCACGAAGATCCGCCGTATCCAGGTCGCTGGCAAGGATCTCGAGGTCGCCTCGATTCAGGAATCGGGCGGCACCTGGGGCGTCCAGGTCTACGACACCGTGGGCATCAACGCGGGCGCGGCCTACACGCTCTGGGACACGGACGTTCTCGAGCTCCACGACGTGGTGAACCCAACGGTCTCGAGCGCCGCGGACTACACCGGCACGGCCATCACCTTCGTGACGCCCACGGGCGCTGCGCCGGCGCAGTTCACGAAGTGGCTCTTCGGGCCGACCAGCAAGGTTGCCAAGCCGTTCCGGATCAAGAAGATCACCGGCACGCATGAGCTGACGCGCGACATCACCGCGCTCGAATACAACCAGTCCGTCTACGACGAGCTGCACCCGGCACCGCCGATCAACTATTCGGACCTGCCGCAGAACGAGGTCAACCACGTCACGATCGACGGCGTCGACGAAGAGCTGCAGCTGGTCGGCACCGTCTACCAGTCGCGCGTGACGGTCAACTACCACAGCAACCAGTCGACCTACAAGGACGCAGAGGTCTTCCTATCGCGTAATGGCGCCGGCTGGGCGTCCCTCGGCTTCGCGCGCTCCGCGATGAGCACCACGTCCGTGCGCGGGGAAGTGCTCGTCTTCAAGATCGTCGCGCGCAACACCAAGCTGGTGTCGGCGCCGGATTCGAGCGCGCCGGTCGTCAGCTACACCACGCAGGGCAACACCAACGCCCCGGGCGCGGTCTCGAACCTGGCGATCGCCTACATCCAGACGGGCATCCAGGTCACCTGGGACAAGCCGCCCGAGCCGGACTGGGTCGACACCACGATCAAGAAGGCGACGTCGCCCACGGGCTGGGATGCGGGCCTCTTCGAGTTCGAGGGCAAGCTCACCCTCTGCAACATCCCGCCACAGGTCGCGGGCACCTTCTACCTGCTCGCGCGACACAACATCCCGCACCTGGCATCGACCACGAGCGCGCTGTCGGTCACGGTGCACCCGCCGAAGCAAGCGGCCACGCTGAGCGCTCAGCTGCAGCTCGGCGGCGTCGCGCAGGTCTTCTGGGAGGATCTGCGGACCGACCAATACCTGTCGAACTACTTCCTGCGCGTGGGCCCGTCGGGCGGCACCTTCGCGGCCGCGACGCCCTACAGCCAGATCGCCGGCGACCAGCTGACCGCGACCATCAAGTTCGACACGCCCGGGCTGCACACGATCTGGCTCCAGGCGGTCGACATCGGGGGCAACGCCGGCGCGCCGGCCTCGCTCACGGTCGACGTGCCGGCCGATGCGTCGCTGATCATCTCGACGCTCACCAACCAGATCACCCGCAGCCAGCTCTTCGTCGATCTCGGCACGAGCATCGACCGCATCCAGTCGCTGTTCGACGACCAGGCCAGCGCCGCCGGCAGCGCGCTGAAGGCCATGATCGCGGCCCACGAAGCGCGCAAGACGGGCGGCCAGCAGTTGGCGATCGCCAAGCGTGACCTGACCACGACGATCGTTGACGGCCTCTCGTCCGAGGCGAGCGAGCGGCTGTCCCTCGAGGCGGCCCTCACGTTGCAGGACCAGCAGCTGGCCGCCAGCATCGAGCAGGAAAGCACCGCTCGGGTCGATGCGGACGGCGCGCTTGCGACGCAGATTTCCGCCATCGTCGCGTCGTCGGGCGACAACGAGGCGGCGATCACGGCAGAAGCCACCGCCCGCGCGAATGCCGACAGTGCCCTGGCGTCGCAGATCACGAATCTGCAGGCGACGGTCAACACCAACAACACGAACGTCTTCGCGGCCATCCACACCGAGCAGACGGCGCGCGCCGATGCCGACAGCGCGATGGCCACCGACATCACGACCTTGCAGTCGTCCTACGGTGGGTTCTCGGCCCTGGTGTCGACCGAGGCATCGACGCGGGCGAGCGCCGACGGCGCGCTGCAGGCGCAATACACCGTCAAGGTCGACGTCAACAACTTCGTGAGTGGCTTCGGGCTGGCCAGCACCGCCAAGAACGCGACCCCGTTCAGCGAGTTCGCGGTGCGTGCGGACAGCTTCTACATCGCGAGCCCGACCGGGCCGGGCATCACCCCGGTCGTGCCCTTCATCGTGCGCACGACCCCGACCACCGTCAACGGCGTGGCGATCCCGATCGGGATCTACATGACCAACGCGATGATCGAGACCGTCTCGGTGGACAAGCTGACCGCCGGTTCGATCGTCACGTCGAGCTACATCCAGAGCGCGAACTTCTCTGCCGGCACGACGGGATGGCAGATCAAGGGCGACGGCACGGCCGAGCTGAACAACGTGGTCGTTCGGGGCGACCTGAAGGCGGGCCGCATCTCGGTCGGCTCCGGTTCGGCCGGCACGGCGTTCTACGACGCATCGCAGCCGTCCATCACGCTGCAGTCGACGGCACAGGGCGTCATGGCCTATGACGGCACGCCTGGCACCGCGGTCGTCACGTCGAGCAACGTCCTGTTCAAAAACAACGACGCGACTGTGGCGATCGCGAACCGTATCGGCACGGGTTCGACCTTCTTCACCGCGACCGCGACGGCCACAGTCGATGACCAGATCTCCATCTGGTATCGGGTCAACGGCGGCAGCTGGATCTGGCTGTCTGGCACACAAGAGCCAGGCGATGGGGATGGCGTGGGCGCGACGGCATCGGGCATCACCTTGACGATTGCCGCCGGCAACACCGTGCAGTTTGGCGTGACCTGCACCGACGCATCGCTCAACTCGGCCGACCCCCACAAGCTCTATCTGCACTTTCTGACGCTGATCGTGACCGCGAGGAATTTCTGATGCCTACGCCCGCCACCCTCATCGTTCAGGCAGACGGCACTGCCATCATCGAATCGACCGGCCTTCCCATGCCGGCGCAGCCCGACGACAAGCACGTCTTCGACTGGACGAGCCACACCTGGGTCGACCCGCGCACCCTCGACGACCTGAAGTCCGATCAGTGGGAGCTGATGAAGGCAGCGCGCGAGACGGCTGAGTTTGGCGGCTTCACCTGGGATGGGTCCGACTTCGACAGCGACAGCGAGTCGCAGCGAAAGATCCAGGGTGCCGTGCAGATGGCACTCATTGCCGCGGCCGCCAGCCAGCCTTTCAGCATCGACTGGACGCTGGCGGACAACACGGTGCGCACGCTCAGCGGCGCCGACATGATCAACGTCGGCCTGGCCATGGGCACCTTCGTCAGCGGCATCTACGAACAGGGCAGGGCGCTGCGCGAGCAGATCGACGCGGCCACCACCCCCGAACAAGTCCAGGCGATTGCCTGGTCGTCCATCAGCGTAAGTCAGTCCTGACTCTCACATAGGAACCCTCATGGCTTGGTATAAGGAAGGCACCTGCAGCGTCGTCAACGGCAGCCCGATCGTCACCGGCGTCATCACCCCGATGGGTGACGACGAGTCGGTGCAGCCCTACTGGGTGGCCAACGCAAGCGCCGGCTCGATCTTCCGCGGGCCCGACCGCCAGATCTACGAGATCTTGAGCGTCAACTCGGACCTGCAGCTCACGCTGGCCGAGCCCTACCTCGGCACGACCGCGAACGATCAGCTCTACGCAATCGCGCCCACGCAGAGCTTCGTGAAGGAGCTTGCCGACCAGGTGACGAACATGGTCAGCGACTACGCCGGCCTGCTGCCCTACGACCCCGATGGCGTCTACCCCGACGGCTCGATTCAGGACACGATCCAGCAGCTGCAGGAAGACGACCGCGAGTCCCTCCCGACGGCCAACCAGATCGCGATCGCGGCGAACGATGACGACACCGGCCTGATCTACTCGCTCCCCGCAGTCCTGATCGCGCCGGGCAGCGTGCAGGCCACGGGCAAGCTGAGCGGCCTGGGCACTGCCACCAATGACAACGCGACCGCCGGCCAGATCGGCGAGTTCATGATCGACACGGTGGCCGCGCCAGGCGTTGCGCTGACGACGGTCACCAACACCGATGTCAGCGTGGCGATCACCCTGACCCCGGGCGACTGGATGGTGGGCGGTGGCATTGCCTTCACGGGGAACGCCACCGCGGTGGTCTACGCCGGCGGCTGGGTGGGCAACTCGAGTGCCAGTGTGACCGCGAACCGGGCAGTCAACTGGCTCGGGCGCAGTGCGAACCTTCCGGTCGATATCGGCTTCGCGGTCCCGACGCGGCGCTTCCAGGTCGCGGCTGGCCAGACCGCCGTGCTGCACCTCGTTGCGAAGGCGAGCTTCAGCGGCGGCACGCTGAGCGCCTATGGCGAGGTCTGGGCCCGGAGGATGCGCTGATGCCCGCAATGCACCGCCTACAGCGCGTGCCGCCGGGCACCGTGATCTATGACCTCCAGGTCCCCGACACGTCCGGCCTGGCCGAGCCGCTGCATCGCCACAAGATGGACGTCTACATCCCGTCGGGCACGGTCACCCGCTGCCTGGTCGGGCTGGGCGGGGCAGGATCGGACAAGTGGCGATTCGCACGCAAGCTGAAGATCGGCCTCGACAAGCCGAAGACCCCGCAGCGCATTCCCGTGCGCAGCGTGAACTGGAGCCTTCTCACGAAGATGAAGGCGATGATCATCATCCCCCAGGCGCAGGCGCCCATCGGCGTCGATCCGTTCTGGGGCGCCGGCAACAACCCCTACAACCCCGACGACGTCGACACGCGGAGCACGAAGAATCCGAACGGTGTCACGACCTGGCGCAACCAATACATGATCTCGGGGGTCGATGACCTCCAGATGCTGAAGAACCTCAGCTCCTACATCGATGACCATTGGGACGTCCAGAAGGTCCTCTTCGGCCATTCCAACGGCGCGATGATGACCAATCGCGTCTGGTGGGAGGCACCCAATGCCTTTGCCGCCTACGCGGCCGCCGCGGGCAATCTTGCGGCGCACTATGACGACCCGGGCGTCGTCGCGAACGCGGCCTGGAAGCCGATGTTCACCCGCACCGGCCGGAAGGACACCATCATCGACGTGCTGGGCGGCCCGCAGGCCAACAGCCCGATGACGGACCACACCTTCGACGCGAACTACCTTCAGAACCAGACCCAGCTTTCGAAGGCACACGTCAGCTTCCCGACCTTGAGCTACATCTGGGGCTCGTGCCGCGAATACCAGTTCCGACGCGCGGGCATCGGCGCGCCGCTCTCGGCACCGATCACGTCGACCAGCTCCGCCGGCGGCGTCACGACCGCGGTGCACGTCGGCACGCAGACCCGCTGGGACAGCCCGAACAAGCAGCAGCGTCTCGAGTTCCTGTCGGACGCGGACCACAACACCGTGAAGGATCGCTCGGTGTCCGGCCGCTTCTACATCGCCGATGTCGTGCAGTGGTGCCAGGACTGGCAGCAAATGCTCTGATTTGGTAAGTCAGGCCTGACTATGGGAAACTCGCGCCATGTCCGCAATGAAGTTCAACTTCTCCATCGAGCAGGCCGCGACCTTTCTGCTTGTCGTCTACTGGAAGGAGAAGACTGGCCGGGGTGTTGACACCCGCGGCTACAGCTTCCGCCTACAGGCGCGCTCGACGCCCGACGACTCGGTAGCGCTGCTCGACCTCTCCACGGCGAACGGCCACATCACGACCGACCTGGCGCAGGGCGCGATCAACATCACGGTCCCTGACGACGAGGATGCCAGCTACGCCTGGCGGACTGCCGTCTACGACCTCTACGCCTACGCCCCCGATGGCACGTCCGAACGGATGCTGCAGGGGGTCGTTCGGGTTTCACCGGCGGTCACGCGCCCCTCTTAGTTAGTCAGTGCTGACTTTCACCAACTGCAAAAGGAACTGAAATGACCGCAGGCGCATGGATCGTCCCCGACAAGGCCTTCCTCAACTTCTTCAATGCCACCGACTTGCTCGGCCAGGCATCCGGCTACAAGGCGGCACTCGTGGGCTCGGGCTGGACGCCGGCCAAGACCACCGACGAAGTCTGGGCCGACGTATCGGCCAACGAGATCGCCAACGGCAACGGCTATACGACCGGCGGCCTGGCACTGTCGAGCGTCGCCCTCTCGGTTTCGGGCAACACCCTCAAGTGGACCTCCGGTGCGATGGTCTGGACGGCCAGCGGCTCGGGAATCCCGGCCTGGCGGCGCATCGTCATCTACTACAACGGCACGCTCAACGGCAAGGTCAACCCGATCGTCTGCCACATGCTGGGTGACAGCACCGGGATCGATGTCCCGCTGGTGACGTCGCCGAACACGATCACGAACACGCCGGACGCGACCGACGGGATCGTCAAAGCCACGAAGCCGGCGTAATGGCCTCGCCGGTCAACAAGCGCTACAGCGTCGCAAGCGGCCAGCCGATTTACGCCGGCCGCTTCGTCCTGCCTGCCTCGAACTCGGGGCTTGCGATGTTGACCATCTCCTCGTCGACGAGCGGCACCAAGCCGTTCAGCGTCGGCCACGCCTTCAAGCAGGGCGATGTCCCAGCCGGGCTGGATGTGGTGCTCTCGGGCGTCACCTCCGGCCAGGTCACGGTGAAGAACCGCTGGCCGGACGGCTCGGTCAAGTTCGCGATCGCTGCCGGCCGCGTGGCACTTTCCGCCGGCGTTCCGCTCCTGGTCGCCGTCGGTAGCGGCACGGCCCCCTCCGGCACGCCGCTGTCGACCTCCGCGCTGCAGCTCGTGATGACGAGCCCGGCTGTGATCGATGTCGGCAGCTACGGCACGGTCAGCTGGTCCGGCACCGATTGGGCAAGCCCCTTCATGACGGTGTGCACCGGCCCCGTGATGTCGCAATGGGTCTATCGCAAGCCCGTGGGCAGCGACCCGCACCTCGTGGCCTGGTTGCGCGTGCGCCTCTACTCGTCGGGCGAAGTCGATGCGCTCCCGTGGGTGGAGAACAGCAAGCTGCTCGTCGCATCACCCACCAGCAAGGCCGGCACCTACGCCTTCACGATGGGCGGCACGGTCCGCTACACCGGCACGATTGACCTGCCGGCGCAGTGCCGCACACCGCTTCTGAGTGGCACGGGTCTGTCTCACTGGCTCGGCACCGACCCGGACGTCGACGTCCTCCACGACACCGACTACCTGCAGGCCACCGGGCTCTTCTCGCAGTATTTCGCACGCACGCCTTCGAATGCAGCCGTCGTCACCAGCCTGCCGTCGAGCTGGGCGCCGCTGCAGCAGGGGAAGTTCCCGAGCGCGCTCGGTGGCGTGGGCGGCAATGGCTACGTCGGCCTGCTGCCGGACTGGGACGTGGTCTACCTGACCTGCCCGCAGGCATCGACCTTCAAGGGCGTCGTGCGCCAGGCATACAGCGCTGGCCGCTACCCGATCCATTACCGCGACGAGACCGACAGCAACCGCTGGGCGCGCGTCTCGCAACATCCGACCCTCGACTATCAGACGATCCCGGGGGTCTCGCCCGGCGGCACCGCCGCGCCTCCGTGGTCGGGCGATCACCCGCCGAGCGTGGGCTACATGGCCCACCTCATCACCGGGGATGCCTACCACCTCGACACGGTGCTCGCGGCAACCTCCTTCGACTCGTTCATCGCGATCTCGGCCGGCAACCGTCAGAACGGCAGCGGCATTACCTGCGCGTCGCAGTTCGCCGGCAGCACCCGGCGTGCTGCCTGGGTCTGGCGCAACCTCGCGCATGCACTGACGCTCGCGCCGGACACGACCTATGCGACCGAATATCGGACGCAGCTGACAAACAACGTCAACTACTACTGGACGCGCTACGTCGGCGCCGGCGGTTGGCAGAACCCGGTCGGGAACAAGCAGGGCTTCGTGCAGCCCTTCGGCTCCTACAACCTCAACGTCAACGGGGCGGTCACGGCATCCACGACGACCACCGCGTCTTCGGCAGATCCCGCGTTCACCTACTACCACAACGTGCAGGACGGCCAGTATGTGGGCCTAACGCTGCATGCCATCGGGGTCGGCGAATCGCGCACGATCACCGCCTTCGATGCGGCATCGTGCATGTTCACGGTGTCGCCTGCCTTCTCGAGCGCTCCGGCCATCGGCTCGCCCATCGAGGTCATCTACGGGACGCTCTTCGACGCGCCCTGGATGCACGACTACCTCACCGGCACGATGGGCTGGACCCTCGACCTGGGCTGCGGCTTCGACTCGACCACCCAAGCGCGGATGGAAGAGCTCTTCAAGTGGAAGGCGCAGTCGATCATTGGCCGTCTGGGCTTCACGGGCTCGACCGAATTCCTCTACCGGGACTTCGCGCCCTACGCCCTGCCGATTGCCAAGTTCGACTACCCGAACGACAACGCCTGGGCGACGGGCGCCGGCCCGTGGTTCGACGACTGGGGCCAGATCTACGACAAGACCTACAGCGGCACCGCGGTCAACGACAACCTCTCCTACTGGCCGTGGGCTTCGCGCGGTGCGAGGGCCGAGGGCGACCTGCGCAACGATGGCTTGATGGACCCGCAGGGCTCGCCGGCAGCAGCACTGCCCGCGATCGCGTATGCGGTCAAGCACGGTGTGCCGGGCGCAGAAGACGCGCTGATGCGCATGCAGTCGGCCGGCAACTACTCAGCCTTCGCAGCGCTGTTTGATACCAGCCCGACCTGGGGTGTCTCGCACATGGCTCTGCCGGCCTGGCGCCGCAACCAAGCCATCGGCGAGATCCGCGAGATCTCGGGCACGAAGATGAATCCGTCGTTGCCCAACGTCAACATCGTCGAAGACCTTGTCGGCTGGGACCACGACATCGCCAACCCGATCGGCGGCCGCTACTCGAACCGCCTCGACGGTTACTGCGGCTGGACGTTCGACGAGCGGCGCTCGACCGGCTGGACGGCTGCAGCTGGCGGGCACGGCGACTACTGGGGCAACGAGATGGCCAACATCGACTTGCGCAAGGACCGGCCGACCTGGTTTCTGTATCACCCGGGCAGCAACGGCCCGGTGCTCGACTACGCATCGTCGAACGAACCCGCTCCGGCCTGGCGCACGCGATATGCCGATGGCTTGCCGGCCTCGCGTCACACCTATGCCATGACGCAGTTTCTGGGGCGTCACAACCGCGCGGTCACGACCGGCGGCTCGATCTCCTCGCCGGGGACGCCGTTCCAAGACACGGATGGCTTCGACGTTGATGCCGGCGTCGGCGTCAATGGCTGGTCAGAGCTCTACGCCTATCCGGGCGGGCAGGGCGGTGTAGGTCCGGCAACATGGTCGGGTGGCGGCGCCATCATTGCCGCGACCTGCGTGAAAGACCCGCGCACCGAGAAGATCTACACCTTCTCGCACACCCGGCTGCACATCTTGACGCCGTCGGTGACAGGGCCGATCCCTGGCGTGGCTGGCTCGGGCGCGACCTACAGCTACCTGCCGCTTTCCTGGGATAGCGCCTACAGCTACGCCGAAGGCGCCGCTGCCGTCGACACCAAGCGGAACAAGATCCTCTGGACGCACGGTTACGGCCTCAATTCCAAGTCCAAGCCCTACACCTTCGACCTCACGTCGGGCACGCTGGACGCGCAGCACACCTACACGGGTTCGGCCGCCGCGGCACTGGCGACCGTGCCTTCGTCTTGCGGGGTCGTCTACGAGCCATTCCTGGACCGATATCTGCTGCGTGGGCCTGACGCTGGCGCTGCGATCTACGTGATCCATCCGGAGACGTTCGACGTCAGCCTTCTGACCACGTCGGGCGCAACCGACATCCCGGCGCAGGCTGGGTCCGGTGCCGAGGGCTACACGGGCGTCTACAACAAGTGGGCCTATGTGCCGCACCTGCGGGGTGTGGTCTATGTGGTCGGCGCTGGCTTCAACCTGCGCTTCATTCGGACGCACTGATGAGCACGCTCGAGCCCAACAGCGTGCCATGCGGGACGTGTCGCGCCTGCTGCAAGAAGGACGTGATCGTTCTCGGCCCGAACGACGACCTGAATGCCTTCAAGTGGCACAGCGAGTTCGGCCGGGCAGTGCTCGATCGCAAACCCAACGGCGAATGCACCTACCTCGGCCCGCAAGGCTGCACGGTGCACGGCGCTGCGCCAGAGATCTGCCGTGCGTTTGATTGCCGAGTCCTCTTTCTGAAGACCCCGAAGGACCAGCGTCGCATCCGCATCACCACGAACCCCTCGATGCGCGCCGTCTATGACGCCGGCCGCAGCCGTCTGAAGACCTTGGAAAAAGCATGACCATCGCCCTCGTAGCCTCTGCGGCCGGCTCCGGCATCACCGCCGGTATGAACGACGCCGGTGCCAATCTCATCGTCGGCGGCATCGGCACGGCCGGCGGTTCGATTGCGCCCAGCAGTCCGACCGACAGCAAGGGCAACACCTGGACGAACGGCAACGAGCTGATCGACAACGTTGCCCCGTTTCACGCGGGCATGTTCTGGTGCGCGGCACCGACGACCGACAGCTCGCACACCGTCAGCGCGTCGGTCTTTTACGAAGGCATCGTCGCGATGGCCTTCTCGGGCCTGGCATCGTCCCCCTTTGACCAGCAAAACGGAGCGATCTCGGGCAGCAGCTCGTCGACGAGCCTAGCACCCGGCAGCATCACGCCGAGCGTCGACGGCTGCCTGATCGTCACCTACATCTCGTGGGACTCGAACGCCCCGCTGCCGACCGTGACCGTGCCGAGCGGCTTCACGGCCGGCCCGGAGACCGTGAGCATCTCGGGTGCGATTCGCACTGCAATGGCATGGAAGATCCAGACCACTGCCGCGCCGATCAATCCGACCTGGAACTACACTCCGGCCGGCCGCACTGGTGCCATGATCATGTCGTTCAAGCCGGCCAGTGGCGGTGGCGGAGGTGGCGGCAGTTCGATCTCTCTGGCGCCGGCCGCGGGCACGATCACGATCGCGAGCGTTTCGCCGATCCTGTCGATCTCGTCGACCAGCACGCCGGGCGCGATCACGATCCCGGCACTTGCAAACGACACCGCGACCCTCGTGGCCTCGCGCGGCAGCTTGCAGGTGAAGATCTACAACGCTGCCACCGGCGCGTCGGTCCTGAACGTCACGGCCGCGACCGCGACTGACGGCACGATCTCGATCACGAACGCGGCCCTGGTGCAGGGCAGCAGCTACGTCGGCTTCATCTACGACCAGACGACGGGCGAGGTCGGCGCCTTCACTCCGGTGCAGGCGGTGTAAGGTGGCACATACCCGCTTCGGACACGGCGGTTGGCTCTCCGGCAAGACCCTGTTCGGGAATGCCGGGTTCGGCGTGCGCGGCGATGCACTGGCTGCCTCGGGCGATGCCGGCGCCGGCTACCTCTTCGATGACATCAGCCTGCCGGCCGATGCGGCGAAGGAAATTGCCGGCCGCATCCTGACCTGGCCGAGCGCCGGCACGCTTGCAGCCAACGAAGACGGCTCGTTCTCGTTCCTGGGCGCGCCCGACGGCATCTACACCTTCACCTACCAGCTCTACGTCGACGGCATCGCGACGGGCTCGCCGGCCACGGTGACGCTGCAGATTGGCATCGTCGACACGACCTTGACGCCGGCGGCGGCCATCCTGACCTTCGCAAACCCGACGGCCAGTCTCACGCGCACCGGGCACCTAGCGCTCGCGCCCGCCGCGGCAAACCTGGTGGTGACGACGACGGCCGCAGTGCTGACTCGTTCGGGTGCCTTGATCCTCACGCCGGCGGCAGCGGTGCTCACGATTGCCACGACCACCGCCGCGCTGTCGCGCTCGGGGGTTGTCGACCTGGCGCCCGCAGCAGCCGTGCTGACGCTCACGAGCACGCCGGCAGTCCTCTCGATCTCGGCCATTCAGCCGCAGAACGTCGTGCTGACTCCGGCGGCCTCGGTGCTGACATTCGTGAGCACGCCGGCCGCTCTCCGGGTCGACGGGCCTGTCTCGCTGTCGCCGGCGGCCGCCGTCCTGACTGTCACGACGCATGCCTCGGTCGTGACGATCTTCACGCCGCTCGTCATCCCGTCGGTCACTTTGGCCGTGCAGTTGACCCGGCAGGGTCCGCTCGAGGTCACTGTTGTGCGATTGCCACGCTTGACCGTGCTTCGGGGATAGACGGTCGATTCGCGGCAGCGCTAGGGCCGTCGCTATAATGCAGAAAGTAAGTCAGTGCTGACTGAAACTGACTGATGAGGATTGCATGGCCGAGGATCAAGTTTCCCCTGGAGAGTTTCAAGGACTGCGCCGCGATGTGGGGGAGGTGAAGGACACCATGAAGGCGCTGGTGCAGGCCTTCAACCGACTCGATCTGCTGGCGCAAAGCCTCGAGACCCATGCCAGCCAGGTCACCAAGCACGACAACCGCCTGGACTCCATCGAGCATCTGCTGCACCAGAGCGAACTCCGGGAGGCCCAGCGTGCCAGCTTCGAGCAGCGTATCCAGGCGCTCGAAGAGGCCGCCAAGGAAGACCACCTGAAGATGGCCACTGCCGAAGCCCGCTTTCACACCCTGATGTGGGGCGTTCGCTCGATCTGGAGCGTGCTCGGCATCGGTGGGATCGCCGCCGTGCTGCGCTACCTGTCGCACGGCGCCCTGTAAGCCAACCCACCGGAGGAGACCGGATGAGTTCCATCCAACTGTCGAAGAACTTCTTCCTCGACGAGTTCATCAAGAGCGACACCGCGGTCCGCAAGGGCATCCCGAACAACCCGGACCCGATCGTCATCCAGGCCCTCACGAAGCAGGCCACGATGATGGAGACGATCCGAAAGCTCCTCGGGAACAACAAGATCACCGTCCTCTCGGGCTACCGCTGCCCGCAGCTCAACAAGGCCGTCGGCGGCGCCGCGAACAGCGAGCACATCACCGGTGAGGCCTGCGACTTCATCGTGCCGGCCTACGGCAACCCCGTCGAAGTGGCCCACGCAATCGCCAAGTCCGAGCTCGACTTCGGCCAGCTGATCTACGAGGGCACCTGGGTGCACATCAGCCAGCCTGGCCGCTTCAAGCGCCAGATTCTCACGGCCACCTTCATCCCGGGCGAGAAGGTTCGATACACGCCCGGCCTGCCCACCTGACCAAACGGAGATCTCCATGAGCACCAAGCAACTCGCCGAAGTCCAAGCCGAGCGCGACTACCAGACCGGCAAGTGGGGCACGTCTTTCGACGACCAGAACACGCCGCACCAGTGGATGGCCTACATCTCCAGCTACGGCAGCCGCCACCTTGCCGGCAACCCGGCGCTCGTCGACCGTGCTGCCTTCCGTGAGGACATGAAGAAGGTTGCCGCCCTGGCCGTCGCCGCCATGGAAGCCTTCGACCGCGCGAACACCGTCCCGGCGTGATGGCCTTCATCGACAAGCTGCTCGCGCTGATCGACCGCGCGCAGCGCTCCTTCATCCTATGCCTGGGCGCCGGCATCGTCTGCTCCGCGCTGCTGCTGCTGGGCAAGCTCGACTCGGGTGCCTACACCGCGATCATCATGGGCACCGTCGCCACCTTCGTTGCCGGCGAGACCACGCACCGCGTGAAGTCGATCGGGCAGGGCGGGGAAGGCCAGTGATCGCCGTATTGCTGTCGCTTCTGCAGCGCTTCGCCGGCCCCCTGGTGATCTTCGCGTCGATCGCGCTGTCACTCTGGATGGGCTACGAGTTTTCCTACGAGCGTGGGTATCACGCACGGGACCAGCTCGTGCAGCAGCAGGTCGCCGCCCAGCGCGAAGCCGACGCTGCAGCTGCCGTCGCCGCGGCCGCCGAAGACCAGCGCCTGGTCGCCCGGGTCGCCGCCAACGACGTGCATGCCCGAGACGTCCAGACCCAGCTGAAGGCCCATCTCGCGGTCCAGGCCACTTTTACCTGTTCGGAGACCACCGATGCTCTATCGAAACGTCCTTCTCTTGGCGCTGCTCTTCTCGATGCTGACACTGTGCGCCTGCTCAACGACGCCCGCGGTCTGCCCGTCGTTCCAGCCGCCAGCCAGCAGCCTGATCAAGTCGGAGCCGCTACCCCGGTTGGGGGCGCCGACCTCGCTCTGAGCGACGCAGATCTCGCCAAGCGCTACCAGGACCTGGCCACACGCCACGACGCCCTGGTGGACTACGTCAACGCATACAAGAAGCGGCTGCCGCAATGACCCTGAACAAAGACGAGAAGGCCTTCCTGAAGGTCTACAACGACCGCACCACCTTCCCGACGACCGAAGCCGTCGCGGCCCATTTCGGGGTGGCACTGCAGACCGTCAAGAACAAGGCCGTGCAGCTGCGCAAGAAGGCGCCGGACGCCGTCATCAGCCGCGTGCACTACTCGGTGCCCATGAGCGAGGATGCCAGTCGCTTCCGTGAAGACTGGACGGCCGAGGACTGCATCGAAGAACTGCGCCGCGTGGCCTCGCTCGACGAGGACCAGGTGGTCAGCCGGAACTACTTCCGCGTCCACAGCGAGATCTCCGAGTCGACCTGGAACCGCTACTTCGGCACCTTCGAGGAGTTCAAGCGCCAGGCCGGCCTGAAGCTGACCCGCCAGCAGCACGCCCTCGAGCGACACATCGCCAAGCACGCCTCGGTCGACCACTACCGGGCGCTGAACCGCGAGCGTCAGGACTATGCCGGCCGCTACGTGCGCACCAAGCCCGGCCGCTTCAAGACCGTCATCATCGCGAGCGACCTGCACGACGAAGAGATGGACCCCTTCTTCCGCCGCGTGCTGATCGACACCATCAAGCGCGTGCAGCCCGACGCTTTCTGCATCGGCGGCGACGGCCTGGACCTGCCCGAGTTCGGCAAGTATTCGGTCGACCCGCGCGAGTGGGGCCCGACCCGCCGCATCCGTCACATGCACGCCTTCTGCAACGAGGTGCGCAACGTCGCGCCCGACGCGCAGTTCGACTGGCTCGAGGGCAACCACGAATTCCGCCTGCTGCGTCACCTGGGCGACGAGACGCCGGCCCTGAAGGCAGTGCTGGCCGAGCTGCACGGCATGACGATCCGCCAGCTGCTCGGGCTCGACCGGTTCGAGGTCAACTACATCGCCAAGGCCGACCTGGCGGCCTACCGCGAGCGCGACATCCAGAAGGAGCTGGGGCGCAACTACCACATCTACTTCGACAGCCTCCTGGTGCACCACTTCCCCGAAGGCCGCCAGATGGGCATGCCGGGCGTGAACGGCCACCACCACAAGCACATCAGCTGGCCGAGCTTCAGCCCGGTCTACGGCGCCTTCGAATGGCACCAGCTCGGCTGTGGCCACAAGCGCGACGCCAGCTACTGCGCCGGCGAGAAGTGGCACATGGGCTTCATGATCGCGAACATCGACACGCAGACGCGCCAGGTCAACTTCGACTACGTGCCCGTGACCGACTTTGCCGTCTCGGGCGGCACGTTCTACCACCGTCAGGGCAACGAAGTCGTCGCGCCCGAAACGCGCATTCTGCTCGGGGCGTGAGATGGCTGGGCCGGTCCCGCTGCTCGATGCCGACGAGCTCCTGATCGTGGCCCGCGACTACTTCGCGGGCCCTGGACTGGTGCGAGCGGACGCCGTTGCCATCCTGATCGACGAGCTGACCAGGCTGCAGCAGAAGGTCGCGGACCTGATCCGGCGTGTGGACGACCTCGAGGTAGAGCGTGTGATTTGACGCACCATCGCCTTCACTGGAGAATTAGTCAGTTCTGACTTATTTTCTATAAGGTAGCCATGCGTCACACCACCCACCAGAAGACCACTGTCGCCCTGACGTCGACGCTGGCACAGATCCGGTCGATCGACGTTGCGACTCATTCGGTCCTGTCGCTGGTGATCGTCAACACCGGCGCAAATCCGGTGACTGCCTTTGCACTCGAAGGCAAGGTGACGCGCTACGAACAGGCCGGCACGACGACCGAGGGCTTGCCGGACGAATACGTCACGCTCAAGAACTCGTCCTTCTCCACGGCTGACTTCAACGTCGTTGCTTCCACCGGTGAGCTGACCAACCTGGCCGCCGGCGCGTCCGTGATGGTCCACCTGAACGTCGCGCTGCTCGACCACATTCACCTGAAGGCCGCGTCGACTCTGGGCACCACGCTCTCGATCCACGCTGTCGGTTCGCAAGGCCCGGAGCAGTAATCCATGCGCCAAGCACTGAACCTTGGAGGGGGCATCGTCGTCGACACGACGACCGCAACGGCATCTGGCGGTGGCCTGCTGGATTTCGCGCTGAACTACGTCGCGCGAATTGCCAACTTCGGCTCGTCGGCCGCCGACTCGCGCGTCGGCACGGCTCGCATGTTCTGGCGTGCCAGCACGCTCTACAAGCTCAATGCCATTCGCAGCAATGGCGGCAACCTCTACCAGGCAACGCAGGCGGGGACTTCTGCTGTCTCTGGCGGCCCGACGGGCACGACCACTGCGAACGATGGCACGGTGGTGTGGACCTACATCGGCGCGGACCCCGATCGGTGGCAGGCAAGCCACGACTATTCGGCAGCAGCTGCCGGCACGGTGGTCACCAACCTGGGCGCCCAGTATCGCCTAGTGACGCCCGGCACGAGTGCCGCAAGTGGCGGACCGAACGCGAACAACACGAACATCACGGATAACACCTGTGTCTGGGCGCGCATCAGCCAGTATTTCGTCGACACGGTCAACGGCAGCGATGCGAATGCCGGCACAGACAGCATGCTGTCCAAGAAGACGCTGCCGACGGCGCCAACCCAACTGACGCCCAATGTCAAATACTGGATTGCCGCAGGTTCCGAGCTGCCCCTTAGCTCGCTGAATCGCACCGGTGGGCTTTACTACGCCCAGCCGTGGAGCATCGTCACCGTCTACGACACCGCGACTGGAAACGAGGTGCGCACGCACCCAAACTACTACCTGCGCCACCTCAACTCGGGCACCGCCGGTGGGCCGACGGCTGCAGAGTTGAAGTCGAAATACTTCACGATCAGGGGTGACGCGAACAGCACACTCGGTTCGGCAATTGCCGCTGCGGGCACGCCGACGGCCGGCGCGGGTGGCACTGCTGGTGGTGGGTCTGCGCTGCTGCGCGGCGCTTACATCACGGGCTGCCCGATCGGTGTGAACTGCCAGGGCACCACGAATGCCATCTGGCGTGTCGAGGACTGCGTGCTGGTGAACAACGGGTCGCAGCACGAGGCTTTCACTGGGGCGCCCGCTGGCGGCTCTAACTTGCGTCTGGAGGGTGCAGGCATCGGCAGCTCGTTCGCTCGTCTCTACATCCAGGCAGACGGCTACGGAGAAGACAGTATCTGGATGTCCGTCGCGACCCAGCCAAAGAACTGGACCTTTACGGACGTCGTGATCCGTCACCGGCCAGCCCAGGTCATGAACTCGGCACACAGCGACGGCATCCAGTTTGGCCGCTACCCTGGTAATGCGACGCTGCGCCGGGTGATCATCGAGCACGTCATGCCTGAAACCGACCTGTTTGATTCAGGTCTCGGCGTCGACCCTGTTGGCGCAGCACTGATCATGGATGGCTCTGGCACTGCCGGAACCAATGGACTCGTCATCGAGGACTGCATCTTCGCGAGCAACCTGCTCGCGCTCAACATGCAGGACACATTCACGATGCGCCGCAGTCTGAACTACGTGCGCAAGCTCGCTCGTGATCAGACCGCTCGGGTCGGAGCTCTTAACAATGCCAATCCGACGATGGATGGCTGTCTGAACGTTCTGGTGAATGCGAACAGCGATGCCGACGCGCTCTATCTTGGCGCGGGCCCCACAGCGACCGGAGCTGGTTTCATCGAAGCGCTGACGAGCTGACTATGCGCCAAACAATCGATCTCGGCGCAGGTGTGAGCGTCGCTGTAAGCACCACCGAAACGGGCGGGGGTTCTGCACCTGCCAACACGGTGACCTATGCCGGCGGCCAGCTGCAGGCCAATGGTGCCGCGATCGACCTCGCCGGCACCATTGCCTTCGATGAAGACGGCACCTACCCGGCGGGCTCGCTGCCGGACAAGGTGCAAGACCTCGACAGCTTCGCGCACGACGCCGTCGGGGCGAGCGGCCAGATCATGGTCTCGGACCCCGACGTCAATGGCGTGGTCACGCTCAGCCTATCGCCCACGATGGTCGCGCCCGGCAGCCTGAACGTCACCGGACAGCTGAGGGGCAAGGGCACTTCGACCAACGACGATGCCGCTACCGGTGAGATCGGCGAATACTGGGAGCAAACCCTCGGGTCGGCTTCAGCGGTCGCCCTGACGACCGGCACGGCCGCCACGGTGGTCAGCAAGCTGCTGCCGGCAGGCGACTGGGACGTCTCCGGGATGATCGGCTTCTTTCCGGCCGGCACAACGACCGTGACGGCGGTCGCCGGCGGCATCAGCACCAACGCAGCCCAGCTTCCGAACGAGCTCTACCAGACCCTGCAGTCGCGTCCGTCTGGCGTCGTGACGGGCAAGCCTTCGATGGCGGCCCCGACCCGCCGCGTCACCTCGGACGGCACGGTCACGATCTACCTGACAGGGCAGAGCAACTTCGCCGTCAGCACCATGGGTGCCTTCGGCATTCTGCGCGGCCGCCGCGTGCGCTGATGGCCCGCATGCTCTGGCGGCCGAAGCCGTCCGCACTTGCCACGTTGCTGCGCAACCAGTTGCTGCCGCAGGCTGCGGCTCCTGGCTCGACCTGGAGTGCCAATCCCTACGACCTGATCGTGCCCGATGTGCCGATCCAGAACGTCATTGCGATGTTCCACGGCGCGGGCGGCACGAAGGAGATCTACTCGCACCAGTGGCTGATCTGGAACGGCGGCTCGGTGCCGACGATGAACAACATCTACTGGGCCTTGCTGCGCGCAACCGGCACGGCGGTGATCATCTTTCAGGGCAGCTACTGCAACCCGGACAACTACGGCAACCCCAAGGTTGCCAACACCGCGAGCGACAACCTCCGGAATCCCTGGAACGTCACCGCGATCGCACAAGGTCCGCAGAACACCACGACCTGGCAGAACGGGGCGATGAACTGCGGCTCCGACACCGTGGGCATGCTGAACGACCTGGTGCCCTGGCTGCGCACGCGCTTCCCTGGCGCCAAGCTGATCCATGCCGGCCAGAGCAACGGCGGCATGCTGGGCTCGCAGCAGTATCTGCTTCAGACCGAGGCATGCCACTTCGACCTCATCGCACCCACGAGCGGCCCGACTGCCATCTCGCACATCGACAAGACGCCCATCTACCCGGTGCCGTTCGTGTCGATGATCGGCGGCAAGGATGGCACGCTCGACGTCGCCGGCGGTCACTTCCGGGACGACCTCTGGACCGGCAACACCCGCAGCGTCGCAGATGTGGCATACGTGCCCAACAGCGGCCTCTGGCCACTGCAGCAGTGGATCGGTGAGTGGAAGCGCTTCGGGCAGCGCGTGAACTGGTATCGCGCTGCCAAGGGCCTGTCGCCCCAGACGATTGCCTTCGAAGACGGCGTGACGAAGAACGTCGTCACGGGCGCGCCGGCGGCATTCGACAGCACGGGTTCGTGGACGGTCTGGCAAGACAGCAGCGGCATGAACCAGCTCGTCTACTGGCCGGACTCCGACCACGGCGAGGCGGCGATGCAGACCTCGCTTGCCACAGCACCGGGGCAGCCCGCAACCCTCCTCGAATACTACACGCGGTTCGCCGCCACGCTGCCCGCCTGATGGTAAGTCAGCGCTGACTGTGCCAGAATGGGATGACGACCTCACAAGGACCATCCCTTCATGGCAAAGCGCAAGCAAGTGGCTCCCCGTGGTAGAACTTCCCGGCACGAGGTCGACGCCGGCACCGAAGCTCTCCTGACCCCCATGTCCCGCGCACCCGCGCGACAGCCCCTCGAGGCACGCTCTGAGACCCAGAAGCGCTACATCAGCGCGATCAAGTCCCACGACGTGATCTTCGGGATCGGCCCCGCCGGCGGCGGCAAGACCTACGTGCCGACCGCCCTGGCTGCCGAAGCCCTCATGGACAAGCGCATCGAGCGCATCGTGATCACCCGCCCCGCGGTGGAGTGCGACGAGCAGTTCGGCTTCATCCCTGGCGAGATCGAGGACAAATACGAGCCCTACCTGCAGCCGTTCCGGCAGACCTTCATCGAGCGCATGGGCAAGGGCCCGTTCGAATACGCCCTGAAGGCCGGCCGCATCGCGCCCATGCCGCTGGCCTTCATGCGCGGCATCACCTTCAACGACTGCTGGGTCCTGCTGGACGAGGCACAGAACCTGACCCACAAGCAGTTCAAGATGTTCCTCACCCGCATCGGGGAGAACTGCAAGGTCATCATCTCTGGCGATCCGGACCAGGACGACATCGGTGGTGGGGGCCTCCCTGATGCAGTGCGTCGCACCAGCTCGATCCGGGGTTTCAAGGTGGTGGAGTTCACGGTGAAAGACGTGGTCCGCTCCGGGATCTGCATGGAGGTCTTGAAGGCCTACGAGACGCCTCGCGGGTGATGTGGCTGAGTTAATGAAAAGTGGGTTTTCACAGTTAAACCCCTTTCAATAATTCAGAACACCTAAACCCATAAACGCGCGCATGAGGCACACAACCGAGGAGCTGGAGACCCTGGCGCTGCAGATCCATCCCGACCACCGGGCCGGCGAAGCAGCGCTCCTTCGAACGCGGTGGTTCGACTACCACCAGATGCACCCCGTAGAGGCCACCTACCACTACGCGGCCGCATACGTCGAGCAGACCCGGCTGTGGGTCGAGAAGACGATCGACGCCGGCGAGCCCGAGCGCCCCCGGCCGTTCACGCCAGACGACATCTTCAAGTCTCGCGACCTGACCTCGATGTGGCTCGCGCGCAGGGCTGCTGACGCGCTGGGCATCCCCTACAACTTCGTGATGCAGTTCACGGCAGACCGCGCCCTGGTGCGCTACTTCTCGCGCTTCCCGCGGCCCAACATGCTCTACGGCGAGGAGTTCGAGGGCGACCTGGCCGATGCGTGGAAGCTCCGGCTGAGCCAGAGCATGGTGTGGGGCACGCACCCCAACCTGCACGCCTCGAAGTTCGCCTTCCAGGCCGAGCAAGAGCGCCACCTCGGCTTCGTCGTCGACCAGGTGCGCACCCGGCCGGCCCCGCAGCACCGTCTGCTGGCTCGCCTGCTGCACGAGGACGTTCTGAACGAGACCCAGGTTGCCATGCACTTCGGCGACCGGATGCTGGACGATGCCCGGCGGTATGCAGGCACCCTTGTCGCGGCGTAATGCAGTAAGTCAGCCCTGACTATAATCGACCCGAGGGCAGCGATGCCCAGTGCCACCTCCCAGGAGCTTTTATGAACCGAGAAACACTCACGCTGCCCGATGCAGCCGTCCGCCAGGACCAGGCCCGATACGCGCAGCGCGCAGACGAACGTCCGGCTGAGCGCCCCAAGAAGAAGTTCAAGGCCGTGGGCCACGACATCCAGCTGGAGCAGGCGCAATTCAACAAGTTCCCCACGACGATCTACGTCGAGGGCGAGGACTTCACCGGGGTCATCACGCGGCGTGACAAGTTCACGATCACGCTGGCCTACGAGACGATCACCGGCAGCCCGGTCGAAGAGATCTTCTACAAGCACGCCATCGAGCGCGTGCGCATCGAACGGAACACGCAAGGGGCGAACTGATGTCGGCAGTTGCAGCGGTGCCGGCAACCCTGCCGGCGGGCGTAGCGTTGCCGGAGGAAGAGCCAGTCGCATACGACTTCGACGAGGCCTTCCAGACGAAGATCGCGGCGCTCTTGATGCGCGACACCAAGTTCGCGCAGATGACGGACGGACTCGTTCACGAGTCCTACTTCGAGAACACGGCAACCGGCGCCGTCGTCAAGGTGGTCAACCGCTACTTCGAGAAGTGGCGCAAGGCCCCGGGCGACAAGGTCACCATGAAGAAGGTGATGGGCGATGCGATCCGCGATCGCATGCTCCCGCCCGAGATCGCCAAGATGGCCATCGCGGTCATCCCGGGCCTCTACGAGACGGACGTCTCCGACCGCGACTACGTGGCCGACGAGGTCGCGACCTTCGCCCGCCACCAGGCCACCGCGAAGGCCATTCTCGAGGCCGTGGAGCTGATCGAGAAGCGCGACTTCGCGTCCATCGGCACGCTGGTGCGCAAGGCCCTGGACACGGGCGTGCAGGTCAGCCACGGCGCCTACAACTACGGCGAGATGGTGGCCGCGCGGACGCTGGAGCGCAAGGAACGCGCCGCCGGCACCCTCGCGCCCACCGGGATCACGAGCGGCTATGCGGCGCTCGACGACTACCTGTATCACAAGGGCTGGGGCCGCGGCGAGCTGGGCGTGCTGATGGGCGCCGCGAAGGCAGGCAAGTCCATGTCGCTGCTGACCTTCGGGGTCAACGCGATCGCCGCCGGCTACCGCACGCTCTACATCACGCTGGAGGTGTCGAGCAAGATCCTCGCGGACCGCCTCGACGCGAACGTCTCCGAGCGGGCCATGTTCGAGCTGGGCAGCCACCCGCACGAGGTCGAGGAGAAGGTCAGCGCCTTCATGGCGAAGGCAGCGCCCTTCATCATCCACGAGTTCCCGACGGGGACGATGAAGGCGTCGGACCTGCGCCGGCTGATCGAGCACTACAAGTCGCAGGGCATGGTGTTCGACCTGGTCCTGGTGGACTATGCCGACCTGATGGCGCCGGAGCGGGTGACCGACAACATCCAGGAGAACAGCAAGTCCGTCTACGTCAACCTGCGCGGCCTGGCCATGCAGGAAGGCTTCGCGATGCTGACTGCGACGCAGACGAACCGCGAGGGTGCCAAGAAGGCCGTCGCGACCATGACCGACGTGGCGGAGGACTTCAACAAGATCCGCATCGCCGACGTCGTCATCTCCATCAACAAGACCGAAGAAGAGGCCAGGCTCAAACAGGCACGCCTCTACTTCGCCGCGTGCCGCAACCAGCGGTCGGGCTTCACCGTGCGCATCGAGCAGGACATCGATCGGGCGCGCTTCATCAGCAAGATCCTCGGAGAAGAATGAATGTCGCAAAAACCTCACAAGGCGCTGGTGCAGTTCACCCGCGTCTATGGCACCTACGGTGGCGGTGACGATCGTCGCGCGCCCGACGTCTTGGAAGGCTACGCGTCGACTCGTGGCGCTGCAGAGGAGGCCGGCAGGGGCCGCGGTTGGTATGGCGGCCCAGGACGGGTCACCGAGGAAGAGGCAGTCGTCATCGATGGCAAGGTTTTCGTTCTTCGGTATGCCGACCCCATCGACCTGGACAGCACAAAGAAGGCCGCCGATGCAAAGCTGCGCGAGGAGACTATCGCGTCGCTCACAGCCGAACAGAAACGTGTTCTCGGACTATTGGAGAAGTGATGGAAGACCAGAAGCAAGACGACCAGATGGTCAACGTTCGCGTGCCCGACGCCGGCCCAGTGATCGGCTACGTGAGCGTGCGAGGCCTGCAGGCTCTCGTCAAGGGCACGCCGTGCACCCTGGCGGCGCGCCAGGCCGGCATCAACGTCGTCCCGATCGTGGGCAAGCGCATCGCCGACCAGGTGGTGGCCAACCACTTCGCGGCCGCCATGAAGCTGGGCGAGGCCGTCGTCGCGATCCGTAAGGCCTGTGAAGAGGTCGCGCCGGGCGAAGCGATGGATGCGATCACTCGCATCCGCGAGCTGGCCAAGCTGGGGGCGTGATGCAAGTCACCAAAAGCGAATCGACCACGGTGCGACTGAACGCGACGGACGTTCGGAATGCCCTTCATGACTACATCGTCAAGATCTTCCCGAGCGTTGAGACGGCTGGAGCGGTAGGCCAAATCGACGTCTATGGCGATCGTGACCGCGCCACCATGGCGGTCCTTCACCATGTCGAGGCTATCCAAGTGCGCTACGTGGTGCCTGTGAGAACCATCGGTGTTGAACCCTGAGCTTCAGCGCGCGCTCGACAAGATCGATGTCGAAGCCTACCTTGACCGGGAGGCGATCGACTACCGCATGTCGCATGGCACGCGCGGGCTGCAGCTCAACCTGCAGGAGTGCCCCTTCTGCCACGGCACTGGCCGCAAGACCTACGTCAATGCCGAGTCGGGCCTGGGCAACTGCTTCCACGGCAGCTGCTCGACACCGAAGTTCAACCTGTTCAAGCTGATCCGCGGCGTGAGCGGCCTGGCCGGGCCCGCGCTGGACGAGCACATCTTCTCGGTCGCTGCCGAGCAGGGCTGGCTCCCGAAGAAGGCGAGGGTCGAGATCGTCAAGCGCGACCTGGCACTGCCGAGCAAGACAACGTCGCTGCCGCTGCAGACGCCGGCCGGGCCGCGCAACCTGCGCTACCTGGAAGAGCGGGGCGTGCCGGCCGACGTCGCCGCCTACTTCAACCTCGCCTACTGCAAGGGCGGCTGGTATCGCTACGAGGCCGAGGGCGCGGAGAAGTTCGTCAGCTTCGACCGGCGCGTCATCATCCCGATCACGGACCTGGCCGGCACGCTGGTGTCGTTCCAAGGCCGCGACACGACCGGCAAACAGCTGCCGAAATACCTGTTCCCTGCGGGTTTCGCGGTCGCGGGCAGCCACCTCTTCAACGCGCAGAACTTCCAGAACGGGGTGACACGCCACGTGATCGTGGGGGAAGGCGCGTTCGACACGATCGCGACGCACATGGCGATCGACGGCCAGGCCGGGTTCGACTCGGTGCTGCCGATCGCCACCTTCGGCATGCACCTGTCTGGCGGTCCGGATGGCCAGGTTGCTAAGTTCGTCGAGCTCCGCGACCGCGGGCTGGAGCTGGTGACCTTCATGTGGGACGGCTCGAGGGATGCGCTTGCGGCGTCCGTCAAGTCAGGGCTGACTTTGATGGGGGTGGGGCTGAAGGTGCGCATCGCACGCCTGCCACTGGACAAAGACCCCAACGAGGTGCCTCCGGCGACCGTTCGGGATGCCTTCTATAAAGCGACTTCCCTCTCGCGGCTCTCTGCCGTGCGGCTGCTCACGGAAATCGCAAGGCTGTAGCGCGGTCAGCATTGACTGACTTTCTATAATGCTGGTGTAAGTCCCTGCGGGGCACATTTATGGGGGCGCAATGGCCAAGTTCATGATCGACTCGTGCTACCTACTGCACGAAGGCGGGACGAAGTTCTACCAATGCTTTCGGTTCACGGCAGAGGGCGTTGGCAAGTGGCCATTCCCACCAGGGGCCAGCAAGAGGGCGATCTCCCTCAACCATTGGGGCCCGCATACGGGCGCGCCAGGCCCGCGGCGTCCGGTCGAAGGCGGCCAGACGAAGCTACTGGATAACGACCAGTATCTCGGCCAGCGTTCCATCAAGATGGGCCGTGGTTACGAGCTGCTCCAGCTGTCCCACGAGAACACTGAGTCCTTTACGAGCCCCAATGCGCAGCTGAAGTTCCAGCAGGAGCTGACCAAGCTGGTCGGCGCCAAGACGCGCGACGAGATCCTGATCAAGCTCGGGATCGGCGTCGAGGCTACGCCCATCGCAGCCGAGGACGCAGCCCTAGCGCCGACGCCCAGTGCCCACAGTTCGCCCATCGCAACAGAGCCCGATTCGACGAGCGACCCTCGTTGGGGCTCCTGGTAAGGGGGACCTATGACCGCCGAGATTCTGAACATCGACGCATCGGCCGACGGCCGGCGCAACGCTTACACGTTCCGCTGCACGCCCATCGGCCAGCAGATGCACTACGCGGCCTGCCTGCAGCGCGTGGATGCCACGCAGCGCCCCGACGCACCCTCCGACTGGGCCGGGTGCAGGAAGGCCTGTGAGCAGGGTCTATGCCCTGCCAAGGGCATGCGCGAGGAAGAGCTGCTCAAGGGCAAGTCGGTCTACTTCCGGGCGCGCCAGGCACTGCAAGAGGCAGCCGAGAAAGCACGCACCTGGGTCGACACCTGGAAGAACTCGAAGCCCGCGGGCAAGCGCGAGAAGGGCTCGGTGCTGGACGCGATGGCATCGATCGACACCAGCTACGCGAAGGCCATCAGCGGGCTGACGACCGCGCCGGTGCTCGCACCCATCGAGGTCCGCCCCGAAGAGACGCCGCTGCAGGCGGCCCGTCGAAAGCTCGCCGAGCGCAAGGCAGCGGCCACAACGAATCATTGAAGGAGAAGACATGCTGATCGTGCGCGACGCCGCGAGCGTCTACAGGGCCATCGAGAAGATCGCGGCCACCCCGGGGAAGAACGACAAGATTGCCATGGTGAAGGAAGCCATGGGACAGTCGAAGCTGTTCGTGCGCGCCATCAAGGCCGCGCTCGACCCCTTCATCACCTACGGGATCGCCGCGCTGCCCGCGCGCCCCGATGCAGCCCCGGGCGCGAACACGCTCGACGAGGAGACCTGGTGGGAGATGCTCGAGCAGCTCGCCACCCGCAAGCTGTCGGGCAACGCAGCCCGCGACGCGGTGGCGCGCGCCCTCGCGTTTCTCACGCCCGAGAGTGGCGAGCTGCTGCGCCGGATCATCAAGAAGGACCTGCGCGCCGGCTTCAGCGAAGAGACCGTCAATAAGGCGGTCAAGGGCACGCTCCCGGCCTTCCCCTACATGCGCTGCAGCCTGCCGAAGGACAGCTACATCGAGAAGTGGAACTGGGGCGCTGGCATCGTCGTGCAGGAGAAGGCAGACGGTGAGTTTGCCAACATCAATCACGAGGTCGGGGGCATTGTGACGATCACGTCGCGCCAGGGCCGACCCATGGATCTCGGCCAGCTGGGCGCCCTCGTCGATGACATTCTCAACGCCCTGCCTGCCGGCACGCAAACGCATGGCGAGCTCGTCGTCTACCGCGATGGCCAGCCGTTGCCGCGGCAGGAGTCGAACGGGATCATGAACAGCATCGCGCAAGGCGGCGATCGCCCGCTGGGTCACGAGATTCGCTACCTGGCCTGGGATCAGATTCCCCTGTCAGCCGTGGTCGCCAAGGGTAAGCATGAAGTGCCGTATCGCGAGCGCCTAAAAGCACTGCTGGTCGGCATCACGGGATACAAGGGCGGCACGTCGACGGTGCGCCTGGTGCCGACGAAGATCGTTCACTCGAAGGCCGAAGCGCTGGCAATCTACTCGACCTACCTGTCGCAGGGCAAGGAAGGCGCCGTCATCAAGCACCCGCTCGCCATCTGGAAGGACGGCACCAGCAAGGACCAAGTGAAGTTCAAGCTGGAGGTCGTCGTCGATCTCCGGGTGAAGGGCTTCGTCGAGGGCACGGGCAAATACGCCGGCATGCTCGGTGCGTTCGAGATGGAGAGTGAGTGCGGCCTGCTCAAGACGAACGTCAACGGCCGCGGCGACGACATGCGGGCCGCGGTCTGGGCGGACAGGGCGGACTGGCTCGACAGCGTGCTTGCGGTGAGGGCCAACTCGATCATGCCGCCCAGGAAGGAGGGCGACCCGCACTCGTTGTTCCTGCCGGTGATGGTCGAGCGCCGGACCGACAAGAGCGAAGCGGACACCCTGCAGCGCGTGCGCGAGCAGTTCGAGGCGGCGGTGGCAGCATGAACGGCATCGGGATCGCCTTGGCGTGTGTTGCCATGGTGGGGCTGACTGTCTCCTGCACGGTTTCTATCGCGCGCTACGACGCACGCACGAACGCAGAGGCAGAAGCTTCATGGCAAACCTGGGAGACGGCTCGCGCAGCCGAAGGTTGCAAAGTCACGAGCTTCATCTCCACGGGGCGCGGCTACTTGCGTGAGGTCTACACCTGCCCTGATGGCAGAGTGGTTCTGGGGAGATGGAAATGACCGACTTCGACGCGATCGATACGGCCATCCTCAACCGCATTTCCAAGGGCGACAAGCCGACCTTCAATTCGATCTGGACCGCGGTGCGCGAACTGGCCGACGCGCTTGCGCCTGAGCCGAAACCCGGGCGCGGCCGTGGTCGCGAGGGCTGGCGCGTCGTCGATCGCCGTCTGCAGGCGCTGCGCAAGAAGGGGCGTTTGCACTACAGCCGCCAGACGGGCTGGGAGGTCGCATGAGCGAGCGGGTCATCATCCACATCGGTGGTCAGAACCCGCTGCTTCTGCAGCACGTCAGACGCTCGCGCGGCGTGATCACCCGTGCCGAGGTGGTCAACGGCGGCTGGGTCTACCGGCAGAAGGATGGCAAGTGCGAAGCGCGCGACCACAGTCGTGCCGTGAGCACCTGGGACCTCGACCCGCGCCTCGAGGAGACGCCGGTGCCGGAGCACCTGGACGGCGACTACGACGAAATCATCAATGAGGTCCTGAAAAAATGAAACTCGAAGACATCATCGCCACTGGCCGCCGCTGGGGCTTCTTTCCCGAACCGCCCGCCGGCAAGGGTATTCGGACGCTCTGGTTCCTATCACCCATCAAAAAGCCGGCCAACCGGCGAGTCGTCGCAACGGTGACGGTCGACGAGGAAACACTTGCCGATCGCACCAAGTTCGCCGCCATCATGCGCGACGCTCGCGCTGGGATGCGGCGCTACCACCGCATGAACCCCGCGGCGGCAACATGAGCCTACTCTCCTGGTTCCTGCTACTGATCGTCCAGAACGCGGCATTCACCTGGGTGAGCCGCGCCCGCAATAGCAGCTCGATCGCTTACCACGCGGTCGCGTCCATTTTCAGCAATGGCATCTTCTTCGTGAGTCAGTTCATGCTGATCGGCCTCGCGACACATCCGGGCATGGGCGCGCGCGAAGTGCTCACCCTGGGCGTCACCTACATCGCTGGCACCGTAACTGGCTCGCTGCTGATGCACTGGGTCGCGCTGCGCTATCTCGAACGGGGCAAGCGAAGGGTGGGCGCGTGAACGTCAACGACCTCCGCAAGCACCACCCCTTTCCCTGGCGCTCGTCCGAAGGCCCGGATGCCGGCCAGATTCGCGTGCTCGATGCGCAGGGTAACGAGATCCCCATCCTAGTCATGACCGACTTCATCGTCGGCATCACCACCAAGCTGGCAGAGCACCCGGTCCGGCCATAGGGGTCAGTCTCTCTATAATCGGTAAGTCACCACTGACTGACCAAACGAGAGACATCCATGAAATTCTTCGCATTCATCGCCTCCTTCTTTGCCGGCCTCAAGAGCTGGCTTGTCGCCAAGTTCGGGGGCGAGATCCGCCCGAAGGTCCAGGCCATCATCGACGTGCTGGAAAGCCACCCGAGCACGTTCACGGCACAGCTGCTCGACGTCTACGGCGACACCGTGAAGACCGCGACCGACGGTGCTACAGCCATCGAAAGCGCCCTGACGGCGGTGAACGACGTGAAGGTGGTAGCAGCCGATGCCGAAAACCTGGGCGAGAGCGTCGCGACCTTCGTGCACTACATCGGCACCGAGATCCATATCATCGCCGGCAAGCTGCACATCAGCGACGAGTTCGGCTCGATCGCGCTGAACTGGGGCGAGGCCGCCGCCATGAAGAACGCCCTCGAAGCCTGGGCCAAGAGCTACTTCACCGCGCCGGCGGCCGAGTAAGGCCATGGCGGTCATCACCCTCACGGGCCCGACTTGCGCCGGCAAGTCGACGCTCGAAGCCCTGCTGAGGCGCACTGGCGTGTTCTGCAACGCAATCTCACACACGACGCGCGCACCGCGGCCGGGCGAGGTTGATGGCCAGGCCTACCACTTCGTCACGCCCCGTGCCTTTCAGGCACTGCTCGACGCCGGCTGGTTCGTCGAGAAGGTGGACTTCGACGGCAATCGCTACGCGATGAGCAAGGGGGCAATCCGCCATGCACTCGACCAGGCACGTCACGTCGCGATCGTCGTCGACCCGCACGGCGCCGACCAGATTCAGGCCTGGTGCGAAGAGCAGGGCATCCCGTCGGCGGCCGTCTGGCTCGACACCGGCACGGAGACGCAGGCGCTGCGCTTCATGGAGCGCGTCGCGACCACCGACAACCTGGCGCCGCTCGTGACGCGCCTGGCCTCGATGCTCTCGGACGAGGTGCGCTGGCGCTACTTGGCGTCATCGAACCAGATCAGCCTGGAGCGCACCTACAACCTGCAGCTCTTCGGCATCGACCAGAGCAGGTCTGCCGAGGCCGTCCGCCTGGTCACCGAGCTCGCCGACAGCCTCTAAAACCCTCGGGTGCGTCCCTATAATGGGTCGCACTTGGAGGGCGAATGCAGCTTCTCAACATCGGCCGGGTGAGGGATCACCTCGGCCAATCTCCGCTTGTGGACGACCCGCTGTGGGCTTGCGAGTCGCACAAGGTCCAGTCGCGTGACCTGACGATGTTCGTCGCCCGCTGGGCGGCAAGGGAGCAGGGTCCCATCGCGAACACCGCGATCGGTGTGCTGCAGGCAGAGGCGATCAAAGACATCGTGCGCGGCCGTCTCGGCGGCACGCTGGCCTGGCTCGACTACCGCATCGACCAGCCGCGCTTCATGGCAGATGAACTGGTCGACGGCCTGGCGCGGCTCCCGCTGCCGCGCCGCGGCGCCTGCCTATTCGCCCTGGAGGCCAAGATGGGCCTGCAAGACGTCGCCGACCTGACCTGGAAGGACGTGCCGCATCGGACCGAGATCCCGCAGACGGGTCTGTGCCAGGAGGTGCTGCGCGCCCAGCCGCGGCACATCCGCCTCAGCTACGTGTTCTGGGAGGAGGTCGGCCCGCGCGTCGCCGCGCCGCTGCTCGAGCTGGACTACAGCGTCAAGATGGCCTTCGCGTGCGCCTGGCACGAGCTGCAGGAGAACTACGACGCGATGCTGATGGTCGACCGCCAGGCCGACGCTGTGAGCCTGCTCGAGATCGCAGGCGAGATCCGCCGCGGCGAACTCTAGGCCCGCGCCGGCCTGGCTGATCCTGCCGTGGCGATCAGGCCGCACGCGGCGATGAGACCGAGCACCCCGAAGACCATCATCAGGGTGCGCCCGTTCTCAGCCCGCCCCACGCGCGCCATCGAGATCACGCCGCGCTTGTCCAGCGTCTCGGTCAGCGGCAGCTTCAGGTAAGCCTGGCGCAGCTCGATGTCGCGCTCGTGCTCATCCTGGTAGAACATCTCGGTCACGCGCGAGGTCGGGTCGGCTGACGCGAACTGGATGTAGCCGTAGCCCAGCCCGAGGAGGGCGACCAGAAGTAGCAGCGACGCGAATAGCCGAACGTTCAATTTTCACTCCGAGTTGACATAAGAAAGATTAGAGCGCATCGCCCAGATCGGACATTTCGCGTGCGATCGCCGGCACGAATGCCAGCCATGTCGGCCCAGTTCGATCGATGGCTTCTGCCAGCGTGTAGCCCATGTCGGCAAGCCAGTCCGGCCGGTTCAGCACGAGCGCGACAGCAACCTTCTCGCCGGTCGACTGCGCGCTCCAGGCATCGCGGCCGCCGCGGCGCGCGTCGTTGGCTTTACCGAACAGGTGCCGAAACTCGGCGCTCTTGGGGTCGTTCATGCTGGTGGTAGTTCCAAGGGGCAGATCGCACTATAGTGGTCCCTGAATTTCAACCCGAAACGATGACCGACGAAACCTCCAACCTGGTGCTCGAGCACCTGCGCCACATCCGCGGCAAGGTCGACGCGATCGCCGATGACGTGCAGCTGCTGAAGACTCGCATGACGTCGATCGAGGCGCAGGTCGCGGGCCTGCACACTCAGGTCGCGCTGGTGCACGGTGACATGGCAACGGTGCATGGTCGAATGGACAAGATCGACATTCGCCTGACGCTCATCGAGCGCCGTCTCGAACTGGTCGAGCCGTAGCGTCACGGTTGGACTATGCCCGCGACACCATAAGCAGGTCGGTGCGCGGGTCGATCGCGGCACTCGAGAAGAACCCGGTCTCCACCAGGCGGCCGGCCGCCAGCTTCAGCTTGTAGCGGAACTTGCGCAGCTCGGCGATCTCGCTGCCGCACAGCTCGTGCAGCTTGGCCACGCTGTAGGGATACGGCTCCGCGTGGGTGATGTAGAAGCTGTGCAGCCACTTGGCCAGGGGCGACAGCTTCAGCCGCATCTTCCAGTCCAGGCGCGAGTAGGTCGCCGGCCCGAACAGGCTGATGATCTCGCGCTCGAGAAGGATCTCCCACTGCCGCAGGGTCGCCCCGCCGGCATCCTCCTTCCAGCGAAACGACCGGATCAGCGACCCGGTGTAGTTCTGCCGCGCGCCGGCGCCAGGTAGTTCAACGGTGACGGCCACCGCCGACGCCTTCAGCCGGTCGAGACAGTCGACCAGGCGCCGGTAGCTCGCGCTGTTCTTCGTCCAGCCCAGCTCGGTGAGCATCGAGTAGGCGGTGAACTGCACGTGCGTGCCCAGCGGGTGCATCCGGGCGATGTGCAGGATCTGCAGGAAGACATCCTCGTCGTCCTGCCGCAGCTCTTCGCCGGTGTAGGTGATCTCGATCCCACGCAGCGCCGCGATCGGCCGGCGCTTCAGGTTGTCCCGGGCCCCTGCCCTGACGTTGGCGACATTGAAGAGCGCCGAGCGGGCGAAGCAGTTGGGCAGGCCCCGAAGGTCGGCCGGCCAGATCGGCAGCTGGTCAGGCGAGACCGTCACGGTTGAACTACGTCGGGCGGGCATTCGGGCTCCGGCAGCTGGATGCGCGCGAGTTTGCCGTCGGGCGCCCTGCCCTGTCCATAGCGCAACGGTGACGCTGCATAGTGCAAGGGTGGCGTCTCATAGTCGGAGGGTGACACCAGCGTCCTCTCCATAGTCGAAGTGTGACGCCCTCCCCGTTCGAGCCATAGTCGAAGCGTGACGCCCGGCCTGGGCGAACCACCCTTCTAAAAGCTGTCTTTTCTCTGGAGTTATCCACAGGGGCGTAGTCCAACGGTGGCAAAGTTGTCCCGGTTATAGAGGGATTACCATTTATCAGCGGGTCACGGTTGCACTAGGCCGCCGTCACCGTTGCGCCGTCGCTCGCGCGAAACGGTCACCCTTGCGCCGTGCCTGCATTCTGCCGGGCGTCACGCTTGAACTAGCCCCCTGCCCTCACCCGCTCCATCTTCTCGGCGATCGCCTCGAGGATGAACCGGTGCATCGACATCGACGGCAGCGTGTGCACCAGGGCCATCAGCTCGAAGTGATCCGTCTCGGGCATCTTCAGGTTCACCTGCTTGAGCACCCGGGGATTGAGGCCATTTGCAGGCGCTGCAGGCTTCTGTCGCTGGGTGGGTGGCGGGGCTGGCACTGGCGGGGGCTGTGGGGCCGCGGCGGGCTCTTCCTGGGGCTGGTCGGCCGTCAGGTTGGTCTTCGCCTGCTCGACGAACTCTTCTGGCGTGCGCGGCGGTTTGATTCGGCGCAGCGTCCCCGTCATGCGGCCTCCTTCGCGGTCTCGAACATCTCTTTGTAGAGCCGGCGCATCTCGAACATCGCCTTCTCGTCGCCCTTCCCTTGCTCGGTCACCGCCAGGCCGTCGCGTGCGGCCCGCCTGAAGGCGACGCGATCGCGCAGCACGGCATCGGCCAGCTGCACGTTCGTCAGGTCGCCCACGACCTCGCGCATGTCGTCCGCATCGGTCATGGTCGCGTGGGTCGGGGCGCAGTTCACGACCACGTAGGCGCGCAACTTCTGGTTGAAGGTCTGGACGTCGCCCACCACCCGATCGATCGCGGCCAGGCCGTGGATGTCGAACTGGCTCGGCCGCGCCGGGATGAGCATCACCTGGGCGACGAGCATGGCCTGGCGCAGCTCGATCGAATCACGGCCGCCGGCGTCGATGACCACGTCGTCGTAGCGTGGCGAGAGCTTGCGCAGCTCCTCGGTGACGCCCTTCCCTTTCAGCTGGATGCAGCTGATCTTCGGCTCGACGCCCTCCTCCGTTCGGATCTCCGCCCATGAGGTGGCGCTCTGTTGCGTGTCGGTGTCGACCAGCAGCACGTCGCGCCCCGCAGCCGCCCGGATGGCCGCCAGGTTCGTCGCGATCGTCGTCTTGCCAGTGCCGCCCTTCTCTCCGCCAACGAGGACTATCATGCTCTCTCCTATGCTAGGGTATCAAAGCAGATGCCAGTGCCCCATGGGCTAGGCGATCGCAGGCGATGCCAGCATAGGACAGCGTGGTGTAGGAGAGGATAGCACCCCCTTCCCTGCCCTCGGCTAGGGTTTGCGATGCTAGGCTATGCCACCAGACCGATGCATAGCATATGAGAGGGGAGGGTAGGCGACCCTATGCGATGAGCCCGCATGCCACCATAGGCTAGGCTATCGCAGGCTATGCGAGGGGCATAAAAAAGGCGCCCACGAGGGGCGCCACTGAGGGGAAGGGGTGGCCTGGAGCCTAAGCTGCCTTGCGATGCGACGTGCCCAGCGTGCGCGCCACTGCAGCATGTGCTGCCTTGCGCTGATCGCGGAGCTTTCGCAGAACAGGGATGAGCGCCTCGACAAAGGCAGGCTCCGCGGCCAGGTCGATGTCCATGTCCTGCAGCTCGTGGTTCACCAGACGCAGCAGGTTCGCATCCTTCTGCGAGACCATCCGGGTCGTCATGATTTCCTCCAAGGTCTTGTAAGTCTCGGGGGTGTATTCCTTCATGACCAGGCGAAAGAGATAGACGGGATCGCCGTCGATGGCCTTGCACAGCGCGGCAATCTTGTTGATCGGCAGCTTCATCTCGCCGGTCTCGATCATCGTCATGATGTTGCCGGTGGCATAGCCGAGCGTGGACGCGACTTCCCTGCGCGTCTTACCGCTGGCATCCATCAGTCGCGCGATGTAGTCGGAGACGGCGCCCTTGTATCCCCGCTCGCGCTCCTTGACTACCTCCGTCGATCCCTTCTTTTGCGTGGCCATGCTGTTCTTCCTTCCTTCAATAAAGAGGATAAATGACCGCTTGGCGGCCCTGCTTCCCTGTGGGTAGCGAGGGCATTATATGAGAGTCAGCGCTGAGTGATCAGCTCTAGACGTGCCAGATATCGGGATTTACCTCTAGAAACTAGGGGGTCGCTTCTATCTGATCAGTCTCCCCTGACTGAGGGTGCACGTCAGACGACACCTACATTCTCCCTATAATGCAGGGGCTTCGAGACACCCCGTAACCATAGACTGCCAAGCAGTCAGCCCTGACTTAGGAGACATCGACAGATGGCCGGCCAACTAAACGGAAAAGAAGTCACGAGTGACGAGTTTGTTCGAGTCATGCAGTCAGCTGAGTCTGTAACACGCCTCGATATGGGGCTCGGCGACATCTACATCCTGAGGTTCAAAGCTGGCGATCGTGCCGCGATCGCGATGGACGGGCGCTACGCCCTGGTCGACATCGGCTGACGCATCGGCTGCTGTTGCAGCCCCGCCCCGAATCCGAGGGGCAATTTTTAGAGTTCGTTCATTGCAGCGAACGAAGGGGAGCGCGATGCGCAAGGACATCATGGTGGTTCGGGAGTCGATCGGAAAGATCGTCACGCTCCTGACGGATCGCAAGATCAACGTAACACAGCGTGGCACCGACGCATACGTGCGCTACGCTCCGGACGGTCAGGTTCTCCAGCTCAACGTCCCCTACCTGCCCGATGATGCCGACGATACGCTGATCGCGGCGATCCAGGGCTTTCTGGATCATGAAGTCGGTCACGTTCTGCACACCGACCACAAGGTCGTGGTGTCGGCCGCGAAGCAGGGCACGCGCATCAAGAAGATGGCCAACCTCGTCGAGGACGTCTACGTCGAGAAGATGATGGCCAAGACATTCCCGGGCAGCGAGTCGAACCTCGAGCGCCTGCGTGAAGTCTTCCTGAACCGGATGATCAAGCCCGAGCTCGACAAGGCGATCGCCGCGGGCGACACGACCTTCGCGTCTGGCTCGCTGATGATCGTGCAGTTCCGGGCGTGGGGCGGGCAGCGCGCGTGCGCTGACTTTCTGAAGGCGAAGGCTGCCGTCTACGACCCGCTGCTGGCAGACCTGCGCGACGCCCTGGGCGCCGACATCGCCGAGCAGCTCGGGCAGACCCGCAGCAGCGCCGACTGCCTGCACCTGGCCAAGCGGGTGATCGCCCGGATCGAACAGTGGGAGGAAGACCGCAAGAAGAAGGAGATGGAGCGCCGCCGCAAAGAGCGCGAGGCAGCCAAGAAGGAAGAGGAGGAAAAAGAGCCACCGCCGCCGCCCAAGGACGACCCCCGCGAGGAGTCTGAAGAGCAGCCGCCCAAGGAAGGGGAGGGCGAAGAAGAGCCTCCAGAGGAGGCCGAACCGGGCGAGGGTGGCGAGGGCGAGCCGGCACCCGAAGAGGGCAGCTCGGAAGAGGAGGGCGAGCCCGCCCCGGGCGACGACGAGGGTGAAGAGCCTGCCCCCAGCGAAGAGCCCACGGAAGAGGGCGCACCGCCACCCGAACTGAAGCCGTCGGGTGAGGAGTCCGCCGGCGAACCCGAGCCCGGGGAAGAGCCTGAAGAAGATGAGGGTGCCGGCATGGGCGCCAGCGAACCCGAGCCGACCCCTGAACCCGGGGAGAGCAGTGCGGGCGCTGAGGAGGAGGGTGAGGAGGGTGAGGAGGGCACAGCACCGTCTGAAGAGCCGGCATCGGCGGCCGCCGAAGAGGGTGGGGAGGAAGAAGAGGAGGAAGACCTCGGTCCCGAGCCGGAACCGTCGTCGCTGCTGCCGGCGCTGGACGAAGCCGAGGGGACCGACTTCAGCAAGGATCTGGCCAAGATTCTGGGCGAGGATTCCCGAGAGACTATGGTCAAGTCGGACTACTGCATCTTCTCCACCGAGTGGGACAAGGTCGAGATCTTCGAGCCGCCCGGCGCGGTGCCCGACCGCCAGGTCACCGACCTGGTGGAGACCACGACGTCGATGGTGGGCGTCATGGCCAAGAACCTCGAGCGCGCGATCGCCGCGATGACCAAGGTCGCCTGGAACCCCGGGCTGCGCCGCGGCCGCATCAACCCGTCCGCCCTGGCCAAGTCGGGCGTGGGCGACGATCGTCTCTTCCGCAAGCGCTACGAGCACCGGGCGAAGGACACGGCGGCGACCCTGCTGATCGACTGCTCCGGGTCGATGCAGGGCCCGAAGATGCGCACCGCTGCGCTGGCGGGCTACGCGCTGTCGATGGTGCTGGAGCGCCTTCGTGTGCCGCACGAGGTGGTGGGGTTCACGACGAGGATCTCCACCGAGATGGAGGCGGCACTCGACCGTGAGCGTCGCAGTCACGGACGCTCCGTGAACTATTCGCGGGACGAGTCGCTCTACATGCCGATCTTCAAGGAATTCCACGAGCGGGTGACGGCAGTCGTCACGCGCCGTATGGCTTACCTGGTCCCTGGCTACCCCGAGGGCGTGATGCGGAACAACGTCGACGGCGAGAGCGTGCAGATCGCTGCGCATCGCCTGCGCCAGCAGCGTGCCAGTCGGCACGTCCTGATGGTGCTGTCGGATGGGCGGCCGGCCTGCTCGCCAGGCTATGGGCTGAACGAGCACCTGCAGAAGGTCGTTCGGAACGTCGAAGCGAGCGGCATCGATGTCATCGGCATCGGCATCGGCACCTCGGTCGTCGAGCAGTTCTATCCACGCAACGTCGTGGTCGACGACATCAAGGAACTGCCGCAGGTCGTCATCAGCCAACTCGGAAAGTTGCTCTTGGCTGTGTGAGATTTTTCTCGCTCGCCCGTTGCGATAAGTCAGCCCTGACTGTATGATTGCCGAGAACCAGAGCGCATAGTTCGTTCTGTCGCATTTAGCTAAACCTTTTTTGGGGAGCACCTTTATGAGCGAAGTCGCCACCGTCGAAGAACTCGACACCCGGATCAGCTGCGAAATCTGTGGTGCCAAGTGCCACGGCATTCAGACGCACCTGAAGGATGATCACGCCGACTGGACATTGGCACGCTACGAGAAGGAGTTCCCCGGCAAGCCGCTGCTCTCCGAGCTGGCCAAGATGAAACTCGCCGAGCACCAGGCCGCAAAGAAGGCTGCCGCAAACCCGGCGTCGTCATCAGTCAGCACTGACTCGAAGCAGCGCGCTGAGACGAAGTTCTTCCATGAAGTCTTCGGGCTGGGCATGGTGCCGGCGGCGCTCAGCACCCCGTCGAAGGACGGGAAAAAGAAGGCACGGCCGATCCCGATCACGACGCTGATCAACACGCCGGAATCGCAGCCGATGGTGCCGGCGATCGACCCGAACTACGTCTTCAACCTCGACGTCCTCAAGAGCGTGATGCTTGCCGCCGAGATGGGCGTCGCGGCCTATCTCTGGGGCCACGCCGGCACGGGGAAGACCTCCCTGTTCGAGCAGCTGTTCGCGCGGACCAACCGCCCGATGATCCGGGTGCAGCACACCGCCAACATGGAAGAGTCGCACATCGTCGGCCAGTGGGTGCTGCGTGAGGGCGAGACGGTGTTCGAACTCGGCCCGCTGCCGCTGGCCATGATCAATGGGTGGGTCTACCTCGCCGACGAATACGACTTCGGCCGCCCCGAGGTGCTGTCGGTCTACCAGGCCGTGCTCGAGGGCAAGGCGCTGGTGATCAAGGAAGCTGACGCGAAGAACCGCGTCATCAAGCCGCACCCGAACTTCCGCTTCGTCGCGACGGGCAACACCAACGGCACGGGCGACGAGTCGGGCCTGTATTCGGGCACGAACATCCAGAACGCCGCCAACTACGAGCGCTTCGCCATCGTCGAGCGCATGCCCTACATGGAGCCCGAGCTGGAGGCACGCCTCGTGTCGCAGCAGGCCGCCATCGCGATTCTCGACGCGCGCAAGCTGGTCGACTACGCCGGGCGCATCCGCACCGAGTTCGACAACGGCAAGGTGACCTCGCCGATCTCCCCGCGCTCGCTGATCTACGCCGGGAAGATCGGGATGATCCGCGCCAACTACCGCATCGGCCTCGAGAAGGCCTACATCAACCGCCTGTCCTCGGTCGACCGAGAGACGGCATTGCAATTCGCCCAGCGCGTTTTCGGAGCTTGAGCATGACGGCAGTAACCAAAGAGCAGTTCGCCAACGACGGCAGCTATGAGTCGGTCGAGCGCATGTTGCGCCAGCTGGCGGGCAAGTGCTTCAAGCGCGTGTCGGGCATGGGTCTTTCGATGGACTTCGATGACTGCATGGGCATCATGAACGTCGGCTATGCCGAGTCCCTGCGCACCTGGGACCCCGAGAAGTCCAAGTTCGCGACGTGGTGCCAGTTCGTCGGGCTGCAGCACTTCAACCGCGCGATCGCGAAGGAAGAGCGCGAACGTGCCGAGATGGGCATGGTGTCCTTCACCGACATCATGGGCTCGAGCGAGGAGGGCAGCGACGACTTCACCGAGTTCTTCGCGGCCGCCGAGTCCGATGCAGAAGAGGCGCCCGACGAGCGACGGGCCCGGTTCGAGCTGAACATGGAGCGTCTGCGCACGCTGTCGCCGGCGGCCAAGCGCCTGGTCAAGGCGCTGATCGAGTCGGAGATGGCCGTCAGCCGCGAGATCGTCACGCTGCACAGCCTGACCCAAGCCCTGGGCATGGACCCCAAGACCGTCTCCGGCGTCTGCCGTGAGCTGAAGCACGTCTACAGCCTGACGAACCTGCGTGTGGTCGCGCCGGCCAGGCCGAAGGGCGAAGCGCAGGAGCAGACCGCGGCGTGAAACCCGTTTGCTATGGCATGGTGAGCATGCACGAGCCGGGCAGCCGCGTCTGCCAGGAATGCCCGCATCAGGCCGGCTGCTCCAGCGCGGCCTACCAGCTGCTCGACCGGCTGCCCGACACGCCCGAGGTGCGCACGACGCGCCAGCAGCTCGCAGCGGTGCGCGCAGCGACCGCAGACTCGCCAGAGGGGCAGGGGAGGGAGGTGCAGCGCAGCAAGCGCGGCGTGCTCAGAATCGCCCTCACGGTGGCCGAGTTGGCGGCGATCGAGCGGTTGCCCGCGGCGGTCGGTGCGCGCGTCAAGACGCTGGCCGAGCGTGGCTGGTTTGCGTTCGCCCGGGCCGAGCTCCAGGCCGGCCGCAACCCCGCCCCGAGCGGGACGATGAAGGTGGCGATGGACGCGCTGCTCGCCGGCGGCTGCACCCGCAAGGGACTGATCCAGGCCTTCGTCACGCAGCTCGGCATCAAGCCCGCGTCTGCTGCCGTGCAGGCTTCGGTGCTGGTCTCCGTGCTGGCCTTCGGGAAGATCGCAGTGGACAACTACGGGAAGCTGGTCCCGACGCCGAACAACAACTGAGAGACTGCCCCTATGTCAGAAGTCACGATCACCATGCCCAAGGAACTCACGGGCGAAATGCTGCGCGCGGTGCGTGAGCATCCACTCACGAAGGTCGAAGACCGCGACGAGATGAACCTGCGCATCGGCTGGCTGATCTGCGCCTGGGACGTGCTCGCGGAGCACCGCCGGCCGCCACCCGTGCCGTATCGACCGCCACAGCCGACCCCACTGGGGGCGATTCCCAACGATCCGAGAGTGAAGTGGTCCTGGAAATGAACCCCCTTCAGATCGCCCCATCGATTCGCTCCGACTTCTCGATCGGCGAATCCTCTGCGCAGATCCCGAAGCTGGTCGACCGCGCGAAGGAGCTGGGCTACAAGGCGCTCGCGCTCGTGGACACCATGAGCGTCTCGTCGATGCCCAAGTTCGCCAGCGCGTGCAAGAAGGCCGAGATCAAGCCCATCGTTGGCTGCACCGTCCGGGTCGTCAACGATCCCGCCGAGCGGGTGAAGGACCGCGAGAATGGCGGCTACCGCCTGAAGGTCTACGTCAAGACCGAGCGGGGCCTGCAGTCGCTCTACCGGTTGCTGACGACGGCGCTCCAGCCCGACCACTTCTACTATCACAGCCGCTGCTCGCTCGACGAGGTCCTGCAGCTCGAGGACGTGATCGTCACCACGGGCGACATGCACAACCTCTGGCACCGGCAGGACGCGGCCGCGATCGACAGCCACCTGATTCACCGCTTTGGGAACGACTACGGGGTGGAGCTGGTCGCGCTGAAGACGCCACTCTTCGACCGCCTGAACCGCACCGCCTGGGAAGTGGCACAGTCTCAAAGCCGCAACATCATCGTCACCCGGCCGGTCTTCTACCTCACGCCGGAGGATGCCGACAGCACCGACGTGCTGCGGGCGATCTCGTCCAACACGTCGGTCGACAGCATCTTCCTCCCGCAGCCCTACGTGCGCGACATGGCGCTGCTCGACCCCAAGGACTACCTGAAGCACCTGCAGGCGCTCGACGAGACGCTGGGCGCCAAGGTGGCAAGCCGCGGGCTGCACCACGTCAAGGGCATCGCCGACAACTGCACCTACGAATTCAAGAAGCTCCCACCCTCCATGCCCAAGATGGCAGAGGACGAGTTCGTCACTCTCTGCGGCATCGTGCGCGACGGCTGGACCGAACGCTTCTCGAAGACCGTCTGGGGCCACGCGCCGGCGCCCGCCGAGCTGCAGGTCTACAAGGACCGCCTCAGCTTCGAGCTGAGCGTCCTGAAGAAGATGGGCTTCAGCGGCTACTTCCTGCTGGTGCACGACATCGTCCAGTGGTCGAAGGACAACGGCATCCGCGTGGGCCCCGGGCGGGGCTCCGCCGGCGGCAGTCTGGTCGCCTACCTCATGGGGATCACTGACCTCGACCCCGTGCGCTTCGACCTCCTGTTCGAGCGCTTCATCAATCCCGACCGGATCGACTTGCCCGACGCCGACCTCGACTTCATGTCCGGGCGCCGGCACGAGGTGATCGAATACATCACCAACAAGTGGGGCAAGGATCACGTCGCGGGCATCGTCAACTTCTCCACCCTGGGCGCTGCGTCTGCGCTGCGCGACAGCGCGCGCCTGCACGGCCTGAAGCCCTACGAGTATTCGTGCTCGAAGCAGATGGAGAAGGAGCACGGGGTCGCGCTCAGCCTCGAGAAGTCCGCCGAGCTGGTGCCCGACATCGAGAAATTCAAGCTGGACCGCCCGGTGATATGGAACCACGCGGTGCGCATCGAGGGCGCCAACCGCAACCTCTCGCAGCACGCCGCGGGCGTGGTCGTCGCCGGCGAGCCGATCGTCAACCGGGCGGTGGTCTCCACCCAGCCGGGGCACGCGGTCATCCAGTGGGACAAGAGCCAGGTCGAAGAGTTCGGCCTGATCAAGATGGACATCTTGGGCCTGACGACGCTCGACGTGATCGATGCGATCCTCACCTACGTGAAGGAGCGCCATCACAAGACGATCGACACGCTGCGGCTGCCGCTCGACGACGACAAGACCCTGAAGGCATTCGCCAAGGGCGACACCGTGGGGGTGTTCCAGTTCACGGGGTCGGGCATGCGCAAGCTGCTCAAAGAGATGGCGATGGGCGGGCCGCTGACGTTCGACGATGCGTGCGCTGCCACCGCGCTGTTCCGGCCGGGCCCGCTCGACGCCGGCCTGTGTGACCGCTACGTTCAGGTGAAGCAGGGAGCCGCGACGCCCTACTACGAGCACCCCGCGCTCGAGGAGTGCCTCAGCGACACCTTCGGCGTGATCGTCTACCAGGAGCAGGTCATGAAGATCTGCCGGGTGCTCTGCGGGTTTACCCCGGGTGAAGCCGACGGTGTGCGCAAGGCCATCGGGAAGAAAGACCCGGTGAAGATGGCCGAATACGGGGAGCAGTTCGTCGCCGGCGCCGTCAAGGCAGGCATGGACAGCTTCCGCGCCGAGGCGCTTTGGGAGCAGATTCTGGGCTTCGCGGGCTACGCCTTCAACAAGTCGCACAGCTACGCCTACACGCTGCTCAGCTACACCACCATGTGGCTGAAGGTGAACTACCCGCTGGAGTTCTTCGCGGGCTCGCTGTCGGTGGTCGACGACTCGGACGCCCAGGCGATCCTGATCGCCGACGCGCAGAGCAGGGGCATCCGTGTGCTGCCGCCCGACGTGAACTACAGCAGCGCGCGCATCGAGATCAAGGGCGAGGACGAACTCTACGCGCCGCTGCAGGCCGTCAAGGGCATCAGCAGCAACGTCGCCGCGTCGATCCTGAAGCTGCGCGAGGCCACCTCGGAGCACGTCCACGTCGGGCCGCCCGTGGTCAGAACGAAATCCCCGCTGACGATGACGGACTTCGATCCGGCGCGCCAGAAGGAGATTTTGGGGCGGGTCAAGGTCAACGCCGCGCACCGCGCTGCGCTCGATAAGGTGGGCGGGTTCTTCTCGATCACCGGTGGCGTGCCCCCGACGCACCCTGACCGCTTGCGCGACCGACTGGCACTCATGCCCGGGTTCACCGTCGAGACGGTGAAGGCCGATCGGAAGCTCACCGTCGAGCACCTGGCCAAGATCAAGATCACCCGCCTGGTGGAAGAGGCGCGGACCTGCGAGGGCTGCTCGTTCAAGGGCAAGACGCACCCCGTGGTCCGCATGGGCGACGCGCCGAAGTTCATGCTGGTCTTCGACACCCCGAGCTACCAGGACGACCGGGCGGGCAAACTGCTCGCAGAGGGGAGCGACGAGCGCCCGGGCAACTACGAGGTCGTGCGCGCCGCGCTGAAGGGCATTGGGCTTCGGGTCGGCGACGGCTACTACACCGCGCTGGTGAAGGCCGCGAAGAACAAGGGCCAGAAGGAGCTGACGAACGAGCAGATCAACGGGTGCAGCAAGTTCCTGATGGAGGAGATTGCGATCCTGAAGCCGCCCGTCATCGTCGCCATGGGGAGCAATGCGGTGCGCTTCTTCGCGCCGGGTATCAAGGGCTCGCCGGCTGACCTCGCCGGCAAGGCCATCTATCGCAGCGATCTGGACGCAACCGTCATCTTCGGCATCAACCCGGCGTCGCTGTTCTTCGACCCGAGCAAAGAGGCGCTGATCGTTGCGGCATTCGACAAACTGGGCGAGCTTTTGAGCTGAGCCAGTAAGTCAGCCCTGACTATAATCGGTTCACTTACGGGGGATACATGACAGTCAAGATTCAACTCGATGCCGGGGCACTCGACCGCCTCTTTCCTGAGGGCAGCGAAGCCCGCGCCGACCTGGCGCGCGGTGTCGCCGTCTCGCTCTGCGAGAAGCTCGCGATCAAGGAAGTCAAGCACCTGTCGGACGGAGCGAAGCAGGCCGTAACCGATGCCATTCGTGGCGTGTGCCGCGACGACAAGCTGTTTCTCGGGTATGACGAGCACACCCACCGTGTTCATGACAACCTGATGGCAAAGATCCGCATCGCGGTGCGCAAGCAGGTTGACGAAGCGATCGCCGAGGAGCTCCGGGTCGCTGTGCGCGACAGCGTCGAAGCTGCCAAGCTCGACATCGCACCGGTGGTGCAGTCCCGCCTCGAAGCCTGGATGACGCCGGCGATGGACGAACGTCTGCGCCAGCGCGTCGCTCAAGTCCTGACCAACCTGATCTCACCGAAGGCCTGAACATGAGCGACGACGCCGTCATCAAGTCATTCATCGACCTCGCGCAGATGCGCCAGGACATCGCGATCAACCCGACCGACCTGACGACCGCGCTGCAGCAGCACGCGAGCCTGGCGGTGACCTACGGCCTGGCCGCGCAAGACGCCCGCCGCCAGCACGAGCGCTGGAAGACGGCACTCGAGCTGCTGGAAGCCAAGCTCGATGCCGAGCACCGGGCGACGCTGAAGGAAGAGAACCCGAAGACCACCGAGGCACAGGTCCGCTCGGCCGTCGTGAGCGACGCCCGCTGGCGCAGCGCCCAGACCCGCGTGATCGACGCGCAGCACCACTTCCGGCAGTGCGAGGTCGTCTACTCCAACTTCTCCCAGCGCGGCGACATGCTGCTGCAGATGGCCCGTGACTCCGCCCGGGAAATGGCCGGTGGCAGCGTCCGTATGCAGGTAGTGGCCGGCGCCATCGCGAACGGTTCGGACGGTCGTCAGCGCATGCTCGACAAGATGCAGGCGAATCGCGAAACTGCCACAGCTTCGACTTAGCCAGTAAGTCAGGACTGACTATAATCTAAGCGTGCAGATAGCACACTCAGAAAACTACCCACCACAGGAAATCAGCAACCATGACCTCCTCACTTCTCCAGGCCATTCGCGACAAGAAGCAGGCGATGTCCGCCGGCCGCAAAGAACGCACCGCCAAGATCCCCGACGGCCGCAGCCGCTGGAAGATCTTCGGCACCTGGCGCGCCGAGGGTGACCAGTTCTGGCACGACTTCGGCCAGCACTTCGTCAAGAACGCCGCGGGCGAGATGAAGGCGGTCTACATCTGCACCGACAAGACCTTCGGGCGTCCGTGCGGGATCTGTGACCAGATCTTCCCGGCGCTCAAGAGCGCGAAGCACAACGGCGACACGGCGCTCGAGAAGATTCTGAAGGGCGCCCTGGCCAACGGCCGCGTGCTGGTCAACGCCGCGCAGCTCGACGGCAAAGAGCCGAACAAGATCGTCATCCTGGAGCTGGCACCGACCGCGTTCGGGATGCTGATGACGGCGATGGAGGAATACATCGACGCCGGCCAGGACGTTCTGAACCCGACGACGGGCAAGGACTTCACCTTCACCAAGGAAGGCACGGGGCTCGATACGAAATACACCGTCGGCGTCTCGGCGGCGTTCGTGCCCTGGAAGAGCGAGATCAAGCTGAACGACCTGGACGAATACGTCAAGCAGGAATCCAGCGATGCCAGCCTGCGTGCGCTGAACACCGTGCGCCAGGTCGCGGGCCTGCTGCCGGCGCCGGCCGCCGCGTCTTCCGCCGCCGCAATGTCGACGGTCATCGACGAAGAAGAATACGCCCCCGCCCGCATGCCGGCCAGCGCTCGCGCAGCTGCCCCGGCTCCGGTCGAAGAGGTGGAAGACGTGACCGCCTCGGTTGGTGCCAGCGAAGAAGACGAAGAAGCTGCAGCGATCGCCGCAGCCGAAGCGGAACTCGCCGCGAAGAAGGCAGCGATCGCCGCCAAGAAGACCGCAGCGGCCGCACCGAAGCCGGCTGCACCCGCGCCGGCACCCGCCGAAGCTGCGGCCGTCGAGAGCACCGGTGACCCGGACGTCGACGACCTGCTGCGCATGCTGGACTAAGCACCCCTTTCCCCGTGACCCCGCCGAGCCTACGGGCTCGGCATTTTTCTCTCCAGGGAAAGCTGCTGCATGTCTATCACGATCGACATCATCGACGGCAACTCGATCGCCCACGCCTGTCACGAGGCACCCCCGCTGACCGTCAATGGGATGCAGGTGCAGGCCATCTACGGCTTTCTGCGCACCCTGCGTTCGATGCTGCGCGAAGCGCCCTCGAAGCCGATCGTGCTGTGGGACGGCACCGCGCAGTTCCGCTTCGACCTCTACCCCGACTACAAGATCCGCCGGCGCACGCCGGGCGACGCAGAGCACGAGGCGAGTCGCGCCGCGTTCAAGAAGCAGGGGCCGCTCCTCGAGAAGGCACTCGAGTTCCTGGGCGTCATCCAGATGCGCAGCCCGCTGCTCGAGGCGGACGACCTCGCCCACCACCTGGTGCAGGCGATGCCCGGCCGGAAGATCCGCATGGTCACGGGCGACCGCGACTGGCTCCGGATGGTGCGGCCCAACTGCTCGTGGCACGACCCGATCCGCAGCCGTCGGGTGACGACGATCAACTTCCTGGACTTCACGGGCTACCACAGCCCGGATGAATGGGCGCAGGGCAAGTGCATCACTGGCGACATGGGCGACGACGTGCCCGGCATCAAGGGCATGGGGGAGGGGAGCAAGGAAACGCCCGTCTTCATCGCGAAGTGGAAGACCGTGCAGGCCTTCTTCGACGCGGTCGACAACGGCACCTACACGCCCAAGTCCCGGGCGAGCAAGACGGCCAAGACGCTGCACCCCGAACAGTTCCTGGCCAGCCCCGAGGGCCGCGCGATCTTCGCGCGCAACGTCAAGCTGCTCGACCTGCGGCACGCCCGCAAGCCCCTGCCGGGCGAGGTCGTCACGACCCACGGGGCACCACAACCCGAACGCTTCAAGGCGCTGTGCGAGCGCCTGGCATTCCTGTCGATCCTCAGAGAGCTGCCGGAGTTCCTGCAGGCCTTTGGGGTTGACCGGGCGAGCACAAGCCCCGCGCTTGAGGCCGCCTGACACCACCATCTGAAAGACAATCATGACTCTCGACGCAGCCGCACTCGCGGCACTCTCCGCAGGTCTGGAAGACCTGCAAAGCGAAAGCGGAGAAGTTCTCGAGCCGAAGTTCTGGCTCGACCTGGGCTACGCGCCGATCAACAAGATCCTCAGCGGGGACTACACCCGCGGGTTCCCCTACGGCCGCATGATCGAGATCGCCGGGCCGTCTGCCACGGGCAAGACCCTGATCGCTACCCTGGCGATGATCGTCGCACAGCGCGCCGGCGGTATCGCGATCTTCGTGGACTGGGAGCGCAGTTTCAACAAGACGTTCGCCGAGCAGCTGGGCCTCAATACGGCGTTCCCCTACTTCATGTATGACCGGGCGAAGACCTGGGAGTCCGGCAACACGTTCGCGATGCAGATCGCCGAGCGGGTGCGCGAGAAGAAGCTGATCGCGCCCGAGGCACCGATCGTCGCAGTGCTCGACTCGATCGCCGCTGCGGTGCCCAAGTCCGTGATGTTCGATGCCAAGGGCAACAAGCGCGGCATCGAAGAGCTGTCCATGAACGACACGACGGCGCTCGCCCGCATCACCAGCACGACGCTCAAGTCCGTCAACCAGTATGTCGGCGACTTCGACATGACGGCGATCTACCTCAACCAGATCCGCACCAAGCCGGGCGTGGCCTATGGTGACCCGCGCACCACCCCGGGCGGCGGTTCGATGGAGTTCTATGCCTCGCAGCGCCTCTTCACGGGCCGCAAGAAGATCATGGAAGGCACGGGCTCGGACAAGGAATTTAAGGGCTCCTTGATCGGCCTGGAGACGGTGAAGAACAAGCTCACCCGTCCATTTCAGGAAACCAACCTGCGCCTGATGTATGACGGCGAGGAAGGCAAGGGCATCGCCAAGTTCGACTTCACGCAGGGGATGATCGAGCACCTGGTGGAGCAGAGGGCGCTCCCGATGGACGGCAAGATGATCGTCTTCGAGGGAAAGAAATACTACGCGGGCGTGCTCGCAAAGAAGATCGACGCCGAAGGCAAATACCCCGCACTCGTGGAGATGCTGCCAGTTTAAGTCGACGGGGCTGCTGCTGACTATCATGAATCGATGATGCAGCAGCTTAAGTTCTCCTATCCACGTCGCGGCCTAGTCGGGAGCTTCAACACCTTCAGGCTCGGGCTCGCGCCCTCCCGCAATCTGAAGCCCGGCGAGCAAGTGGAGCTCGTCGCAGCCCGAACGGGCAAGCACCTGGGCTATGCCACGGTGCAGTCGCTGCACACCGGGTCGCTCGACACGATGGCATCGGCGCACGCAGCGCTCGCCCACAACTGGAAGGACCACCCAGCCGAGCAACGCGCGGAGCTGTTGAAGGGGTCCATGAAAAAGCGATACCCGCCTGGCCGCTGTGCTGATGATTCAGCGGTCACGGTCATTTATCTGGAGGCTTCATGAACGTCTACCGCATCACCTACCCCGAGTCGTTGGTGGCGGCTTCCCCCGACACTTGGAGACCCGTCTTCCGAGCGACGAAAGAGGCAGCGCACGTCACGGCAAAAGAGACGGTGAACGCTGCCTACTGGACTGACGTCTACATCGACGAGCTGGCGGTGGAAGCTGACAAGGGGGCGCTCATCACGGCATTGAATGGCTGCGGCATGTCGAACCCGAAAGTCCTCAAGTCCTGGACGCTCACCGAGCGTGGAGGCATGCACGAGTGCGAGAGGGCCGAAGCGTGAGCGCCCCCGACGACGAATCGATCGGCGAAAAGGACGCCTGGAATCGGGGCTACATGGCGGCCTCGCACGGCCGCAGCGAGACGAGCAACCCCTACGACGTGAACTCCGACCAGCACCTGTCGTGGAACGACGGCTACCAGGCGTGGGTGGACGAGAACGAGGGGACCGACGAATGAAGACGATCATCGCCGGCAGCCGCGAGATCATGGACTACGCGACCGTGCGTGACGTGGTCAACGATCTGGTTTGGAATCGTGCCTGGGATATCACCGAAGTCGTCAGTGGTGGTGCCAAGGGCGTCGACCAGATGGGCGAGACGTGGGCCAACCGCAACCACGTGCCGATCAAGCAGTTCATTCCCGACTGGAACGGCTACGCGGGCATGCGTGCCGGCCTTGTGCGCAACTCCAAGATGGCCGACTATGCCGACGCATTGATCGCGATCTGGAACGGTCACAGCACTGGCACAGAGCATATGATTCGCGTCGCTCGCGAGCGTGGCCTGAAGGTGCACGTCGAGATCGTCAATGGCTGACACCAAGATCGGCGAGGCCAAGCCCGACCCCTCGGGGCTGTGGACGTCCCGGGTGGTCCGCCGCGATCGCAAGTTCTACGGCGAGATTCGCAGCTACAAGCGGGTCAAGCTGGCCGTCTACTGGGCGCACCGCCGCACCGACGAGGAGTTCAGGGAGCTGGAGGCCTGGGCGGTCGATGTCGACACGATCGCCGCCTTGAAGTCCTACGCGGTGACGCACGTCGGCATCCTGGTCGAAGACGGCCGCCGCTACCTCGCGCCAATCAGTCTCTTCGGCCCCGCGGGCAAGGACGTGGGCGTGCAGGTGCTCGACTACTCCAAAGCGAAGGGCAGGGCACCCGGGGCGAAGGGTAAGTTCGGCGCGCTGCAGTATTACGTGCCGATCGCGCTGTTCAAGGCGCACATCCCACCCATCGAGACGCGCGAAGAGACGCTCTTGGAGCGCATGCGTATTTCTGCTCGAAAGAGGTAGTCAGTCCTGACTTAGTCTACCTATAATGTGACCTCATTGATACCAACCAGATGAAAGGTCAAAGCATGAGAGACGAACGGGGTTACGCGATGGGTGGCGTGCTGTCTGACGACCAGGTTCTCGCCATGTGGGATATGGCGCATCGTCGGATGATCGACAAGGTCCGGGTCGTCGACCCGTCGGGCTTCACCCCGCACGAAGACAACGAGCTGATGCGCATGGCCGAGTTGCCCCACTGCGGCATCGACATGATGGCCCACTTCCTGCGCAAGACGCCGCTACAGATCTCGTCGCGGCTTGCCTACCTCAAGGGGCGCAAGGCACCCGAGAAGGTCGTCACGATCAACATCAACGGCGCCTTCGACACGGCAATCGTGGACGTGAAGAAGGCTGCGGAGGCCGCCAAGGCAGAAGCTCACCACCCGGGCGCCCTCACGAAGGACGGCTGCGTCTCGGCCCCGCCGAAGGCGCGCACGCACGCCGCGGTGATCAAGGCATGGGCGGACGGTGCCGACATTCAGTCGTTCTATGCCGGCGCCTGGCGCGAGGACCCGCACCCGGCGTTCAGCCCGAAGGTCTCCTACCGCTTGAAGCCGGCGCCGCTGCCGAGCGCCGATGACCTGGCGAAGGCACTGCTGTGGCAGTCCATGAACCCTTCCACCTTCCTCAAGACCGATCCGGGCGCCGCGCACTACGACACCGTCATGGCGCAGGTCAAGGCGCACAACAAGCCGCTCACCTCGCTCGTCGCGTGATGGCGCAGCAGCACCACGAAGCCATGATGCCCTCCTGGACCCGCTCGGCATGGGCGCTCATTCTCGTCAGCGACGGCATGGGTGACACCATCGTCGCCGGCAGTTTCGGCATCTGGTCCGACGTGCAGGAGATTGGCAACAACCCTGCCGAGATCGGCCTCCCCTACGACATCGAAGCCACCGGCAGCGCGCCGGGCTTCTACCTGTGGGAGGGCACCGTGTCGTTCGATGGCCTGGACGGCATTGACTACGATGGCAATGCGAAGCACCTCACGTGGGAAGAGGCAAAGCCGTGGTTCGACAAGGGTGCTGAAGCGCCGGAAGCCGACACGTCGACCGACGGCACGGTCACGCTGCTCGCTTGATCGCCGCCACCGCGGCACTCTGCCTCGCGCTCAACGTGTATCACGAGAGTCGCGGGCAACTGATCCCGGGCCAATACGCCGTCGCGCTCGTGACCATGAACCGTGCCAAGGTGCTGGGGAGGGTCTGCGCGACGGTGTTCGCACCGAAGCAGTTCAGCTGGGCCAACCACGGGGTTCACCGCACCCGTGCCGGCTGGGTCATCCCGACGGCCCTACAGCCCCGTGACGAGGGTGCCTGGCAGCTCGCGCAGACCATCGCGAACCGCACCCTGGGCGGCCGCATGCCCGACTTCACCTGGGGCGCCACCTTCTACCACACGACCGCCGTCTCCCCGGCCTGGCGGCATGCAATGGTGGACATCAAGACGATCGGCGACCACCGTTTTTATGCGGTGCCGCAGTAAGTCAGGGCTGACTCGCTACCTATAATCGACACATGCGGGGCGACTGCCCCGCGCTTTTATCGGGGAGGGCTTATGAAGCCAGCATACGGTCTCGCGGCAGACCTCCATTTCCATAACTGGTCTGCGTTCTCGACGGTGAACCTCGACGGGTTGAACAGCCGTCTCGCGGGCCAGATCGAAGAGCTCCACCGCCTGTGCGCCGAGACGCGTGCCGCCGGTGGCCAGATCGTGGTGCTCGCGGGCGACATCTTCCACGTGCGGGGCTCGGTGGCACCCTCGGTGCTCAACCCTGTGCGTGATGCCATCTTGCACGAGGTCGGCGCCAACCTGATGCAGTTCTACATCCTGGCCGGCAACCACGACCTGGAAGGCAAAGAGGCGACCCGCATCGGAAGCGCCGTCACCGCGCTTGAGATGGACGGCGTGGTCGTCATCAACGAGCCTGAATACGTCGAATATATCGGCGGCGGTGCCTACTTGGTGCCCTGGCATGAAAAGATCGACGACCTGAAGAAGGCCATCGAGTTCGGGACGCGCAGCTGGGAGCGCGAGGACACCGACCTGATCCTGCACGCCCCGATCGACGGCGTGATCGAAGGCCTTCCGCCGCACGGGCTGACGCCGGAATACCTGGCCGGCCTGGGCTTCAAGCGCGTGTTCTCGGGCCACTACCACAACCACAAGACGTGGAAGTTTGAGCGCCCGTGTGTGATCAAGGGCACGCCCGGCTTTGGCACGACCCTGACGCAGGTGACAAGCATCGGCGCCCTGTCGCATCACAGCTGGTCGGACATCGGCAGCAAGGCGGGCTTCGTGCTCGTGCACCCCGACCGCATCGACTGGCGCAAGTCGCACCTGCCGGCCTTCATCGACCTGGGCGAGCTCGTCGAGGTGGAAGAGGACGACCTCTTCCAGGCCGTCGACGGGAACTACGTCCGGGTGAGGGTCGAGGGCAGCAAGGTCGCCGAGATGAAGGCGGTCGTCGAAGACCTGAAGGGTCTGGGCGCCCGGGGCGTGATCGTTCAACCGACCCCCGCGGCTCCCGTGCGTGAGCGTGCAGATGGGACCGCGCTGAGCGCCAGCGTCGCAGCGGGGGCGTCGATCGAAGCATCGGTCGGCGACTTCATCAAGACGGCGAAGCTGGTCGCGGCCGAAGCGCTGGTGACGGCCGCGGCGATGAACGTGCTCGAAGCCGCCGCAGAACTGGAGACCGAATGAAGATCTACTCGCTATCCATCGACAACTTCCTCACGATCGGGAACGCCTGTCTGCAGCTCGCGAGCAAGGGCTTGAACCTGATCGACGGCGTCAACGACGAAGACAGCTCGGCCACCAGCAACGGGGCGGGCAAGTCCAGCGTCGTCGATGCGCTCTGCTGGTGCCTGCACGGGGTGACGGCACGCGGCGCGAAGGGAGACGCGATCGTCAACAACGTGGCCAAGAAGGGCACGTGCGTTCAGATTCAAATGGGCGACGAGGTCGTGATCTATCGGGTCACCCGCTACCGCAAGCATCCGGAGCACAAGAACCAACTTCGCATCGAAATGCGAGCGGTCGGCACGAGTAACTGGGCGGACCTCAGCAAGGGCACCGAGGCGGAGACGCAGAAGGTCGTCGACCAGGCGCTCGGGTGCACCTACGAGGTCTTCGTGGCGGCCGTCTACGCAGGCCAGGAGAAGATGCCCGACCTGCCCAACATGACCGACGCAGAGCTGAAGCGCACGATCGAAGAAGCAGCCGGCATGCGGCGCCTGGAGCGGGCGTTCGAGATCGCCAAGAGCCGGCGCACCGCCGCTGTCGGGGCGCACAGCACCGCCGAAGACAAGCTGACCGTGCTGCAAGCCCGCAAGCTGCGGATCGAAACCGACCTCGTCGATGTCGAAGCCCGGATGACTGCCTGGGCCGACGGCCGCAAGACAATGATCGATTCGGCAGGACTGATTGTCGAGGTCACGCACGAAAAGCTGCGCACTGCGCGCGTCGCTGTCGGTGCGTGGGACCCGACCCGCATCGAGCTCGAGGAGCAGAAGGCCAAGATCGACGTCGAGCTGGCCGAACACAGCAAGAAGGCCGCGGCCGTCAAGGCGGCGAGCGATGCTGCCGCGGCCGCCGACCGGGCGATCGATCGGGCGAAACTGTCGACTGCCACCAGCGCGGTCGCTTCGCTCCAGAAGGACCTCGACAACGCGCCGGCGGCCATGGCCAAGCCCTGCGGGGAGTGCGGCAAGGCACACACCGCCGACGAGCTGGAGACGTTCACCGCGCACCTGAAAAAGCGGCTCTCGGACGCGCAGCTGACGCTCGGCTTCATCAAGATCGCCGTCACCGAGCAGGCCAAGACCGCGGTCGCCGCCAAGAAGGCCGCCGAGAAGGCCGCCAGCGAGCTTCCGGACGTGTCGACCCTGGCCGCTACCCGCCGCGAGCTGGAGAAGCGCCTGGGGCGCACGGCAGAGCTTGCTGCGGCCGTCGAACGCACGATGAAGGACCATGAGGCCGCCAAGGTCACGCTCGCGCACCGCAAGGCCGAGCCGAACCCCGATGCCTCGCTGCACGCGACGCTCACGAAGCAGCTGGCCGAGATCGCATCGGAGCTGGGCGGGGCACAGGCCAACGTCGACAAGCTGCTCGTCGAGCGCGAGGTTGCCGAAGACGTGGTGAAGGTCTTCGGGCCCGCCGGCGTGCGCGCGCAGATCCTCGACACCGTCACGCCCTACCTGAACACCCGCACGGCGCACTACCTCTCGGCGCTAAGCGACGGGAACATGGTCGCCACCTGGACGACGCTCACGAAGAACGCCAAGGGTGAGCTGCGGGAGAAGTTCTCCATCGAGGTGGAGCTCAAGACCGGCGGCGACTCGTTCACGCTGCTGTCGGGCGGGGAGAAGCGCAAGGCACGCCTCGCGTGTGCCCTCGCGCTGCAGGACCTGGTGGCATCCCGGGCGGCCAAGCCGATCGAGCTCTGGATCGGTGACGAGATAGACGCAGCGCTCGACCCGGCCGGCCTCGAGCGCCTGATGGGCCTGCTGGAGCTGAAAGCGCGTGACCACGGCACCGTCATCGTCATCTCGCACAACGACATGAAGGACTGGATCGATCGAACGACGACCGTGACGAAGGGGACCGATGGCATCTCGACGGTCGCGGGGGCGATGGTATGAACGACACCGAGATCGCCCGGGTGCTCGGGATCGGCGACATCAATCCGGCCGAATGGCAGTGGATGCAGGAGAAGGTCGCGCGACTCGTCAGTGGCCACATTGCAGAGGGCGACAAGTGCCTCGTGACGGTGAGCGGGCCGCGCAAGCTGCCCTGCACATTGCGCGCTGGCAAGGCAGCGCATGTCGGCATGCCTGTAGCAGTCCCCTTCATGGGTGGCGAACAACTGCTTGTCCAGTCGGTCTTCCATCACATCGCTCGCGACACGGTCTTCGTCAGCCTGTCCGCTGCGTGCGCTCGTCTCGCCCGACAGAACGTCAAATCTGTGGACCTGAACTTCGTCGAGGCTTGCGCCATCTTGGAGGGCTTCGACGCCTGGGTGGCGAAGATCATCGAGCAAACGCCCGGTGCTGCCGATCGCATAACGGGGCGTGAAGAAATGCGCAGGCTGGAAGAGGCTGCAGAACAACGCGAGCGCGAGTATGAAGCCACGCGCCCGGCACTTTGGGGGACCTGGTAATGGACTGGCTAATGGACGACGACCACCGCATGCTCGGGCCGGTCGTCAACTCGATCAACCGCCTCTGCAGAAGCGAGCCGATCCCGGTGCAGTTCTATGCGCCGTCGGTGATCTTGCGGGTTGAAGAAACAACGGCAGACGAGAACATCGCCGGGACGTTCACCCACGAGGGCCCGGCCTACCCGGTGCTGGTGGGCGCACAGGACTACCCCAGGCCGATGCTCTTCTTCCGGAAGTTCACCCCTGCCACGGGCAAGGTGAGTGGCGGCAATCGCTACTACATGCCGATGCGCGAGGCATGCGACCAGGTGGTGGGCCTGAGGGGCGCGCTGGAGGCCATGCTCGGTGTGCCGATCCCATCGAGCGAACTGCCCCGCACATTCGGGCCGCCGGACCCGCCCAAGCAGCCGCCGGAGCCGCTGTGGGAGAGGTATCCGTTCACGCCATCTGTATTGGTAGGGGCGTCCTGGGTGCCATTGCCACCACCGCCTGCCGCGCCTGTTCCTCCGCCACCCGCCCCGAACCCCGTGCCTGAGAACCCCTTCGAACCGGAGCCAGGGCCAGAGACGACAGTGGAAGTGCCGGACCTTCCCATCATCAAGGACCAGCCTGCCGAACTCGACGACGACCTGCTGCACGAGATCGCCGATGCCGCCGACATCCACCCCGAGGGGTGGGGCGCCTGGTGAAACCCAAAATCTGGCGCCGAGAAAAGTCCGTGCGCCCAAATATGTAACAAGGAAACCCATGAACCCCACCGTCACCATCGTCGGCATCGACCCGAGCTTTCGCAACACCGGGCTGGCACGCGCCAGCTACGACCTCGTGACCGGCGAGTGGCAGGTCACGCACCTGCTGCTGTCCGAGACCGAGAAGGGCAAGGCCAAGCTCGTCCGAAAGTCCAGCGACGACCTCTCGCGCTGCAAGATTCAGCACGACGCCGTCGTCGCCTTCTGCAAGGACGCGCACTTCGCGGTCGCCGAAGTCCCGAGCGGGGCGCAGAGCGCTGCCGCAGCCTTCAGCAACGGGGTCTGCTGCGCGGTGCTTGCCGCGGTGCCGTGCCCCCTGATCGAGGTCAACCCCACCGAGGTCAAGCTGGCGAGCGTGGGCGACAAGTGGGCCGCGAAGGAGCAGATGATCGAATGGGCCGTCGCGCGCTTCCCCAAGGCCGGCTGGCTCACCCGTAAGCTGAAGGGCAACGTCGAGCTGGTCGCCAAGAACGAGCACCTGGCCGACGCCTGTGCCGCGATCGCCGCCGGCCTCAAGACCCAGCAGTTCCTGCAGTCGACCGCGATGCTGAAGGCCGCCATGAGGATTGCTGCCTAAAAGTTCGCCTTACATGGTAAGTCAGGCCTGACTGACGTAGCATCGCTGCCCCTTTCCGATCGATAACAACAGGAGTTCCCTGAATGCATTCCTCATGGGACACGCCGGCGCGTGTCTACGCCCCGGGCATCGGTGACGCCGTCGCCGACCGCACCGTCAACCGCAAGCTCGACCCCACCACCCGCCAAGAACTCCCGGCCTGGACCGAGAAGGGCGCCGACCCGCGCCCGTTCGCCCGTGAAGTCTGGGCAGACGTCGCCAAGCGCGTCGCCCTGGGAAACACCGGCCTGCGCGACCAGGACGCCCCGTTCGAGTTCGAACCGCTGCACCACCACCTGCGCCAGGCATCGCTGCTGATGTCGGGCCGCCACCTGCAGCACGGCGACCTGCACCAGTCGACCCGCAACCAGGAAGTCTTCACGAACTGCAGCACGGCCGCCGCCAGCTTCCTCGAGTTCTACCTGCTGCTCAACGGCTCGGGCGTCGGCCGCAGCTACGACGACGCGATGATGCTCGTCGACTGGCGCAAGATGCCCAAGGTGCGCGCGTGCCTGCGCCCCGACCATCCGGACGTGGTGAGCGGCGAGATCGCCGACCCGAACGACGAAAGCTACGGCGACTACGTGCACATGCACGTGATGCATGTCGAAGACAGCCGCGAGGGCTGGGCGAAGGCGGTCGAGAAGATCGAGTTCATGACCTGGCTCGGCGTGCACCGCGACGACGTGCTGCTGATCGACTTCTCGGATGTGCGCCCCCGCGGCGCCCCGATCGGTGGCATGCAGAACCGGCCGGCCAGTGGCCCGGGCCCGCTGATCGAAGCGATCCGCAAAACCGCCAAGCTGCGCGACGCCGGCATGGAGCCCTGGGAGGCCACCATGCACGCCGACCACTACTACGCCGAGTGCGTGCTGGTGGGCGGGGCGCGCCGGGCTGCCCGCATGGCGACGAAGAGCTGGCGCGACAAGAGCGTGCTGCGCTTCATCGACATCAAGAAGGGCGGGGTGCTCTGGAGCTCCAACAACTCCATCACGGTCGACGAGGAGTTCTGGGAGGGCGTGCGCAACGTGAAGCGCTTCGTCGATGCGGGTCACACGCGCATTGTGGCGACCGACCTCGAGTGGCATGCCTTCAAGGTCTTCCAGGCTACCACCAAAGCCTCCTACTTCCACAAGACCGGCGAGCCCGGCTTCATCAACGTCGACAAGCTGACGCAGAAGAACGAAGGCGTCGAGATGCTGTTCGACGGCCAGTTCGCGGGCAGCAAGCGCTTCCAGCTCGAACCCGAGACGGAGATGCTGACGATGGCGCTGGCATCGGTCTTCGCCAAGCTGCCGTTCTCGATGATCGTGAACCCGTGCGGCGAGATCCCGCTGTCACTGCTGGGCGGCTACTGCGTGATCGCGGACACCGTGCCCTACCACGCACAGCCGGTTTGGGGTCCTAGTTGGCGCAGCACCGAGCAGTGGCATGCAGCATGGGATCACGAGGCAGAGGCAGCCTTCCGCACGGGCGCCCGTGCGCTGATCCGCACCAACACGATGGACTGCCTCTACCACAAGGAAGTCCAGCGCACGAACCGCATCGGCGTGGGCTTCACGGGCATCTTCGAATACGCCTGGGCCCGCTTCGGCTTCGGGTGGAAGGACCTGGTGGATGAGCAGCGCTCGCTTGCCTTCTGGCAGACGATGTCCCGCTTCAGCAACGCCGCCGTCGACGAGGCACGCAGCTACTCGGCCAAGCTGGGCGTGGCGATGCCGCACACCGTCACGACTGTGAAGCCGGCCGGCACGACCAGCAAGCTCTTCGGACTGACCGAGGGGGCGCACCTGCCGAGCATGCGCAAGTATCTCCGCTGGGTGCAGTTCCGCAACGACGACCCGCTGATCGAGCAATACGCTGCCAAGGGCTACCCGATCAAGCGTCTGAAGACCTATAGCGGCACGACCGTGGTGGGCTTCCCGACGGTGCCGGAGATCTGCAAGCTGGGCATGGGTGACGCGCTCGTGACGGCAGGGGAGGCAACGCCTGAAGAGCAATACGAGTGGCTCCGGCTGCTCGAGAAGTATTGGCTTAACGGCTACGAAGACACCGTGCGCGGCGGAGACATCTGCGTGGGTGGCCACGGCTGTGCCGGCCAGGTCAGCTACACGCTGAAATACAAGCCGGAGCTGGTGAGCTTCGAGGACTTCCAGCGCACGCTGCTGGAGGGCCAGTCGTCCATCAAGTGCTGCTCGGTGATGCCGCAGACGGACACCTCCGCCTACGAGTATCAGCCCGAAGAGCCGATCAGCGACGAGGACTTCGACGCCTTGGTCGCACGGATCAACGATCCCGAGATGAAGCAGAGCATCGGTTTCGAGCACGTGGACTGCGCGTCGGGTGCCTGCCCTATCGACTTCTTGGGCAGCGAAGCCGCGTAATAAATCACGCAGCCAGCGGGAGGGGCTCACTATAATGAGTAAGTCAGCCCTGACTGTTGATCAAATCGACTGGCCAGAGCCGGCGCTTCCACCGATCAATCTGTGGAATGCGCCCGCCCTGGTCACAAGGTCACCATCATTTTTGAAGGAGAAACCCATGACCAAGACCAGCTACACCGCCGACGTGCGCCCCGCGAAGGGCTACGTCGCGCTCGACGGCGTCACCTACGAGACGCAGAAGGCCGCGATCACCGCGAGCCACGACTTCAAGGTCATGGCGGCCCTGAAGGACTTCGCGGCAGCATGCCCGAGCTTCGACGGCACCGAGCCGAAGGACGGCGCGACGTTCGACGACCGTGACAACCCGGTGCTCTACCAGGACGGTCTGGCGACGTTCATCTTCGTGCATCGCAACGCCATCCTCGCCGCTCTGAAGCAGGAAGTCTCGCTGCGCAAGCCTTACGCCCGCAAGCCGAAGACGCCGGCGGCGCCCGGCCTGCGCGGTGCCGTGCTCACCCAGGGCGACGCCGATGCCGACCTCGCGGGCACCCCGCGGCCGAACAACGCGACCGTCAGCCTGAAGGGCACCGATCTGCCGATCGCGGCCTGACCGATCAACGGCGCAGTCGCAAGCGAAAACAAGTAGTGATCCCAGGCACTGATAAGGCCTGGGCGAGTGAACGGAAGTAGCTGGGCGAGGCTAATCAGACACGCGCGATGCACACGGACCTCTGGTTCAAGTCCGCTCTCTCGCATGTGATCGCCGTCGGATCGTTCCCGACCTGCGTCTCCACCCTTCCGGAGGTTCGATGTTCAAGCTCGTCCTGATCGCAGCGCTGGTCTTCGCCTTCGCCTGTTGGTTCATCAACATCGCTCGCAAGCGCGAGCGGAAGGTGGTTACCACAACGCTGCGCAAGGGCCTCATCCCGCTCGTGATCGGCATCGTCACCCTGTGCGTGCTGATCGCGGTTCTTCTTCTCCCTTCCATCAAGGTGATCTGACCCATGAAAAGACTCTTCTCCCTGTTCCTGATCGCGTCGTTCGCGCTGCTTGCGGGCTGCACCCGCATCGACAGCGGCAACATCGGCATCGACAACACCCTCGGCCAGGTCAAGAGCGAAACGCTCAGCTCCGGCTACTACAGCACGGTCTTCAAGAACGTCCTCGAGATCAGCGGCAAGCAGACGCACATCGCCTTCGACGGGCTCAAGCCCAAGTCGAAGGACAACATCACGATGGACGACTTCGACGCCGACATCTACTACTCGATCAACTCGTCCGACGCCCCCAAGATCCTGACACGCTTCGCCGGTGACATGCAGGCACAGCACGTGCCGGACGGCCAGCACGACGACGGCTCGATGCTGATCGGCAGCAACTTCGTCAAGCGAATGGCGCGCAGCGCGATCTTCGACGTGGCACAGGGGCACAACGCGGCCGACATGAACGCAGCCCGCAACGACATCGAGAAGGCGATCGCAACGCAGCTGCAGGCAATGCTCGACGAGCACGCCGGCAAGGGGTGGTTCAAGGACGTCAACGTCACCGTGCGCAGCATCGTCCCGGACCGCAACCTGCAGGAACAGATGCGCCTGAACGCCGACCGCACCTTCAAGCTGGCCGCCAAACAGAAGGAGATCGAGCTTGCCAATGCCGAAGCGCAGCGCCTGGCAGCCGAAGCCCAGGGCGTCGCGAAGGCCAACGAGATCATCAGCGCGTCGCTGACGCCGCAGCTGCTCCGCATGCGTGAGATCGAGACGCAGGCCAAGTTTGCCAGCGCGGGCACCCACACCGTGATCATGGGCGGCAGTGGCGCAGTCCCGCTCGTCCAGGTCAGCAAGTAACCAGCGTCGGGAGACGTCAGAGGCCCGGGAGGGCTTCCGCATGGGACCCCACAGCCCAAGCGAAAACCTTCCCCAAAGGAGACACACATGACCACGCAGATCAGCGCCAAGGTCATCGCCGACAGCATCAGCGGCGACGACATGCGGCTCACAACCCTCCAGCTCTGCTACCCGCGCTTCATCCACGCAGAAGCGAAGACCCACCGCATTCTGAGCGCGGACTCGGAGCAGGTCGTCGTGCACACCGGCTCGGCCGGGTTCATGGACGACCCGATGCTGTCGCGCAACGCATCCTCGAGCCGGGCGATCCCAGTCGCGAAGATGATCGAGCAGGTGCGCAACGACCCGGCGATGCCGGTGCACTGGGGTAAGAACGTCGCCGGCATGCAGGCGCGGGAAGAGCTCACCGGCGACGCGCTCGATGCTGTCAGGTCCTTGTGGCTTGCAGCTGCGCGTGGTGCGGCAGACCTCGCCGAAAGGATGATGCGACTGGGCGGCCACAAACAGGTCGTCAACCGCATCCTGGAGCCCTTTCAGTGGATGCACGTCATCGTGACAGCCACCGAGTGGGACAACTTCTTCGAGCTGCGCGACCACGAAGACGCCGAGCCCAACATCCAGGTGCTCGCGCGCTGCATGAAAGAGGCGAGGGCGGCATCGACGCCGATCAAGCGCTACGCCAGCGAGGACGGGCGGTGGGAGTCGTCGTGGCACCTGCCCTACGTGGCCGACGCGGAGCGCGAGCTGTATCGTCTCGACGTGCTGCGCAAGGCATCGGTCGCCCGCTGCGCCCGGGTGTCCTTCCTGAATCACGACGGCACTTACCCGGTGATCGCCAAAGACGTCGACCTCTACGACCGCCTGGTCGGCGCCCGGCCGCTGCATGCGAGCCCCACCGAGCACGTCGCGATGGCGCTGAAGCACAAAGGCTTCGTCAAGAACCTTCGCGGCTGGGAGCAGCACCGCGTCGCGGTCGAGAAGATCCACGCACCGAGCGTCTTCGCCTGATTTTCAAAACCGGCATTTCGGCGCCGACGAAAGACCGATTCCCCAAATATGTAACAAGGACACGAATGGACTTCCAGACCTTCCAACCGCTCGCCTGCGCCACCGAGTCCGTGCCGGCCGAGATTCCCGACCACGTCGACTTCTCCGTGGTCCTGGGCGTGCTGAACGGCATCGTGGCGCTCTCCAAGGCCTGCAGCACGCTGCACCGGGCGATCTACTACTCGTCCCCGGAAAAGACCGTGGCGGTCGATTACGACGCCCTCGAGCGCGCCGGGATCAAGCTGCCCCCTGCGTGCCCCTCGCAGTTCGTGCCCGAGCGGATCGACCTGCGCGTGCTGCACTGCGTCGTCGGCAAGGCCGCCGAGACGGGCGAACTGGCCGAGCTGGTGCTGCGCGCAGCCTTCGGAGAGGGCTTCGACAAGCACGAGTTCAAGAAGGAGCTCGGCGACGGCCGCTGGTATGACGCCATCGGCCTGGACGCGGTCGGCTGCAACGACGAGGGCCCGATCCTCGACGCGATCATCGAGAAGCTGCGCAAGCGCTACGGCGACAAGTTCGACGGGCTTGCGGCCGTCAATCGCGACACCCGCGTCGAGGACATCGCCGCGTGGGCCGCAATGGAGCGGCAGAACCACACCCTGCAGACTCAGGTGCGGTCGCTGCCGGCGACGGACCGCGAAGTGCGCGAGGTCAGCATCGAAGAGCTGAAGGCGGACCTGGCGTGATCACGCTCGCGGGTAGCCACAGAACAGGGAAGACGACGCTCGCGCACGCCTTTGCCCAGGCGCAGGGCATCCCCTTCCTGCGCACGTCTGCTGTCGAGGCTTTCAGAGCGATGGGGAAGGACCCGAAGGTCCAATACCCCATCGAAGAGCGCTTTGCCATCCAGAAGGCGCTGCTGCACGTATTCGTCAAGCAATACGTCTCGGCGCAGCAGAGCGCCGGCACGAGCGGGCTTTTCATCACCGACCGGTCGCCGCTCGACCTGGCGGCCTACATGCTCGCCGACATGAACCGCGGCACCGCCGACAGCGGGATGGGGCAGGCAGTCAAGGACTTCGTCGGCGAGTGCATCGACGCGACGAATCGCTTCTTCTCGCTCGTGATGGTCGTCCAGCCTGGCATCCCGGTGACGGAAGAGGAGGGTAAGGCGCCCACCTGCCCCGGCTACATGGAGCACCTCAACACGCTCATGCTCGGACTGCTGCTCGACCCTCGGCTTGCGAGCGCGCACTACTACATCCCGCGGGCCTACGTCGCGCTGGAGACGCGCCTGCAGGCGACCTACAACGTGGTGCGCTCGCTTATGGAAGCGCAGGTCGAGGCAACCCGCACATATCGGGGGGCGAAAGCCTTACACTGATCAGTCAGCCCTGACTATAATGGGCACAGCTAGAACGACACCGAGACACCCGAAAAGGTGTCTCCTTTTTATGGTCGCTGACGGTTAGTCAGCCCTGACTTAGGAGCACGATGGACGCAGTGCCGAGCCCACGTGAAGAACTCGAACGCAAGGCGGTCGAGACACTCGAGGACATCGAGTGGCGCCGGCAGCAGGGCACCTTGAGCGGCGATGCCGCGGCCGCTGCAGCGCGGGCGATCTACCACGTGACCAGCGGGCTCGTGGACTACTCGGTGACCGAGCTGGTGCAGGCGGTCGAAGCCCAGGCAAGCCCGATCATGAAGCGCCACTTCCTCGAACGCGCCACCGGCACCTCGGTCGTCATCGGCTGGAACCGCACGCGCCAGGTCTTCGGGATTGTGAAGCGCCAGGTCGGGCAAGACCCCAAGGTCAACCGCATCGAGTGCGGCGAAGAACCCCCGCCCGAGAAGATCGCCAAGGTCGTCAAGGCCCTGACCGCCAAGGGCTACATCGAAATCTGAACCCACGAAAGGAATCTATGAGCAACATCCTCTCCCGCATGCGCGATCTGGTTGTCTACAACAGCGAGCACCACGCGCTGGCGCTCTCCCTGAAGCTGGAGAAGCTGCCGGTGAACGAGCGTCGCAAGTGGTTCGGCGGCTCGCACCCGACCGGCTGGCTCTACCTCTTCCGCGACCCCGAGTTCCCCGACATCGTGCTGGAGACGGTGCAGTCGCAGTTCGGCGGGGACGCGATCACCAGCACCTACATCGGCAACCACAGCTCACTCGCCAACGTCGGCACGCTGATCAGCGCACGCGAAGACCTGATCCGTGCGATCGCGCAGGAGATCGGGCTCAGCATCCCCGCGATCGGCATCCCGGACCCGGTGCGCGGCCGCGACCTGTCGCTGAAGGAGCTCTCCACCGGCCAGCTGATCGACCTGCTGGCAGAGCGCAACGGCGTCGGCCTGATTCAGGTCGTCAGCGACACGCACAACGTCGCCGCGCCGATCGCGACGGTCTGACGCGCCCACAACCACAAGGAACAGCCATGGACAGCTACCCCGTCTACAGCCTCACCGACCGCCCGGTGCGCCTCGTGCAGCACTACCTGAAGGCCGACCCGAGCGTCATCACCTACCTCGGCTTCGTCAGCAAGCCCTTCGTGCTGGAGGCGGCCGAGGGCCCCGCCGTCATCAGCCCCGAGACGGTCGAGGGCTGGGAGGGCGGCTACGTCATCAGCTACCCGCCGGGCGGCGAGAAGCCGAGCCCGCTGTCGCCGAACACCGTGCGCGCCGACTACGTGATGGTGGTGGGCTGACATGGACGACTTTCAGAAGCGCGTCGACGAGTGGATGCTCGTCTGCTTCAACGAGACGATCGCGGCCGACGTGGTCGAGCGCAGCCACCGCTTTCTCGAGGAGGCGATCGAGCTCGCCCAGGCATCGGCCTGCACCGCCAACGAGGCGCACCAGCTGGTGGACTACGTCTTCAGCCGTCCCGTCGGTGAGCGCACGCAGGAGGTGGGCGGGGTAGGGGTCACGCTCGCTGCGCTCTGCACGGCCTACGGCATCGACATGCAGGCGGCGTTCGGCGCCGAGATCGCCCGGTGCTTCACCAAGGTCGCGCAGATTCGCGCCAAGCAGGCCATGAAGCCCAAGTTCGGCCCGCTGCCCGGCAGCACGTTCGCGGTTGCTGCATAGCCGACGCGCAGCGCCCAAAGTTCAACCATCGCAACACGTTAGGGGAAATCACATGGCGAGCAAGCCCAAGCGCATCGTCGTCACCATCAGCCAGGCGAAAGACATCGCCGAGCGCCTCGCGACGCGGCTGCTGGCTGAAGAGAGGGCGGACGCCCACGATCAGCTCGAAAGGGCAGGCGCCCGGGCGCTTCAGAGTCTCTGGCCGGTCGATACGCACGTGCTCGACTGGTTGCGCAGCAGTGAATCCGACAAGTTCGTTCACAAGAATCGCAGTCGAACCCATGCCTGTGTCAGCGCGTCGTCTTCAGGCCCGCTCAAGGGTCGATGCTCTCTGAAAGCCAGCACTGCGCTGCTCCAGGACTACGACCCGCTGCCGGACAACTATTCCGAGGTTTCCGACGCGGAATACCTCGCGCTCGAGGCGGCGCACAAGCGCGTCTATGACGCCGCCCAGGCGTTCCCCAAGCTGCGCGACGACCTGTTTCAGCAGATCCGCCTCGCCCGCTACCGGGACACGCTGATCGAGGCCTGGCCCGAGGCGACGGACATCATCGACTCGGTCATCAAGGCGCCGGCTGCGATCCCCGAGCCGGCCGCGATCGAGAAGCCGCTGGTGGCGATCGTCGGCAAATACCTGATGCGCCTGCCGGCGCCCGTGACCAACGTCTTCATGGCCTGAAAACAGCACCGCCGCGGCGCTGGTAAGACGCGGCATTCACGACGAAGGAGACGCAGACAATGAAAATGAAGTTCCTCATGACCGCGGCCGTTGCCGCCTTGATCGGCATGGCCGCACCCGCGGTCGAGGCCTATGCACCGCCCGTGGCAGCGCCGGCGACCGTCGGCTGGCTCACCGACGCGCAGACCGCGGCGCTGATCTACCTGGCCGACCAGAAGACGGCGGGCAACGACACGCTGATGTCCGACTTCCTGGTCGCGGCGGTTCCCACGCTGCTGTTCGCCGAGTTCCACGGGCTGATCGCCGGCGGCTACATCCGCTACACCGCGCCGTCGACGACCCCGGGCTATCCCGACCTCGTGACGATCACCGTCGCCGGCGTCGTCCGCTCGCACCAGACGAACCCCTGATCTGACATGGCTCGGTCGACCTACATCTACGTCATCGTGCTGGGCGAGGCGATGGCGCCGTTCACGGTGAAGCACGAGGCCAAAGCCTGGCTCGAGAAGAAGTGCCCACCGTCGTGGGTCGACCAGGCCGTGGTCAAGAAGTTCGCCGACAACGCGGGCGGCCTGCGCAAGGTCATGCCCGCACGGGAGTTCCTCGAGTCATGAACGACATCGTCGCCTACCACGACATGCACGAGACGGCCGTCGACGGCCTACCAGGCAAGCCGGGCATCTACAAGACGGCCGGCAGCCCCAGCGGCGTCTCGTTCTTTCGGCGCTTCGACGGGTCCGCCTGGTCGTCGGTATTCTGCTCGCCCGGCGAAGCCGTCGATGCAGAGTGCACCGTGTGCAACCCGCCCAAATTCTGGAAAGAGATCGAAGCATCATGAGCCAAGAAACGACCCCCTGGTTCAACACCGTCCGTGACGGCCAACCGCTCGAGCACCGTCCGGGCGTCTACAAAACGTCGGGGCGCAAGAACGCACGGAAGACCTTCTGGCGGCGCTACGAAGCGGGCTGGTGGTCGGTGCCGTGCGCGACGTTCGAATACGCCCAGACGGCGCCGATCTCCATCCACTACCTGCCGCCGCTGTGGTGGCAAGGGACGACGGGATGACGATCATCGGCGGCGTCGACATCGAGACGACCGGCATCGACTGGGACAAGGGTCACCGGATCATCGAGTTCGCCATCTCCCTCTACGAGTTGGAGACCAAGCGCAAGCTCGGCAGCTTCGAGACGCGCGTAAACCCCGAGCGTCCGATTGACCCCAAGGCCCAGGCGGTGCACGGCATCAGCTTCGAGGACCTGGCCGACAAGCCACTGTGGCCCGAGGTCGCGCCCAAGGTCTCCAAGCTGCTGTCGAAGTGCAACTACCTCGTGATGCACAACGGCGAGGGCTTCGACGCGCCCTTCATCTTCCACGAGCTGTTCAGGGCGGGCGTGCCCATTCCCCCGATGTTCGTGGTGGACACGATGCTGCGCGGCCGCTGGGCGACGCCCGACGGCGCGGTGCCCAACCTGCAGGCGCTGAGCTTCGCCTGCGGCGTGCCCTACGACAAGGAAAAGGCCCACGGCGCCCTATACGACGTGGACGTGATGATGGACTGCTTCTTCAGCCAGTTCGACGCGGGCTTCTTCCCGCTGCCGACGGCCGAGCTGGCGGTTCGAGCAACCAGGAGTGCAACAGCATGAGCGAAGCATTGAACGTCGCGCTGAGCGCGAATGAGGTCACCGGTCTGGTTCACAAGGCGATCACTGCCGCCGTCGTTGAGCGGATCGGCAGGGGTAGCGGCCTCTACAGCATTTCCAGGCAGATCGATCTTGCGATCGAGCACGGCATGAACGAGCGCCGGGGGCATATCGCCAGCGCCTTTGCTGCGGCGATCGACAAGTGCGTCACGTCGCCCGAGTTCGAGCAGGCGGTGCGCGACGCGCTGCTGAAGCGGATCTCTGACAAGTTCGCCGGCGCGTTCGACGGGGTCATCGTCTCCGCTGCGCGCAAGGCGGCCGGCGACGCAGCGACGCATGCGCGTCTCGGCGGCCTGCTGTTCAAGCCCGACCTGGTGGTCAAGGCATGACAGCCCAACCCATCCTGCCCGAGGGCTGGCGCTTCCGCACCGAGATTCAGCGCACCGGCCTGTTCTCGGGCCATCGGACCATGCTCGTGCTCCAGCGCGAGGTGTCCGTGATGAGCGCCCTGGGTCCGTGGCCCAGTAGCGAGACTTATTGGGTCGATGCCAAGACTCCCGACATGCACGACTTCTTCGCCGCACTCGCAGCCGAGAAGTTCGCCCCAAAGCCGAGCGTCGAAACTCAAAGTTAACCCATCGCGAGCGGTTCGCGATTGGGGACAAAGATGAACATCGAACGCCTGAAATTCGCTGTCGCCCGGGGTGCCCGGGTGCAGATCAGAACGGGGGCCGAACCGGAGTGGCGTGACCACCCGTCGGGCTACCTGGGCTACCGGCACGCCGACTATCGCGTGCACCCGGACGACGCAGCGCTCGAATACGGGCCGCTATCTGCAGCGCTGAAACATCGGATCGTGTGGTCCGAGTGGACTGAAGGCGCCGCTGCCGCTTTGATATTCGCGCGGCACCTTGGATTCGAACAGGTGCACTACGCGAGCGACGCCGAGCATCTTCACTACTGGGACTTCGTCGCCGAATACCTGGCGGACCAAGGACTATGAGCACACCGATCTACTACTTCCCGAGCTTCCTGGCCACCGACGCGACCTACGTGTTCGATCGGCTGTGGGCTGATCTGGACTGGGTCCGCGCCGAGGGCTCGAACCGTCGCGAATACTACGTTGCACGCGCGGGCATCGGTGCCTACACCTACGGGCGCGGCGCCGGCCGCCGCACCTACGAACCGCAGTTCGCGCACATCCTGATCAGGTCGGTCTGGAACATGGTCGAGACCATGACCGGCGTCAAGTTCGACGTGTGTTTCCTGAACGGCTACGAGAACGAGCGTGACGCCCTCGGCTGGCATGCCGACGACTCGCCCGAGATGGACGACGCGCGCCCGATCGCGATCGTCAGTCTGGGCGCCGAGCGGGAGATCATGTTCCGTCCGAAGGGCACCGACCAGGCGCGCCAGAACCTGCTGCGCGAGACGTTGATGCTGCAGAACGGCAGCCTGTGCCTGATGGCTTCCGGCATGCAGGACACGCACGAGCACAAGATTCCCAAGGCGGGCAGGGCGGTGGGCCCGCGCATCTCGTTCACCTTTCGAGGCTACGTGAAGCAATGAAGCGCTACGCACTCTTCGCAGGCGACCACTACTACCCGAGCGGAGGTTGGCACGACTTCGCAGGGTTCTTCGACTCGCCCGGGCAAGCGAAGGCCCGTGCCTCCAAGCTGCCCCGAGAGCCATGGGAACGTGCGGACGACAAATGGTGGCACATCGTCGATCTTCAAACGGGCGAAATCATCGAGAAGGACTGATATGCAAGTGATCAAGGAAGAAGGCTCGCGCCCGATCAAGGCGTGGGTGGGCACGAAGAACAGCGGCAGCTTCAATTGGGAAGAGCCGTCGCTGGTGCCCGACATCGAAGACTCGGCGATGCAGCAGCTGAAGAAGCTGGCCAAGATGCCCTTCATCGCGCCCAACGGCGTCGCGGTGATGCCCGACGTCCACGCCGGCATCGGCTCGACCGTGGGCAGCGTCATCGCGACCGACAAGGCCATCATCCCCGCGGCGGTTGGGGTCGACATCGGGTGCGGGATGAACGCGGTGCGCCTGTCGCTGAAGGCGAGCGACCTGCCCGACTCGCTGCTGGCCGTCCGCCACCAGATCGAGCGCGACGTGCCGATGGGCAATAGCTCACACACCCGCGCTGAGGATGTGGACGCGAACCGCCGGCGCCTGCCGATCGCCGACGACGTCAGGGGGCGTATGGCTGTCAGCTCTGCGGTCGGCGGCTGGTATCAGGCTGAGAGCAAGGCGGCGTCGCAGCTCGGCACGCTCGGCAGCGGCAACCACTTCATCGAGCTGTGCCTCGACGAGAATCAGAACGTCTGGATCATGCTGCACTCGGGCTCGCGCGGCATCGGCAACATGATCGGCCGGCACTACATCGCCAAGGCCAAGCGGTCGATGGAGCAATTCTTCATCAAACTGCCCGACGGCGACCTGGCCTACTTCCCCGAGGACACCGACGACTTCGAGGACTACACCCGGGCCGTCCAGTGGGCGCAGGACTACGCGCTCGAGAACCGGAAGGTGATGATGACCGCGGTGATCGCGGCGCTGCGCCTGCACATCCCCGTGCCGTTCGAGGTCACGACCGAAGCGATCAACTGCCACCACAACTACGTCGAGAAAGAGAACCACTTCGGCCGCAACCTGTGGGTGACCCGCAAGGGTGCCATTCGGGCGCGTGAGGGCGACCTGGGCATCATCCCTGGCTCGATGGGACAGCAGAGCTACATCGTGCGTGGCAAGGGCAATCCCGAGTCCTACTGCAGCTGCTCGCACGGCGCCGGCCGCGTCATGTCGCGCACCGAGGCCAAGCGCCGCTTCAGCCTGCAGGACCTGGTGGCGCAGACCGAGGGCGTCGAATGCCGGAAGGACGCCGATGTGATCGACGAGATCCCGGGCGCTTACAAGCGGCTCGACGTCGTCATGGAGAACCAGAAGGACCTGGTCGAAGTCGTCCACACGCTCCGCGCGGTCCTTTGCTGCAAGGGCTCGTGATGAAGCCGATCTACGAACACTGGGGGACGCCCGAGGGGCGCGAGGGCATTCAGCGCACCCTCGTAGAGGAAGATCCCGACGACGCGCTGTTCGCTGCTGTGGGTATCCGAGAGGTCGACGAGCGCGGCAACGTGCGCACGCTGACCGTCGAGGAGCTGAACGCCCGCGGCGTGCGTCGTAGCGTCGCGGCAAAGAACATCACCACGGGCGAGATGAAGCCAAGTCGCTCCGGGCCATTCTTCATCGTCAAGGGGTCGTGATGAAGTTCTCCGAGATTGTTCGGCGCTTCTGCGCGTTCAGAGAGTGGATGGAGCCGACGGATGACGGCACGGTCTACTGCCTACCGGAGGCTTCGCTCGAAGACCTGGACGACCAGATCGAAGTGTGCACGCTGTGGCAAGACGCCGCGCGCTACCGCCACCTGCGTGAGCACGGCCGCTGCGACTCGAAGCATGGCCACGGCCTGGTGCTTGGCGGTCGGGACAAGGCGAGCATGGCATTCCGCTACTGGGGCACGCCCGAAGAGCTGGACCGCTCGGTCGACGCCGACATGGCCGTCAGGAGCCAATAGTGAAAGATCCGATCATCTACCGCTCTTGGCCGCGTGACACGATCTCCGAAGCGATCAGTGAGTTCAACCACCACATGCACGATGGTGCCGGGATCGAGGAGATCGAGGCGGGCCTGCACGGGCTGGACTTTTTAACCCGCGCGTCAGAGCTTGGCAGCGACCTGGAGGCCCGTCTCGACGGAGCCGTCACAGAGGGGCGCATGCGGATCACGCTGATGCTTGAGCAACTGGACCAGCAGGAGAAGGTGCAGCGCGCGATCACGGCGCTGAAGCACCTACAGGTGACCATTCGGGGTATTCAGCGCCGCATCGAGTGTCCGCCCGATGCAGAGGAGTATCTCGCGCAGCGACGGATGGGAGCCGTCCTATGACGAGCCACAAAGAGATGCTGGCCTGGCACCGCGCCACCATTCGCAAGACGCTGAAGGAGCTGGCCAAGCTCTGCCCGGGCGCGTTCGATGCGGAGGGTAACCCGAAGCCCGCGACAGCCTACCCACGTCCAAAGCGCACAGTCAATACTGACTGACATCGAAATCAGCCCAACGCAAACACCACCATGGATGCAGTCAAAATCACCCCCGAAGTAGCCGCTGACTGGCGCTCCTGGGTCGCCGTCGCAAAGGCGGCGCGGGAAACGCCGGCAATGCAGCTGCACGTGTCGGTCCAGACGATCTCGGTCGTCAACGCGATCCTCTCGCAGCAGGACAAAATGCTGCACAACATGCAGGCGATCTGCCAGGTGGCCACCAAGCGCCACAACGAGATTGCCGCGCAGTTCCAGGCACTTGCCGATGCCGTGCGTCGCATGCACGACGTAGAGGACACCTACGGGTGCGGCTTCTCCGAAGCTGCCGCTTGGAACGATGCCAACAACGAAGCCCGCCGCCTGGCCGGCATGAAGGGCCGCACATGAGCCAGCCCTTCTTCACCTCCGACCTGCACGCCTGGCACCGCAGCCGGGCGGAGTTCCGCGGCTTCTCGACCATGGAAGCGATGAACGAGGCGATCATCGCCGACTGGAACCGCGTCGTGCGGCCGGTCGACGAGGTCTACCTGCTCGGTGACGTGTGCTTTGCCGGCACGACCAAGACGCTCGACTTCCTGGACCAGCTGAACGGTCGCATCCACCTGGTGCGCGGCAACCACGACAAGGGCATGAGCGGCCAGGTCCTGCAGCGCTTCGAGTCGGTGGACAAGATGATGTCCATCAAGGTGCCTGTGGCGCGTGGCGATGGCATCAACACCGTCTACCGCATCGAGCTGTGCCACTTCCCGATGCTGTCGTGGGACCTGGCGCACTACGGTGCCTGGCACCTGCACGGGCACTCGCACGGCAACTGCAAATACCCGCACGAGAACGCCCGGATGATGGACGTCGGGATCGACACGCAGACGCCCTATGTGCCGCTGCGTGGGGAAGCGCCGAACTGGCAGGGGCGCTTTCGCCCCTACTCATTCCAAGAGGTGCGCGACATCATGCTCGCTCGTGAAAACTGGTCGCCCGATCATCGGGTGCGCAGTGAAGACGAATCGCGAGAGTTTCTCAGGGAGGCTGTATGACACCGCAAGAAAAACGCCTTACGGCGTTCATGAACCGCATCTCGATGGTGACGCTGGCCGACGTGCTGCGCATCTTCGGCGCGGGGCTCGCGTTCGGGATCGCGCTCGGCTTGAAGTTTGGGGCGCACGCTTGACGGACCGTCCGAAATACATCATCAACCCGCTGCTGGCACCCCGCACCTGGAATGCCGAGTTCTGGCAGCTGACCGTAGCGCGCAACCCGAGCTGGATCAACAGCTGCTGGCTTGGCACGGGGTGGCAGGTCGTCGACTTCCCATCCCGAATCCTGCGCGAGATCGTCGCGCCGGCGATGACGGGGAACCTGCGCCTGACCGCCAAGACGCTGGTCTGGACACCCATCAGCATGCTGGCGTTTCTCTTCGCGGGCATCACCGGCCGTCTGGTCGCGCTACCGCTGCCTGCCCGTGTGATCGAGCAGGCGGTCGTGCTCGACACCGCCACAGCCCGGATCGCAGCGAAGCGCCCGAAAGCGCAGTTCGTCACCGTTCGCCCCGAGGCCGACTGATGGGGCGTCGTCTGATGGGCTACGCGCTCGCCGCGGTCGTGAACCTGTGTCTGCTCGCAGTGGGCGCGTGGCTCACCTGCACGCACCTTGCATCGCAGTCCCGATCGTTCGGGGTGGCACTGATCTTCATCAACCTCGCATCGCTACTGGCGGTGCTGGGCCTCTTCGGAAGGGAAGCAACATGACGGAAGCGGAAATCACCGCGCTGATCGCCGAAGAGGTCGACCTCGGCGACGAGCCGCCGCACATGGTCACCACCAGCGAGGCGACCCTGCGACGCATCGTTCGGCGAGCAAGCGGTGGCTGGCGGCCGATGGAGACGGCTCCGAGGGACGGCACGGCCGTGCTGTTGTTTATCGAAGACGCTGAACATCCATTCGAGGACGAGTCGACGACGGTCTCTATCGGCTCGTATGGGGTTGAAGGTGGCCCAGAACAAGACCCGACGTGGAGCTTCGCGGGTTGGTGCTGGCAGCAAGACTGCTACTGCCGGGGCGCGGGTCGACCGATAGGTTGGATGCCACGTCCAGCCGCGCCCGGCTGGGCACTCCCAAACAGCCTATTGTCAGCGCCCACTGCCTAGCCCCGGGCGCGACAGTTCACCTGTCGCAACAAACAGGGGTCCCCAATGCAGGGTGCACACTGTCTCATCCGGGTCAAGAAGACCTACCGTCCAACCTCACGTGAGATCGTGGGCATGCGCCTTCAAGCGTGCGTGCCCAACGAAGCGCAGCGCAAGATGTTCGGGCGCGACGACGGGTCCTTCGTCATCACGAAGAAGATGGTCCCGTCCTTCAAGGGCCCCTACCTGATCGCCGAGGGCAGTGACCTGGGCGAAGTCACGCCCGCCGACATCGAGCGCTTCAAAGAGCGCCTGCGCTTCTCGGGCTACACCGAGTTCCACATGATCGAAGCGTCCGAGCCCAAGCAGCCGAAGGTCAGCCCTGCGGTGCAGGCCAAGGTCGACGCGATGCTTGCCCGCCTTCGCGAGCAAGGCTTCTGCTGATTCGCAGCCGACGACCTGAGCCCGCTGCCGGGCCGCGGTCGTCACAGTTCACCCTGTCGCAACGAAACGCGACGTTTATGTCAGACCACCCTTTATCAGGAGGCCCCATGGGCAAGAAACAAACCGCTCCCGCCACCACCGAAGTCACCAGCATCGAGGTCATCGAAGGCGCGATCGACGCGCTCGATTCGAACCCGGCGCTCGACGAGCTGATGGCAGCGCTCGAATCGGTCCCGGCCGACGAAGTGCAGGTCGAGACGCACGACGACCACGACGCCGAAGCGATCGACGCTGCGGTGAGCGGTGCCGAAGCGATCGAAGCGTCCATCAAGGCCGCGACCGTCGACGAGCACGACGATGGCAGCGCCCCGACCGAACCGACGGGCGAAGACGCGGCGATCGCCGCCGATGCGACCGAAGCTCCCAAGGGCAAGAAGAAGGGCACGGGTGCCAAGCGCGTGCACTACAGCGACAAGACGCAGCGGATCATCGACCGCCTGGGCGACAAGGCGAGCGAGTTCACCGTGCTGACCCTGGCCGACGCCGAGCTCGACGAGGACGCGATCAAGCTGGTGATGGCCGAGACGTTCGACACCATCCGCAAGATGAACAAGAAGCAGCAGGCACGCGCCGGGCTGCTGATGGACTTCGTCTCGGGCAAGTCGACGCGGCTGAACGAAGTCGCGACGCGCACCCTGAAACTGCTGCACAGCTCCGGCGCGGTCAGCATGGGCAAAGACGGCAACCTGCTGAAGGACCTGCTCGCCAAGCCCTACAGCCCGGGCGCTGCGCGTGCCATGGGCGGGAATACGGTCGGCATGTTCGAAGACCTCAAGCTGGTCGTGAAGGACGGGGTGAACTACCGCGTCAACCCGGAGTCGCTGCTGCTCGCGAAGACGAACTCGCTGCTCGGTCTGAAGGCCGCAGCGGTCTGATCGGCACGCCCCGGGTGCTAGCATAGGCTATGCCCCGGGGCGGTCACACCACCCACAGGAGAGGGCGATGCGTCACGACATCATGAACAAGATCGAGGCAGTCCTGGGGACGCTCGATGAGCTGGAACTGCACGAGGTCAATCGGCGCTGCGTCGACAAGATACGTCAGATCCATCAGGCGAAGGCATTTGCCAAGCTGTCCGCGTTCCGGGTGGGCGACCTGGTGGCGTTCAACGATCGCTACGGCCGCCCGACCACGATCCTGGTCGACCGCATCAACCAGCGCTCGGTGAGCGGCTTCACGAACGACGCGATGCGCAAGAAGTGGCGCGTCGATGCCTCGCTGTGCCGCCTGGTGGGCGCGGATAAACTCGCAGCATGAGCGAGAAAATCTACCGCGTCACGGTGACGCTCGACGTCTACGGACAAACGAGCAAGGCAGCTGCTGCCGAGTTTCTCGAGGAAGCGCTGCACGTCGATGGCATGATCGTCGTCTCGGAGACGAAGCCCGAGATCGTCAAGCAGGACCCAGCCTAACGCCCGCAAGGGCCTTCCTGCCTAGGCCCGCCCACAGCCTCCCGCTAGGCTGCCCCGAGCCCCTCGGGGCTACCTACCCCTTGCCCTGATCGTTCCGACGCAAGGCGGGCCCATCTGGTGGGTCCCAGGGCTAGGCGCAAGCCCGCTCAAACCCCCGATTTGCGTGAAGTAATGCCCGTCAGGCTGCGACGATCGCTTCCTATAATGCGCGCAGTCAGTCCTGACTTGCAGGGCTAACCTTCGTTTCGTTGACCTAGCGGTCGCGCGAGCAGCACTGCTCCAGGGTGATCGGTGCGCCTGTGTAACAAAGTCAGGACTGACGGAACCATTTATGAAGATCATTCGAAGGTTTTTGTGGATGAAGGACGAAGACTTCGGGACCGACGGGTGGATGTCCGCATGGATCGGCCGCTCTCGCGGGTTCAACGTGAACACCCAGGGCTTCGGCCTGGTGCACGACATGCTGGAGCACGCGCTGACCGACACCGGAACGTTCCATGAGGAGCTGATGGCATTCGGCCGCATGGAGGTGCTTCGGGCCGACAGCGGGGTGCTCGCCTACAACAGCCCCTACATGGGGAACTGGCAGACGGCGCTCGGCCGGGAGCTGCATGGCATTTGGATGACCGCCTACTGTCCGGAGCTCGAGCAGGCACCGCCGATCGACCTCGAGGACGGCTGGGAGCACGCGAGCGGCATCGTCAGGGCATTCCGCGGCCTTTGTGAAGACCTGGGTGACGAAAAGCCAGACGAGGACTTTTACCGAAGCCTGGGCGCCTGGGTGCAGATCGGTCACCGCGATGCGCTTCGTCGCTACGGCGGCAGCAGCGAGTGCTACGAGTTGGGCTGGATCGGCCACAGCCTGAGCGAGGCACTGGACGAGCGAAAGACCCACGGCCACGACGAGGGCGACGTGCTGCGTCTCGCGATCGACACCGACGCCCGGAGTTTCCAAATCGATGTGCGCGAGCACTACCTACCGAGCAGCCAGCGGCTGCTGAACAACTGGATGAGGAGCTAAACATGAGCTTCAAGGCACAACTTTCGGCGCTGCTTGTCGCTGCGTCGCTGATCGAACTCGACGACATGGACGCCGGCCTGATGGAGGCCGAAACCGAAACGGTCAGCGTCATCATCCGCGAGCACGAGCGCGAGGTGTTCTTCCTCGACCAGGAAGTGGAGGTCGATGAAGGTGGTGTCGCGCTCGTTGCCGACGTCGACGGGATCGAGCATCGGCTCTTCCTGGCCAAGGTGCGCGAGATCCGGGCATCGGACATCAGCGCATAGCCGAGCAGCGCACCCCACTGCCGAGCGCTGACCTCGACAGTTCAACCATCGCAACAACAAGGGGAGCACCGATGTTCGGGCTTACCACGAAAGCCAAGCTGCGCGAGGCGCAGGGCGCTCTGCGTCTGGAGCGCAGTAACCACATCGACACGATCAGCGCCGCCGGCGAGCAGCTCGGAACTGTTCTCAACGCGGTAAACGCACTGGGGCGTGCGGCCTACATCCTCGAACAGAAGATCGAGGACCCGCACGACGACGGCACTGGCAACGGCGCTCGGCCGCCAACGGGCGGCGACTACAACACGCTGATGGAGCTGGTGCGTCTTTGCATTGCCAAGACGCAAGAGGCGGTGCAGCTGTGAGCGACAAGCCCCAAGATTCCTACATCGACCACCACCGCGGTGGCACGATGCTGGTCGGTCCGGATGCGATGAAGCTGTTCAAGGCTGCGACCCTCAAGTCGAGCCTCACGCTCTACGACAAGACGAAGCTGATCCCCACGCGCGGCGTCACCATCACCGTGATGCTCCGCATGGCCACCGAGTTCACGAACAAGACCTACAAGCGCACGCAGGTCCTGCAGGCGGCCGCCGACCTGCAGGTCTGGATCGATACCATGCGGGCGGCGATTCCACACCTCGAGGACGGGAAGCAGGTATGACCAAGGACCAGGCAATGGAAGCGCTGAGCACGAAGCTCGGCGTCTGGCTGCCGCTCGGGCAGCAGCAATTCCTCGCGAGCGCATTGCGCGGCGAGGAGGCACAGAACTTCATCGACAAGATCGAGGAGCTGGTCACGACCATCGACGCGATGCCGGTCACCTACGAGCAAGAGTCGCTCGGCGACCAGGCAATCGTCCACCTGCACTACTTCCGCGGCGGTGCCGACTGGTGGATCACCGAGAAGGACAAGCAGGGTGGGGTGCTGCAAGCCTTCGGCTGGGTGCAGCTGCACGGCGGCGACCCCGAGCCGGGCTACATCGACATCACGGAGGTCATCGCCCTCGGTGTGGAGATGGATTTCTACTGGACTGCCAAGACCGTGAAGGACGCGATCAAGTAGCACGCCCAACGCCTGACCCCGGGCGTCAAGATTCAACCATCGCAACAACGCAGGGCCCATGCCATGCTGAAGGTCTATCACCTGACCCACCGCACCCCGCGCGCATTCGTCGAGTGCCGCATCGTCGATAACGCGGTGCGCTACTGGACGGGCATGCACCCGGATATCCACTACGTCCATGTCGCCGACGTCAACGTGGAGGGTGCGGTCGCACCTGAAGACGCCTTCCACCTGACCAACAACATCGACCAGCCCTGGGTCCGCAACGCGGGCGTCACGGTGATGCTCGAGGACTGGCAGCGCGGCATTCGCTCCACGTCGGTGGGCGACGTGGTTGTCGATGCCGCCGGCGTCGTGTGGTTTTGCGCACCGTTCGGCTGGGAGGAGATGGCCGGCGTGCCGCTCATCCCTTTCGCACCCGCCTGAGTAAGTCAGCTCTGACTATCATGAAAGAGTCCATCATGAAGTTCCACACCCACAACGACGCCGCAACCACCGGGCCGATCGTCGTCACCTTCACGGCCCTGCAGGGGTTCATCCAGGGGACGATCGAGCAGATCTGGGCGGCCTTCGGACCGCCCAAGCTGCACCCGAACGGCGAGCGCATGACGCACGAGTGGCACGTCCAGTTCGGAGACGGCACCGTCGCCACGATCTACAACTGGCTGCAGCAGGTGGAGCCCAAATGGGTGATCGACTGGCGCATCGGTGGCCACAACAGCCGATCCAACACCCTGGTGCACGAGGCCTTCCGGGCTGCACTGCACCGTGATCAAGACGAACGGAGAGCCGCATGAGCATGGTCGCCGAAACCTTGCGCCTCGTCGCGGCGCACTTGCCGCGAGTGCGTGCGGACGAAGGGAACAGTGCCGACGGCTACGGCCGCGCCAAATCCCCTTACATCTGCGACACGCTCGGCGTTGCCAGAGGTGCCTGGATCGATAACGAATACGCGCCGGACTGGAACCAGGCGGATATCGGGCCGACATGGCAGCACGAGGCACATAGCTTCCTGGTCGACCTCGGCATGGGCACGGGCAAGACCGTCTTCAGCCGACATGATCCCCGCGCGCTGACCGACGCCGAATACGCCGACGCCCAAGAGCGGCGCGTTGCCTGGCTGATCTTCGCTGCCGACCTGGCGAAGGAGTGGGACGTATGAACAAGATTGCCGAGGCGCTGCGCTACGTCGCCGAGATCATCCCGCGCACCAAGCGCGAGGCTGTCGACAGGTCGCCTTACATCTGCGACCTGGTGGACGATATCCGGTCTTCCTTCCATCCCGGGGACGCTGAGCATGCGCAGTGCATTCGGCGTGCGCACGACTTCCTGCACTTTCTCGGCATGGGCTCGGGGCTGTGCGAGTTCGTCGACAACGGCAGGGCCATGAGCGGCCTCAGTCCGCTCCCCTATGCCAAGGCGCAGAACCTGCGCATCACGTGGCTGCTGTTCGCGGCCGACCTCGCAGAGGAGTGGAAGGTCCGATGAGCACGATCACCCCTGTCTGTCCCGCGTGCGGCTCCCGCGAGTTCCGCAGTAACGACCACGTGCTGTGCTCGACGGACATCGCCGAGATGACCCTGCAGCCCGACGGCACGTTTTCGATCGAATACTCCACGTGCGGCTCGGAGACCTACGACGACACGACCGAGCCGGTCAACCCCGAGAAGCCCTACGAGTGCGCCGAGTGCCAGCACCCGATGAGCGAGGTGGACCTGATCGCGTGCCATGCGGCCGAGGTCGAAGAAGAGGAAGAAGGCGAATGAGCACCAATGCAATCACCCTACTCGATGATGGGCGCGACATGCCGCTTACAGACGCGCAGGCCCGGCGCTTGATGGAAATGGGTCTGATCACTCCCTACGAAGATGATGACAGCTTCTTTCACCTTTACGGTATGGAGACGACCTGGGCCGATGTCGACGCGGCGCTCGCATGAGCGACCGCTACTGCCTCTTCTGCGGTCACGGCGGGCATCGCTCCCACGCATGCACTGGGCGCCCAATCACGCAGCCTGACTTCGCACGCCCGCTGCCGTCAGTCAGCACTGACTATACGTCATCGCAAACGACAGGGGATGACGATGACGCTGATGCAGATGGTGACCGCGGTCTTTGCCTCACCGGCACCGAAGGACCATGACGTGATCATGACCGAAGACGGCTGCTTCCGCGGCGTGGTCTACACCGGCACGCGCCGCGAGTGCGAGCGCTACCTGGCCACGCACGACTCGACCTCCTCGCGGCAGCTGGCCCTGTCGCAACGCAGCCTGGTCGACGAGCCCATGTCCTGCGACGCGCTGTAACGATTCACCTGTCCCAACCACCGAGCACCCGACATGACAACGCTCGCTCTTCAACAGCTGCACATCCGCGTCAAGGTCTTGGGCGCGATCACCGAGTGTCTGCTCGCGCAGCGTCGCATGTGCTGGTTGCGCAACCACCAGGAAGTCCAATGAGCTACAGCCCCTACAACCGCCTCCCATCCGAGCACGAGATCGCCGAGCAGCGTCGTCGCACCAGCCGCATCGCCCGGGCGAAGTCCAAGCGGCAGATCAACGACGCGCGCCGCATGCCGTGCAAGGTCTTCAAGCCGCTCGCTGAAGACGGGGGCCTGGTCTGCACCGAAATGTGGGCGCAGACCCGCGAGGACCTGGAAGCGGCAATGGGCGCCGACACCAACCCGACGGTCGGCTATGCCGAAGCCGTCGAAGAAGCACAGCAGCAACTGGAGGCCGTATGACCCCCAGACAGAAACTTCTCCTCGAAGCACTGTGCCTGCTGCAAGCAGGGCGCATGCTGATCGATCGACGTGCCAACTGGGGCACGGGTGATTACGCCACAGACGCCGATGGTGAAGTCTGCTCCACCCGTTCCCCCAGTGCGACCTGCTTCTGTTCTGTTGGCGCGATGAGCGCTGTGGTTTCACCCCATCGGCTCTATGGCTGGCTTGTTGCGCGCTCTCGCCTGGATAACAGGTTCAGGGCCCGCGGCTTCAAGGACACGATCGACGGCAACGATCGGTCCACCCATCGTGAAGTCAAGAAGGTCTGGGATGAAACCATCGAGGCGCTTGCTCTCGAACTGGAGTTTGCCAAGTGACCTACTCGTGCTCCGACTTCGCCGACAGCATTCTCGAATCGCTGGACCACCACAAGCTGGTCAACCTCGACGACATGACCGAGGAAGATCGAGACGAGTTCAACGACTCGCCATCGGACCAGGCCGACGTGTGCCTCGAAGCGATCGATCGGCTCGTGCGCGAGCGCGACCTGCTCCGGGACGCACTGAAGGCGGCCGCCGCACCAGCGCTCGCACTCATCGACCAGGAGCTGGCCAAGTGACCCACATCCTCAACACCTGCCTCCTGGCCCTGGTCGCCACCATCGTGGTGGTCGCGCAGGCTCTCCTCTTCAACGACACGACACCATGACGAACACCCAAGAGCTGATCGGCAAGCTGGTCGCCGAAGAAGCGCAGCGCGACGCAATCCACATCGCCGTGCTGCCCGTGATCGCGAACGAATACCTGACGCCCGGCACGCGCGTGGGCATCATGCAGGGCACCGTCAATCGCGTGTCGGCCGACGCCACGAAGATCGCCGAGGGTCGCACCATCGGCATCGTCGACCCCTTCTTGCGCACCGCGCCGATTGACGGTGAGCGTGTGTGGCTGTTCCTCGACCCGAACACCATCACGTCGTTGCGGCACAACTGGACGCACCCGCTGATCGGCGAAGAAGTGCCGGCCGGCGCCGACATCTCGAAGGCGTATGCCGAGAAGGTGTTGCGCGGTTTCGCGGCGACCTCTGACGCCCGATACAGCGACGAGCCGTTCGACAAGCTGCTATCGATGCTAGGCGACATGAGCAAGAAGGGCTATGTCTACGGCAACGATGCATCCGGCGAGATCCCCGCCAACGTGTGGGATGCCTACGAAGCCTACACGGGCGAAAGGGCGGGCGAGCGGCCCGAGTATTTCTCCTGCAGCTGCTGATCGAGCGCTATGACCCTGCCTGTCCCCACCATCGAGCCGCTCGGCAGACTCGACAGACCCGGCAAGCTCCGCTGCTGGTCGACGCGCCCGGCTGCGTGGGGTGGTGTCCATGTGGTTGAGGGCACGGGCTACACCGAGGACGATGCCTACGAGAAGTGGCTCAACGCGCTGTGTCGTGCAGAGGGCCTCAAGCGTTCCGACTACCACGGGCTGAAATACGTTCATCGCAACCCGACACCGACACCACGATGAAACGCCTCACGCCTCAGCAAGAGAGCGCCGCACACCGGGCGCTGTTTGCCCTCCACCGCATGCATTGGAAAGAGGGTGGTGAGAAGGCTCGCCCGCGCGTCGTGCGCAAGCTGAAGGCCCAGATCCTGACGCTGGTGGGTGCCGATGGGCCGTGCTACATGCTCGACCCCGACCTGTGGTCGCTCTACAGCGACTGCCACAAAGACCGCTACGGGTTCCGCCCGCGGGGCAGCTTGTCGGTCACATGGTGCGAACAGGAGCTGAAGGACTGGGCCGATCGGGGTGCGCTATGAAACGTCCAACCTACTACGTGGTGCGCACCGGCCCGGACAGCTTCGACCTTCGGCAAGAGCGATTTCGCTCGGAGCTTGAGCAGGGCAAGGAACACCCGCACGACCTGATGGCAACGAGCTTCACCGCTGCAGGCATGCGCGAGATCCTGGACAAGTGGTTCTCGGACACCGACGATTCGGCACTGCCTCCGGAGACACCATGAGCAGGCTCACCTGGCCGGACAAGAGCCCGCGACATGGCTTCGCCTACGACCGCGTCCCAACGAAACGCGGCTCGGTCTATGGTGGCAGCCTCGACGCGCACGACCACGTCGAATACGGCTCGATCCTTGACAGCGTGTTCGAGATGGCGAGCGATATCGAGGCAGCGAACAACGCCCCGGCGAGCGCCGCGATCGACCAGGTGCTGAAGGACGAGCGTTGGCGCATCCTTCCTCGGCACCGCAAACTGATCGTCGAAAGGCTCGCAGCATGAACCACCAGGCAATGATCGAGCACGACAGTATGCGGCTCTATCGCAACCGCGACTACGTGCAGCACTTCCTGGACCTCCGCGTCTTCGACCTGCTCAATGACGCCACGGACGGGCTCCACCTGATGACCACCGGGTGCCTCGACGCGCTCGAACACATGCCTACTGGGTCGATGTGCTCGAGCTCCTACGGGCCGTTCATCATGGACGTCGGGCGCGGCAGCACCCCCGAGCTTCGCAAGTGGCAGCAGGAGATGTCCAAGAAGCTGATCGCGCAGCTGCGGGCTGAAGAGGGCAGCAGGGCCTGATGATGCTCACGAAGGCTGATGTCAACGCACTGCGCTCCGAGATGAACGCGCAGTTTGGCGCGCACCTGCGTGCCATCCGGTCGCTCAGAAGGTGGATCGTCGGGACGACGATCGCGCTCGGCATCGTGGGGTTCATGGTGTTCCTGCATGCACAATGAGCCATGAGTGATGCCAACCGCCGCACCCGCCTTCTGGAGCTCTTCAACGGCCCTCGGTTCAACGGTGACCGATCGGCGCTGATCGCCGAGACCGGGCTCACCAAAGGCAGGGTCGCGCAGTTCTTCAATCCGGCACAGCCGTTCGGCGAGCGCGCAGCTGCCAACCTGGCAGAGAGGCTGGGCCTGCCCGCGAGCTACTTCGATGCAGAGTCTGGCCCGTATCAGCGTGCGATCGAATGGATCGCCTCCAGCGACGTGCGGGTCGCGGTGCCGCTTGTTGCGCATGCGTTTCAGGTGCCTCACACGAAGGTCCTGCGAGACGTTCGTGAAGCCCGTGCGAGCCTGACGAAGCTCGCTGCTGCCGCACCCGGGGCGCGATAGTTCACTCATCGCAACCGACCACCAGAAAGCACAGCATGCAGACCTTCTCCGACTTCGTCACTGCCTACAAGAAGCACGTCCACGGGTGGGATGACGCGATGTGCGATTGGGCCAATGTCCCGAGTGCCGAGAACAAGAGCGTCCACCTGACGAACTTCCAGCTCAACGCGATCGAGACGACCATCCGTCAGCACGACCTTTGCGACTTCGGTGAGGGGCACCTTTCCGAGGTCTACCCGATCGTCCAGTCCGCCTTCGCAGCCCACCCGGGCGCTTCGCTCGACTTCGACCTTGAGTCCAGCTATTCGCTAGCCTCACCGTGGTGCTATGAGTGCCACAGCGCCGACGAATACATGGTGCGCATCGCGCGCTGCCTGGTTGAAACGGAAGACGGGTGCGTGGGCGATGCCGACTACAACGACGAGCAGCTCCAGCGCACGCGCACGATTCTCGGCGCCCTGGTCGCTGTCGGGGTGCCGATCAACTACGTGAACAGTCAGGTTCCTGCGATCGCCCATTGCGAGGATGGGGACAACCCTGTGCAGCAAGCCTTCTTGCGCAAGCTGTTGGGCCTGACGCCCTGAATTCCGAAGGGCGGGAAGGGCGAATTCGGCCCTCCCGCTTTGCTTTTAGCGCCCATTCGCCTAGGCCCTTGTAAGTCCTTGATTTATAAGGCTTTTTAGACACATTGGCTCGCACAATTGCAGTCACAGGCGCAATCTACCCGAGAAGCACCGAATTCACGCACGACCAGGCGCAGAAATCTGCACCAGCCGATCGGAATCCGCACGCAAAGCCTACGACAAGGCTGCCCCGATCAACGCAAAGCACCTACCCCTACGACCGAAACCTCCGAGGGGCAGGCTGCCCGATTCAAAGCCCCGACCCACCAGGCCCAAAACGTAGAAGAACAACCAGAAGACGAACACCAGCAGCAAGCGCGCCGAACCGTAGAAGAAGACCAGCAGCGCACCACGGCAAAGGCGAACCACCAGCACCGAAACACCCCGGGTCGGCAGAGCGCCAAACACGTAGACGAACAACCACCCGGCAGTCACCACCGACAACGCCGACACCCACACGGGCACAGACCAAGGCTCACCCTCCTCTGGGATAGAAGGAGAGGGTAGACACAGGTAGGTAGAGAAGGACCAGGACAGGGGGCGCAGCCCAGGCTCACACCAGGCGAACGCAGTGAGCCGTTGGCGTGCTTCCTTGTCGTCGTCCCAGTCCTCCAAGTCCTTACCGCTGGCGTCCACCTGGCAGGAGCCTCGGCTGCACTGGGCCAAACACCCTCATTGCCATAGGTAAAACACCCACGCGCAGGCTCAGGCAGCGTGGTCCTAGGCCCCTCGGAAACCGTGCCAAATTGCCCGATGGGACCCGTATCAGGGCCTTCGGCGTAGCTGTCGTTCCTTACAGCAAAACTACAATGTGACTTATACGTAAAGCGAATTCCCTGTAAGGGTAGTCCGTTCGGCTTACACGTAGGCACCCTCGGCGAGTTCCCACGGGGGTCAGAAACGTCTTATAGAAGGCATTCTCTTGAAGAAACCGATCCCCCACTTCCGCCCGAAGCTCGCCTGGTCGAACACCTCCGCTGCGGCACTGCCTGAAGCCAACAGTGCCCCCACCCAGGACGACCAGGCTGAGGACCGCCGACACGGCGAGCGCCGGCAGCTGACGACCCATCCGATCGCTGCACACCGGGAAGAAGCGCTCGCCCCCGTCGGCGTCCCCGCAGTGCACAGAGAGCGCAGCCGATTCAAGGTGCAGATTCGCACCTGGGACGGCGAGCTCCAGACGATCATGGTCTCGTCTTCTCGGCAGTTCAGCCACCCGGACCGACTGCGCGCAGCCTTCAAGGCAGCGTTTGACATCCTCGAGCCGGGGTTCACGCTGGTGACCCTTGAGATGTTCGCGTCGCAGACCATCGAGGTCGACGTCGCCTAACCCCCGATAGTCCTGAAGGAGCAGCACACCCCATGCCACACCGACTTGAGGCCATTCCCTCCCTGCTTGAAGGCACCGAGGTTCGGATCATCTACACCGACGCCGTGGGGCAGCCCCATGAAGGCATCTTCTCAACCACGCAGGTCTTCCCCGACCGTGGGCTGGACCTGGCCATGAAGATGCGCAGCGTGCTCGAGGACCTGATGCAGGACACCGGTGCCACCTTGTTGTCGGTGGGGCTGGTGTCGTCCGAGTTCTCGAGCGTGCCGGTCGAGTCGCACTTCGTGGGCCTCAACGGCTAGGCACCAGGCTTCGAAGCTCCCGGCACGGCATACGGCTCGGGGCCTCGATAGGCCCTTCAGGCTCAGGCCCACCCACCCCGGCTTGGCTCATCCCGACACATAGCCTAGGCTAGGGTAGTCCGGGCTGCCCGCTGCCTTCCCCTGGTTGCGACAGTCCCACCTGTCGAACACAACCACCCACCAGGGGAAGACAACCATGCCGTCCCGATCGCTCATCCAGCTGCTCAAGCGTGCCATCAACCTGAAGAAGTCGCTCGGGGTGCGCTGCGCCGCGGGCTACCTCCGAAACCGGGAGGTGCAGTTCGATGTCGCCTACTTCGCGATGTTCGGCCGTCTGCCGCGCGAGCTCGCATGACGCCGATCTACTGGGAGCCTTGGGAGCACTCCTACGCCATTGAGGAGCGCAACCTCATGCTCGGCATCGACCACAACGGGATGCCGCTCTACGCCGACGGCCTGACGATCGCCGAGCTGATGCACGAGGCCGAGTCCCAGCGCAGCGCCCGGAAGAAGGTCGAGACGGCCCAGAAGCGCCGCTGCAGGGCTGGCCAAGAGAAGGGCACGCGACGCGCGTAGACGCCTGCAGCAACGCCCACACAGCGCCCGGGGTTCGGCATCGCCGCCCTGGGCGTTTTCATGTTCGGCTGACTGCCTGTAAGCAGGGCCTAGGACGCGGCGCTGTCCTGGTGCCTTGATATTCGGCGAGGGTCCTTTAAGGCGGCGTTTGGACCAGGCGGCCCGCCCTGGGCTCCGCCCCCGCGCTGCCAAATGCGAACGGGCCTCAACAACCGCGGTCCTTCTCACGCCCCGCGTGCCAAGTCAAGCGAATTCGAATACCCGACCGCCTTATTCAAGATACGGGTTTGCCCTAGGTGCGATCAGTCAGAACTGACTTACATTATCTATACCGCATCAATTGATGACGGTGTTTATGAAACCTAACCCAAAGGGGATTTTGAAATGAACGCTTCGACCACCACCTACGCCCGCGGTATCGCCCTCTTGAACGCGCATCCCGCCCGTGCAAGCGCTGATATTAGCGCGGTTCTGAACCCGCGCAGTGCATTCGGTTTCGTCGAGAAGACTGCGCAAGCATTCGACCGTTTCGGTATCGATGCAGACATCGTCTTTTCTCTCCCGCAGAAGCAAGTCAAGCGCGCGGTTCAGATGGTCAATGCAGTCGTGTCGGGCACGTATGACAAAATCGACGCGACTACCGCGTGCGGGCTGTATGCCCTGCGTCTCTCCCCCGATAACGCCCTCGAATACGATGCGCTTCACCTGCTCATCTCTGGGGTTGTGCGCAAAGAAGATTCGCTGATCGATCAGAAGGGGGTTTCGCGCTCGATTCTGCGTCGATTGTTCGCCCGGGTAGGGGCTAACACCGTCTCGACGCAGAAGTCGCGCAGCTTCGGGAATAACGGGTTCTGTGACGCCCTGGGCATGACGGGTGCAACGCACGGTAAGGTGAACCGCATGGTCGACCTGAACCCCGCGCACCCCCTTACTGTCGCATTCTTCGAAATGGTCGACAAAGCAAATCCCGCGCAAATCGACGCGATCGGTGGGGGCAAGGGAGAGTAAGGGCAGAGGGGCGTTAACGCGCCCCTTCTGCTAAGTCACCCCTGACTTACTACACCGAGACCACCATGACGACACTACAGCAAGCCCCACGCACGAAGCCCCGTCTGCGCAAGCCCGATGCACGCATGTGGGCACGCATCGACGGTGACGAAGACGATGCACAGCAGCAGATCGAGCGCGCACGCATGGGGTATGACGACGAGCGCGACCCATGCGATACCCTCGACTTCATGCTTTCGCTAGGGCTTCCCCTGTGAAGCGCGCTCTGATCTATCGCTTCGAGTGCGAGACGCACGGGGACACTGTCACCATGCACAACACCGTGCAGCGCGACGGGTGCGACGGTGCCCCGTTCATCGTCACGCATGCGTCGCTTGAGGGTGAGGTCTCTTACCGTGCGACGCTCGATGACTACGATGCAGCAAAGGGCGCGTTCATCTCGCGCGTCATGCACGAGATGTCAAGCGCGGGGTAACCCTCTAGACCTTGACCCCCTCACGGGGGTTTCAAGCTCGTGAATCCATTGCCGCCTAATTTTTCGCCACAGGACCCACCCCGCCTTATACCTAGCCGTCCTGCCGACACGCCACAGGTCCGCCCAGCCCCGCGAGAGCACCCGGAGCGCAAGGCAACGGGCCCACGTGCACCGCTGGAATCCTGGCGGCCGCGCACCAGACCCTCTGCCTTATACAGACCCCTAGTTTCGTGCCTCGCCTACCGGCGCGGGGGGGGGGGGGGGGGCCCC